GTTTGACCAGTCGAAGACTTTACATTTCCATAAAGAGCATGAGAATTTCTATTTTGAGAAGCACTATACAAATTAGGTGTAGATACATTAGCAATTGATGTTGTAGCACTAGAATTACTAATAGGAGCTGTTGGTGGAGTAAAATCAGAAGTATACTTTGCAGTACCTTTTGTTAAATGCCAATCGGCAATATATCCTTGTAAATAAGTACCATTATTAGGTTCTGCACCAACCTGTGGATTTTCTTGATAGATTGAAGTATCATAAACTACACCATCTGTTTCACCTTTACCATTTAAATATAATGTACAACTAGTCCCATTTCTTACCGCCGCGAAATGATACCACTGATGTGTCTTAATAATATTCGAGTGTGTTGTAGACCCATCTGCTCCAACCCAATAAGTAAATGCATTATCATTAGAAGAAATATAAGTCAAATATCGACCACCTTCACCAGACGACGGGTAATATTGTGTATGTAAAGTTGCGTGCTGAGATCTTGTAGATGGTAGACCTTCTAAATAGAACCATCCCTCAACTGTATAACTTCCTGTACTTACTCGTGAATTTGTATCTGCAATTGTTAGATAATCACCACTTCCATCAAAATATAACGACGAACCGTTATTAGATGCAGAATAAGATGCAGTATTATCATATGGACTAAACGGTTCTAATTGAGTTAAATCATAAGGCGTTATAGTATAATCATTAGATGATGCATCTTTCACATATGGTGTATTAAATAGTAATAAATCAGTATTTGCATCAGCTGTTAATTTTTCAGTAGGCGGAGTAAAATCTGCGGTATATCTTGCGTTACTAGATATTCTAAAATCTTTTAAATAAAGTGGTCCACCATAGTCGGTTCTTGATTCTGATGGACTTCCGCTATATAAGTAATTTCTGCCAATATATAAATCTCTATTTGGATAATTAACAGTACTATCAGATGATAGAGCAGAACTAATTCTTTGAATGCCATCAACATACAAATAAATATAGCCGCTATTTCTTACAATAGCAATATGAACCCATCTATTTAAATAATTATCTTGTGCTGCATAATGTAAATTTGTTTGTGGCGCACCATTGGCTGCTGTCCCGCCACCAGTATACATGTTCCAATAAATATCTTCTCTGTTTATAGTTAATCTTACACTAGCATTTGATGTTCCATTATAATAATAAAAATTAGAAAATATAGTTTTAGAATAATCATTATTAGATGTTAAATATACCCAAGTTTCTACTGTAAAATTACCAGATCCATATCCACCAAGAATATTAGTAAATGAATATCCCTTTGTTGCACTTCCGCCACTATTATAATAACTATATCCAGCATCGCGATATGGACTAAATGCAGATCTTTTTACATCACCAGACTTTGTTAGTGTATAACCATTCGAAGATTCATCGGTAATAGCATTTGTACCGTCATTGCCAGATGCCTTTGCAAGAAGTAATGTATGACTTGAATTAGGTATTGAAAATTGTAATGTAAATGTAGAAAGAGCAGAAGCAATATTAACACCATCAGTTGCTTTAAATGTGACAGTACCAGAAGAAGTCGTTGCGCTATCTTCGCTAAATGGTGTAACAGTAAAGACCGAAGAGTCTTGAGAAATAGATGCAAGTCCACCAAAATCTGAATCAGCAACTGCACTATATGTAATAGGAATACCTTCAGAGTCAACAGCAATTAATGTAATAGTAGTTGCTATTCCTTGCGAGGACAAAGCATATGTACTTTCTGGTGTACCAGAATCAGTAAAGTAAGGATTAGTATTGAGAAGAGCAATCTTAAACCAACCTACGCCATTATTGATATAAAGAGTATTTGTTGAAGTGACTAATGCTTGAGTTCCAGCTGGAACTCCTGATAGAGGAAGATCATCAATAGTAACGTATACAGAAAAACCTGTAACACCAAGTGATCCTGTTGCAGTAAGAGTATTCTGTTCAATTGCTTGACCAAATGTTCTTGCTACGTCTCTTGCTCTTGTCTCTGCCATATCTTATCCTGTGATATAGAATGATCCATCTGAATCAAACGTATGAACTATATAACTTCCATCTGTTGTAATTGTTCCACCAGTTGCTACAGCAGTTCCAGATTCATAACGAATAACAGCTATTCCCTTTGTTGGCGCAGATGTTTGCTGAGCTGAACCTCCTTCACCTCTACCGTTTCTTAGAGACGAAGATGAATTTGCTGGAGTTGCATTACTTCCAACTTGAGTATACGAATTTACAAATTCAGCTGAATCCACATATCCTGATCCACCTCCACCGGCGCCTCCACCATAGTACTTACCACCACCGCCGCCACCAAAGTAACCACCGCCACCACCACCGGAATAACTTCCATTGCCTGGACCACCGGCACTATTTTGAGAAAACCCAGTTAAAGCGGAACCAGACCCACCAGGATCATTATATGGTGTGTTTCTCCATCCACCACCAGCAGATTGGGATCCCCCATAACCTTCACCGGCATTGCTATTAAAAGCACCATTTTGTCCAGTTAATCCGCCGCCAGCACCACCTTGATTAGCTGCGCCTCCGCCTCCACCACCTGCAATCAGAGCAGCATTTGCTTGAGAAATAGTTGCAGAAGTAAAGACTCCAGTATATCCGCCACCAATGCCACCAGAATAAGCAAATCCACCGCCAGCATTCACTTTAAGAGTATATGTTGTTCCTATAGAATTTGCAGGACTAGCTAGCTCACCATAAGTAAATCCTCCGCCGCCTCCAGCACCAGACCCATTGGTACTATACTGCATACCACCTTCTCCGCCCCCGCCCCACAAATAAAATTCCATAACAGTTGGAAATGCTGAATATGCATCACCTACATTAATGGCATACCAACCTGTACCATTGTGCACATATAATCTATTTGTTGCTGTAATATATGCTTGAGTACCAGCAGTTACACCAGAAAGCGGCAGTTGACTAATCGTAGCATAAACATTAACTCCACCAGCACCAACTAAATTGCCAGCTGATGTTAAAGTTCCTCGAGTTAATGCTTTTCGAATCGCTTCTGCGATATTACCTGATCTCGTACGTGCCATATCACTATTTATACTAATGCCGAAGAAGGTGGTGTAAAATCACTTGTATAACGAGCAGTATTTGATACACGTAAATTCGATATTTGTCCATTAAAGTCATTAGTATTTCCGGCATCATTGCCAATAGTTAAAGCTCTATTGTTATCAGCAATAAGAGTATCATCATTGGAACCAGAAGTCTGAAGTGATCCATCAATATAGACAGAAACAGTCCCACTTGATTTTACTACAGCTATGTGAGTCCATTTTCCGACTGTCCAAGACATAGCAGTTGCATGATGAGCAGTATAATTAGACCCATCAGCAGTGTAGAAATAAACACCACTTGCTACAGCAAACAATACCCACCAATTACCACTAGTTGCATTTTCTGGCCAAGTTGATTGACCAATAATTTGGTTTTCATCTCCATTACCATCACCTGAAGGCACAGCATCCATATTAACCCAACATTCAATAGTATAGTCACCTGTTAAACTTCCAAATGCAGTATTAGGATTGCTTATCGAGACTTTATCGTCTGTTCCATCAAAATCGATTGAATACATACCTTGTTTTGGAGCATGTGTTGTTACTGCAGCATTACCAGATGCTGTTGGAGAAGAGTTACTAGTACCGTCCGTGACAGATGAAGCATGCGCTGTTAATAAAATAGTATTAGCATCCACAGACAAAGTTTCCTTTGCAGGAATATATGAATATCGACTAAGACCAGTTGTTATTCTTAAATCTTCTACATAACCAATAATACCTACATTATTAATCATTCCAATATTGATAGGATAGCTAGAACTTTCCTGAGGCGTTCCACTTACATTTGCCGTTTTTACATGCGTCCCATTATGATATAAATTAATAACACCGTTATTGTGAGTCATAGCAATATGAGACCATGTATTAGCAGTCACAAGACCAGTTGTAGATTTAACGTCATTAACAGCACCATTCCAATAATAGAAATATACTGCACCATCGTCACTGGTACCAAATGACCAATAGTTTATAGTAGAATTATGTGTGCCGTGACAAATTAAATTAGGACGATAACTAGCATCATATCCCCAATTTGCAAGATTAGTAGGATATATCCATGCTTCAATTGTATATGGTTTTGTCCACCATTTTGTTAATTCAGCATCATATGATATAGTAGCATAGTCTCCGGTACCATCAAAATAAACTGAAGAAGAAGCATATTTTGTTTGTCCAGTTGATGAAGAAGTATTACCAGCTAAAGTTATTACTTTATTTTGTGATGCATCATATACTTTAGCATCTTGTCCTTTTAAATGAAGCATCGCCCCGCTTGCAGTTGAAATAGGGCTTGTGTTAGGAGTAAAATTAGCAGTATACTTTGCAGTACCACTGATCATCTGTAAGTCAGAAACATTTCCATCAAAAGTTTCATTTCGGGTATCATAGCTATTACCAATTCTATAAGTAGTTGAAGTAAATGATTTACCCGACCAATCTACAGATCCTTTAAATATTCCATTAATATAAACTTTAGCCGTTCCGCTCTCTCTAACTAATGCTGCGTGTGTCCATACATTTAAAGGAACAACATTTGCTATATCTAGATATGCAGTACCATTTCCATAAAATATACTAAAAGTGCCATTTGCAGCTCTACCGAAAGTTAATCCACTATTGCTATTTCTAGCTGAGACTACTCGATAAGCAGTACTATCTGTAGGATATAACCATGCTTCTATCGTAAAATCACTAGATCCAAAATCGGAACTCGGTGAAAAATCAATATAATCACCAGTCCCATCGTAATATACAGATCCTCCATAAGAAGATGCAGAATAAGCATATGACAAATATGGACTAAAAGCAGTCGCTCTGACACTATTAATGTTAATAGTTCTTGCAGCAGAAGAACCATCTACAAGATAAGGAAGATGACAAGTAAGTAAAACTGTACCAGATACTGCAGTTAGTCTTTCAGTCGGTGGAGTAAAATTAGAAGTATATAAAGCAGTACCTTTAACTATTCGAATATCACTAAAATAGCCTTCTCGGTAGTTTTCGTTAGGAGAAGTTCCAATATGTAAATTATATGAAGAGTTGCTGAAGTTTGTAGTTTGCGTTGCACTTGCAATTTCAATACCATCAACAAATATCTTTGTAGTACCAGAACTTCTAGCAACAGCAATATGAGCCCATCTATTTAACATATCGATATTTGCTGTCGGTCCTGGCTCACCAGATATAACTTCTGTAAATCTAATTGTATTGTAATTTAAAGTTAAAGACCATGTACCGGCGGCGCCGGTTTGAGTAGCTCTATTAGTTAAAATTCGACTAGTAGTGGTATTAGTAATATATGCCCAAAATTCAATTGTAAAGTCACCGGTGCCAAAAGCAAAATCAGATGATGCAGCTGCATAAAGATAATCACTTGATCCATTAAAATAATAACTATAGCCACCTGAAGAATATGGACTTAATGAGCTTGCATGTGTATTGCCATTAATCGTAAGAGAATGTGAGTTTGAGGAAGAATCAGTAATACTAGTATTTGTACCAGAATTGCCAGAAGCTTTTATTAAAAGCCGAGTATAATTTGCATTTTCTACTTTAAATACTAAGCTAAAGGTTGAAGTAGCTGTAGCAAGATTTACTCCATCTGAAGCAGTAAATGTTAATATACCAGAAGTAGTCGTAGCAGAGTCTTCGCTTAAAGGTGTAATAGTAAATACACTCGAATCTTGAGAAACAGTTGCAAGACCATTAAAATCATTATTACCTGATGCGCTATATGTAATAGGAAGACCTTCAGGATCGGTTGCAAGGATAGTAATTGTAGTTACTGCTCCTGTATTTGAAAGTTCATACGTAGTTTCTGGAGAAGTAGAAAAAGATGGTGAAGTATTAATAACTGCCATCTTAAACCAACCTGAACCATTATGCACATATAAAAGATTTGAATCTCTTAATAGACCTAATTCACCACTTGATGCAGTAGCCGTAGTAGCTGTCATTTCTCCGATTGAATCGAATATAGTTAATCCACCAGCTGGCGCACCTGTATCGCTTACAGTATCATTTGCCGCTGATTGACCTAATGCTGCTGCTAAATTTCTATTTAATGATACCATCGTTAACTCGTATATGTAAATGATATGCTATTGAAGTTTAAAAAGTCTTCAAAGTTTTGCTCTTGCTCTGCTTGAGTAAGTTGATCATTATATAATCTAATCATTGAGATAGAACTATTAAAATAATTATCACTGTAAACATGATTATAATGTCTACCAACACTAAATTGAGTATAGTTTTGATCAGTAAAACCTGACCAAGTTAAAGAAGCAGAAAGATTTTCAATTTCACCATTAATTAAAAGTCTACCTGACATTGATGTAGTACCAATATTACCTGTCATAGAGAAATAATTCCATCCATTCAGATTAATATTAGATGTTCCACTTGACATAAAATAACTATAAGGTGAACCAACTCTCGAATCAACCCCATATCTAATTTTTCCTGTTGTGGCTTCAACATCTATCCATCCTTCTGAACCCTGATAAGCTACTCTGTCATTACTAAATACTTTAAAATAAGATGGTGAAGATGGAATAAAAACAAATCCTTCAACAGTAAAGGTTTCACCCATACCCATATTAAATAGATTTGTATTTCTCATATATTGAGTTGAACCATTAAAAGTAAAGTAGCCATTACTATTCCAAGTTGGACTATTATATATCGTAAGATCACCACTTTGACCAGAAATATTTGTCCATGTACTGCCTGAACCAGAATAACTCGAAGTGTCTTGCGCGTCATAAAAAGCAACAATAGAATCTGTAACAAAGTTTCGAGCAGGTTGACCTATTCCAGTATAAGTAATAACTGAATTTTGACTTGCCGAAGTAATACCATCAGATGCTGTAAATGTAATCGTCGACGTATTACCTGCGCCAGCTGCTACTACTGCAGAATCTGCAACTGTGGCACTTTTAGGACTAATCGTGAATACACTTGAATCTTGAGTAATAGTAGCCATTCGACTAAAATTAGAATCCAGTGTCACAGAATATGTTATAATATTATCTAAATTATTAAAATCTGAATCGCCTGCACTCAATGATATAGTTGCTCCAGTTGCACTATCGATTGTATATGCAGAATCAGGTCCAACAATAAAATATGGAGTATTATTGGATAAAGTTATATTATACCATCCACTATTAGTAAAAACATAAAACTTATCAGTAGGTACAACAAAAGCCAAGCTTCCTGAATCAACCGAAGATAAAGGCAATCCACCAATTGAATCATAATGATTTACTGTGGCTGAATTAAATACACCAGAGGCTGATAATTTATTATTAGCAACAGCACCTCCAAACGTAGAAGCTATATCTCTATTTCTCGACTTTGCCATCTTTTATCCTGTAAGCGTAAATGTATCATTACCGGTAAATACATGTTGAGTATAACCACCTGATGTCGTAATGGTACCACCTGTAGCAATCTGTGAACCTTGATATCTAATTACTACTCGCGAATTAGATCTACCTTGAACACCAGAAACTACCCCATTGCCAGCACCACCCCTATAAGATGATGAAGAATTTCCTGGATATGCACCTGAACCAGAGTATGTTACACCATTCGACACTATACTCGTATTGATATAGCTCGATCCTCCGCCTCCGCCGCCAGTATTATTACCACCGTCAGAACCGCCGCCACCGCCGCCATAATATCCACCGCCACCGCCGCCACTATTTTCTCCAAAATTAATAGAAGGATAATAACCAGATCCACCTTGAAATTGACTACCGGCACTACCACCAGACCCGCCACTCGCGCCACCGGCAGATTGAGTACCTCCTCCTCCAGGATAAGATCCATTGCCGGTTGTGCCAGAATTTCCTCCTCCTGGCCCGCCTGCTCTTCCTGAAGAATAATCTCCACCACCTGATTTATTACCACCACCGCCACCTCCACCTCCGGCAACAAGTGCTAGATAATTGAGGTCACTATTACTATTTTGAGTCCAAAGGGCTGAACATCCTCCTCCATAACCATTATTTCCGGCTATACCAGTATCTGTTGGTCCAGCTCCTCTATTATTTTCAATTTTAAATGTACTACCAATATATGATCCTGGGTTAATTTCTCCATAGACAGCACCGCCACCACCACCATTACCAGCCTTTCCTGTATAAGGAGAAGTGTAATTTTGATAACCAGCCGAAGCACCACCACCCCACATATAAATCTCAAGAGTTGGATAATATGTTCGAGTAAAGGTTACAGTAGCAGTATCAGATGATACACTATCAGTCGCAGTAAAGGTAATAGTAAAATCACCACCATCTGGATATATCGCTTGAATATCTGAATCATTTTTCGTAGTAATTGTAAATACACTCGAATCTTGAGAAATAGTTACAAATGTAGAAGCAGAATCAGAAGCAGTATATGACCAAGAAATATTTTGAATTGCGCCATCTGAATCAGTAGCAGTCAAGCTAAGAATAGTTGGGTTTCCACCTGAATCAAGGGTATAACTACTATTATAAGAGCTATCATCAATAATAGGAGTAAAGTTATAGGTAGTAATAGTTCTCCAACCATCACTATCCCAAACATACATGCTTTTAGTTGAATTAACAATAGCAATGTCTCCTACTGAATTACCAGTATTTGAGACACTAGCATAAGTACTATAAGTCGTAACAGCTGCACCAGTAATTGTGCCGTCAGTATTTAATTTACCGGCCGCATACGCTTTAGCAACTCTATCAGATAATGTTCTTGCTCTCGAGACCATACTTACACCTTTGACCTATTTATCCATTCAATTGACTAGTAGGAGGCGTAAAGTCTTCTGAATAGAGAGCAGTTCCTTTAACCAGTCTTATATTAGAAGCATACCCTGTACCATAATAAGTATTTTCATTTCTACCAAATTTAAATGATGCACTTGATCCATAATCTTTTGTATCATTTCCTGAAGCGACTATCGATCCATCTACAAATATTCTTGTTACGCTACTTGCTCTTACTAAAGCTACATGTACCCATTTATTTGTAGGTAATACAGGAGCGGAAATGAAATCCCCACCATCAACATAATATATTAAATTACTAGTAGTTGAATATAATGCAGGTTTAGTTTGAATATAGCTCGTACCAACATCTCGCATATCCATAAGCCAAGCATATGTAGAACCAGAAGGCCAATAATACCAGCACTCAAAAGTAAAGTCAGCTGTGCCAAGACCAAATGATGTATCAGAAGAAGTTGTAATATAATCATCTGATCCATCAAAATATTGAGAATACATTCCACTAGAAGGAGCAAATGAAGTAGGAGAAGCCATTGATCCATTAGTAGTAATGGTATGACTATTACTTGATCCATCAGTTAAACTTGATGTATGTGCAGTTAGTATTGATGTTCCTGAAACTGCTGTAAGTGTCTCTTTTGTTGGAATAAATGGATAACGTGAAAGACTCTTTGTAATTCTAACATCTTCTATGTAACCATTAAAAGAACGAGCACCTCCAGGGAAAAATGGGTAGTGACCAATATATAGAGCTCCAGAAGTTGTAGTGTGAGTACTATTAGCTCCTATACTAGCAGTGCCTATTGATGTACCATTCAAAAATAGCGTTAAAGTACCGCCACTACGTGTAACAGCAATATGATTCCACGCATTTAAATTAGGTACTGTTGTTGATGCAATATTATAAGACCACGCTGATCCGTTGCTCATATAAAATGCTAGTTCATTATCTGTTTCAGTGATAAGACCCCATCCTCTTTGATCCGCATCTTGTCCTAGTGTTATAATTGGTTGATAACCAGCAGATACAGTATTAAAATACCACCATCCTTCAATTGTAAAATTACTCGTTCCAAAATGACCAATAGTTTTATCAACAGAAATATAATCTCCAGTGCCATCAAGAGCAACAGAAGATGAAGCATATTTTGTTTGCGTAGTTGATGATGTTGCATTACCAGCTAGTGTTAATGCACCAACAGTTTGTGATGCATCATATACTTTAGCATCTTGACCGCTCATTAAGAGTGCAGTATTAGTTATAGCTGTTAATGGAGAAGTTGGTGGAGTAAATGCAGCCGTATATACAGCCGTACCATTTACGACTCTTAGATCTGCGATATATCCAGGCAAATAAGCTACAGAAGTACCACTTCTTCCAATATATGGCGATTGAGTAGTAGCAAATCCAGAAGAAAAAGATCCAGAAGTGTCGAGTATTCCATTAATGTAAATATAAGCAGTTCCACCTGTTAATACTACAGCAACATGATTCCACGTGTTTAATACCATCGCAACACTGCCAGTAACTGAACCAGCACCAGTATGATAATATTGAATTTGACGACTAGTATTAACTCTAACGTCGTAGCCATATGGACCTGAACTTGGTCTTGTAGTAATAATTGATGTGTTAGCACTTGGAGTAGATGTAAGATATACCCACGCTTCAATAGTATGAGTTGAAGCTTGAGTTAAGTCGAGATTAGAATTATATGTTACAGTTAAATAATCACCGCTGCCATCAAAGTATACAGACCCGCCATGAGAAGAAGCACTATAAGGCGAATAATTATATGGAGCAAATGCCTCAATAGTTGGGCTTCCTGAAGCTATCAAAGGTTCAGTACTATCAGACGCGTCACCTAAATATGGTAAACTAGCTAATAAACGATCAGTATTTGTGATCGTAGTTAAACGTTCGGTTGGTGGAATAAAATTGCCATTATATACTACATCTTTTACCAATCTAAAGTCTGAGATATAGCCTGTAAAGTAGAAGTCAGTACCTCTTAAACATGCTCCAACATTTAAATGTGTATTAGTAACATCTAGTGATGAGTTAGCCACTGATAATAATTCAGCACCATTTAAATATAATTTAACATAACTACCATTATAAGTTATAGCTATATGGAACCATTCTCTTACAGGTGGATATGCAGTAGGATTACCGCCTGAAGTCCTAGAGTCAAAGGTAGTACCAACTGAAGTGGCTTTAAGCGCTAAACCATCCAAGTTTGGCATCAAAACTTCAAACGCAGAACTATTATTTACTTGAAATTCAGCAATTGCATAAGTATTTGAAGTATTAAGATCAGGCATATATGCCCAAAATTCCATCGTCCAATTACCTGTAGTTACAGAATGCTTATTAGTAGGACGTACATATGACGATCCATTAAGATAGTAGCTATATCCACCACTTCTATAAGGACTAAATGAAGTAGTCCTAACGTCACCGCTAACTGTCATCGTATGAGCATTTGAAGAAGAATCAGTAACAGAAGTATTTGTACCAGAATTTCCACTTGCTTTTGCTAGAAGTGTTGTATAATTCGAATTAGCAATCTCAAACGTAAGAGTAAACGTTGATGATGCAGTCGCGATATTAACGCCGTCACTTGCCTTAAAGGTAAGAGTACCAGAAGTAGTCGTAGCAGAGTCAGAACTAAATGGTGTAATTGTAAATACATTTGAATCTTGAGAAACAGATGCTAATCCACTAAAGTCAGAATCTGCGACAACAGAATATGTAATAGGAAGTTCTTCTGGATCTGTCGCAATAATAGTAATAATCGTAGGTGTAGAGCCATCGATTGCAAGTGCATATGTAGATTCAGGTGTTCCTGAATCTGTCAAAGATGGAGAAGTATTTGCAATACCGATACTTGACCAGCCTGTACCGTTATAAAAATAATAACGATTATTGCCAGTAACATATGCCCTTAAACCAGTTGCAACTCCACTTAAAGGTAAATCATTGATAGTAGAATAAACATTGACCTGTGAAGTAAACCCTGATATCGACGTAGCATCAGACCTTAATATAGAAGAATAGTTTGCCATTTATGACATCAACCTACTTTATATAGTTTAAGATTTCTTACGTAATACGCATTTTGATCCGGATAATCTGGTGCAAAGACAGCATACATAGTTGTCGCAGATGCTTCAAATCGGAAGCTAAATGACACATAAGACGTAGATTCAGCATAACTAGCGCCATTTGAAATAGTATTTGATTCACTCCAAGTAGTACCAGCTAATTGAGTAACATTAAGACTAGACAAACTAGTAGTAGTATACAGAGTATCTGTTATATAGAATGTTTCGGTACCACCACTCGTAGCAGACTTATGTTCATAATCGAGTTGATATGTTTGCCCGATAGTAAGACCAGTAAATTCGCGATGTGAATTAGTATTAAAGTTTTGACTATGAGTAACATATACTTCAGTACCGCTAAACGAGTGTGCTGCATAACTTTGCTTACCCCAAGAACCTTGAACCATATCAGCATCAATAAGAGTGAGGAATGAAAGCGTAAATGTAGTATTAGTAGTTGTAACATTTATTCCATCACTTGCCTTAAATGTCACGATGCCTGAAGTAGTTGTAGCAGAGTCTGAGCTAAATGGAGTAATCGTAAATACACTCGAATCTTGAGCACTAATCGTAGCAAGACCATCAAACCCGCTATCTGTTACATATGAATAAGTAAGAGGTATTCCTTCAGAATCAACTGCATTAACCGTTACGATCGTATTATTGCCAGATGTCTTAAGAGCAATAGGACTTGAACTATCGTTAGAAGTTAAAATACTTGAAATAACTGGATTATTATTGACAAGAGCAATGCTATACCAACCAGTACCGGTAAAGATATACAATCGATTAGTAGAGGACACATATGCCTGTGAACCGGCCGTTACTCCAGAAAGAGGTAAAAGACTTGGTGTTGCATACGTATCAGTCGCACCTGTAATATCTGCTGCGTTTGCAGTGGCTCGAAGAGCCGACGAATAAGTTCCCATATTATCTCTCTATTAATAGCCATCCGTTTGAATCATTATAATATACTAAGCCAATAGCTGCTCTGTTAACATCAAGAACAAAGTCAGAATCAACAGCATTAATTTTCTTACTATTTCTTGAGATAGTAATATTATTTGTTGCTGCTACACCATATGCATCGATGATTCTTATTTCATCACCCATTGAAGGGGTAGCAGGAAGCGTTACTGTAATTGCACCGCTTGAAGCATCAACAAATAATCTATCATTAGCTACAGCAGTATAATTAGTTGTCTTTTCGGTCCAACTATGTGCACCACCTGCTCGAGCAGTAACATAAGCCGAATCGACCACGGCGGCGATCGCGTCATTTACTGCGGCACTACCTGTCTTGTAGCTAACTACTGTAACTGTATCGCCGCTTGAAGCAGCTGAAGTAAGAGTTACAGTGCTACTATTAGTTTGAGTATAATCGTCACTATCAATTAATAAAATACCGTTTAGATAAACTTGAAGCTTATCAGTTGTATAGCTTAAAGTATTACCAGCATTATCAGCACCAGTAAAAGCAGTTTGTGAAGCAGTTGCTGTATAATAATAGTTATTGATTGTAGGATCAATTGTATTAACAATTGCAATAACGGCTGCTGAGTCGACTGTGCCACCGCCTCCGGCAGTTTGTCTTGCCTGTACATAAGCAGAATCGACAATGCTTTCAATTGTTGAATTAAGATTCGAAGTAGCTGTTACATAAGAGATGACCGAAATCATATCGCCAGAATCAGCGCCACTTTGTAAGACTACATTTGAGCCATTTGTAGCAGTATAATCATTGCTATCTACGAGTAAGATACCGTTTAAGAATACTTGTAACTCACCTGCAGTATAGGATAAAGTCTGACCATCAATATCAGAACCACCGAATGTGGTTTGAGCTGAATCAGCTTCATAGTTATATTGAGTAATAGTAGTCGCTGCCGCAACATTAACTTGAGGAGTAGTGTTCCATGCAACGATCGATAAAGTATCTCCACTATCAGCAGCTGTTGTTAACGTAATAGATGAACCATTCGTAGCAGTATAGTCATCACTATCAACTAGGAGAAGACCATTCAAGAATACTTGAGTACCAGTACCAGCCGTATAAGATAGCGTATTTGTAAAGTCATCAACACCACTAAATGCTGTTTGGCCTGAATCGGCCGTATAAGTGTAGTTGCTTACCGTAGCGGTAATAGAAGATGATGATACACTAGTTTGTCTTGCTTGTACATAGGCAGAATCAACAATAGCAATGATCGTAGCAGAATCTGCAGATCCACCCCCACCGCCAGTTGACGCAATTGTAATAGTATCAGTAGCTGCGTTAGTTGTAATAGTAATATTTGACCCAGCAACTAATGTAAGTGTATCGGCCGAATCATCAGCAACCACATCAGATTGACCTGAAACTGAAATAGTTTTAAATGTCTGCTGAGTAGTTCCACCACCTGAAGTCTGTCTTGCTTGAATATAAGCAGAGTCAATAAGAGCTTGAGCATATGTGCTATCGAGATAGTTAGCATCATTTGTTAAAGAACTTACAGCTGTTGGAATATCAGAAGTAAGAGCAAGAGTACCGGTTGATGTTGGAAGTGTAACATCAACATTACCGGAATAATCGGCATGCGCTGCTGATTTAACTCGAGTTCTATGTGCATTTGATGCTTCACAGTAGAAATCAGTATAAGCTACGCTACCTGTACCAGATTTAATTGTGATTCCGCCGTCAGCAATTGTAACACCACCAGTAGAACCATTACCATCAATAATAACCGAAGAATCATCGATAAGACCGCGAAGGAATGTATTCGTTACTTTTACAGTAATATCACTATCTGCTCTTGCTGTCGTATAATAAAGATTAGTACCTTCGGTAAGATCAGAAGTAGATTTTGCTGTGAAGTCTGAGTCAAACCCAAGATATTTTCCGCTCAATGTAGACGCTGCGAATGGAGCAAGAGCAAATGAAGCATGGCCAGTATTAATTTCTACTGCAGCATCTGGTTCGAGAGAATAAGCTCCAAATACCTTAAATGTGTTATCAGTCGCGTCACGGAACATACCAACATGGGTATATGATCCATCGTCGTTAACGTTTGCTGCCCAACCAACATCAATCGAAGCTGTTGATGAACCAGAAGATTCCCCAGCATTCATATAGATCATGTTGTCAGTAATATTAAGGGTTTCAGAGTTAATTGTGGTAGTAGTACCAGTCACCTGTAAATTACCACCGACTATAATATTACCTGTAGTAGTAACTGAAGCAAAGACAGCACTATCGGTCGTTCCTAATGCTTGTCCAATACTAATTTGACCAGAACTAATCGTGACACCAGTGCCTGCGCTAAAGTGTGCTCTTACTTCAGATGCAGAAGGACCAGTATAAGTGATGACACCATTGTTATAAGTTAAAGATCCATCACCACCGGCATCAGTAACACTAATAGCATTCTTCGCATCAGAATCAGCTCGAGCAGTCGTATAGTAAAGGTTAGTACCTTCACTTAAATCTGAAGTACTAGCAGCCGCTAATTGACCAGTAAAATTGGCTGAATCATAAGTAGACGCTCTTGCTGTAATATAAGCAGAGTCGATGATATTTGTTACAAAGGCAGAATCACGATAGATGTCAGCTTGATTTGCTTGAATATAAGCTGCATTAACAATTGAAGTAACAAAGGCAGAATCTCTATAAACGTCAGCTTGTCTAGCTTGAATATAGGCAGAATCAACAATATTTGTTACAAAGGCAGAATCACGATAGATGTCAGTCTGTCTCGCTTGAATATATGCACTATCAATAATATTCGTTACAAAAGCAGAATCTCTATAAACGTCAGTTTGTCTTGCTTGTACATACGCAGAGTCAACGGTTGCCGAAATGATCGAACTTACAGTAGCTGAATCAGTACCAGCTGTTCCACTTCCGGTTACAAGTACACCGCCCGCAGTAGTACCGTCACCTACATATAATTTCTCAGTATCAGTCGTCCAAATAGGTTCACCGGCCGAGGGGGTGATCGTTAATCTATCGGAGTCAGTACCTCTTCTTAGTTGTAATGTCATGTTATCCTCTAACCTTTAACCTATTTATATAGCACCCATATCAAGTGTAAATCCAACCGGACTCGTAATCGTTCCAAAATCATATACTGTACTTGGTGTTGCAGAAATCGTTACTCTCTTTTGAGCTACGTTTGTTGAAATATCAACTCCCGATCCAGCTGCAAAGGTAATCGTATCACCACCTGTCGTAGCATCGATAGATAAATCACCGACGACTGCGACTGTTCCAAAGTTATCTGTAAAATCGCCTACGCGTAAAGCAACATACGCCGAATCGACGATAGTAGCAACATAGTCTTCTCTTATGAGAGTTTGTACAAAGGCACTATCAACGATAGATGCTACAGAAGCAGAGTCTGCCGGGCTTTTAGTTTGTGAAGCAATACTTGTGACAAAAGCAGAGTCTCTAAAATCAGCTGCTGTTGGCGTATTCGTAAAGTTATTATAGTTGAGGAAATAAGTGCCATCTTGTCCGTCTAATGTACCAGCATTAACGTCAAGATTATCGATAAATGCTTTATCGATGATATTAATAACTGCAGCTGAATCGACTCCGATCGGAGTAGCGCCAATCCTTTGAATGCCTGTAGACGAGTTTTTATAATATAAAACGCCATCAGCATAGTTGATGGCTAATTCCCCGTAGTCTAGGTCACTTAAAGTTGGCACGCGTCCAGATATACTGGACTTTTTCAGCTTAATAGTTGACATCTCAATTCCTTAAAAAAGGTTTTGTTTTAAGTCGGAGGATTAGAAAACCCTCCGACTATATTCTATATATTAATAACTTCCACCATCAACGGTATCGATCGATACAGCGCCTGATACAACATCAAAGTTTGAATCATTAAATGATGCAACACCCTTCGATGTAGTCGTAGCATTTCTACCTTGAATGACAAGATTTCCTGAAGAGATCGTCGACGTAATACCTTGCGTCCAATCACCGTAGATGTTAAAGGATTCACCGATCGTTGCAGCGATACCAGAACCTTGACCAGTATTCGTGTTACCACTATAGAGTGTAACATCATTGGCCGAAACGATACCGGAAGCAGCCGAGAAGTGTGTGCTATTAAATGCTGCGACACCTTTCGTGCTTCCATCAGCAGCAGCATTCGCCGCCGTGATCGTGACTGTCGAACCAGAACCAGAGGTCGTGATACCTTGTGCAGATGTACCTGCAATCGTAAAGGCATGAGTTGAAGGAGTAGCAGCCGATCCATCAGTAGAAACTGACTTGATGACTGTGTCTTTTAATTCAACCGCGCCACTCGTTACGTTAAAGTCTGCAGTAGCAAACGATGCGACACCTTTGTTAGTAGTAGTTGCCAGTTCGGCATCAATCGTAATGATACCGGAGCCTGCAGTGATATCGATACCTTCACCAGCAGTAAGGATATCACCCATATCAGAATCGACTCTAGCAGTCGTATAATAGAGGTTTGAACCTTCTGTTAAGTCGTCAGTCGTCTTCTGAGCAAAGTCAGAGTCAAATCCACTATGAACACCAATAATTGAAGTAGCTCTTAACGTTCCGACATTCAGATCAGCAAGAGTAAATCCAGTACCATCGATGTCAACAACGTTATTACTATCTAAAGTATCATCAGCTAAACCAGTAAAGAGTCTGTATTGACCATCGGTCGCATCTCTAAAGAAACCAGTTCTTTCAACTCGAGTATTAGCTGAACTATAGTATTGACCGATAAAACCAATATCAAGAGCATCTGTCGTATCATTCGAATCGGCAAGATGCATTAACGGATCATTTGTAGTAACCGTTATTGAGTTAACCGTAGTAGTTGTACCGTTAACTGCAAGATTACCATCAATCGTTACATTACCATGAGTATTAATGTTGTTGAAGATAACATCATCGGTTGAGTCAACTGCTTGACCAATCGAGATTTGACCAGTACCTGAGTTGTATGTTACACCAGTGCCACCTGAGAAATGAGCTCTTACTTCAGATGCAGAAGGACCAGTGTAAGTAAATACACCACTCGCTTCATCATAAGTAAGAGAACCATCTCCGCCAGCATCTGTTACGCTAACTGCTCTCTTTGCATCACTATCTGCTCTTGCAGTAGTATACCAAAGGTTCGTGTTGCCTTCACTGATGTCATCAGTATCGATTGAACCAGAACCGCCAAGTGAAATAGCAGTACCGTTAATCGTTAAGCTAGAGTTAGCAAGTTCAGAGTTACTGATTTCACCAGCAGCAAGAGTAACTGACTTACCAGAAAGGTCTAAAGTATTTTCTAACTGTGTAGCGCTAACACCTTGTGTCTTGATAGTAACAGCGCCAGAAGTAACAGCAAAGTCATTTGAGCTAAATGATGCCACACCCTTCGTCGACGTTGTAGCATCAACGCCTGAGATGGTAGCAGAATCATTGCCATTGACTACAAAATCAACACCATTACTCGTAGAGATAAGGAGTGTTCCACCTAACGATACTGGATCAGTATCAACACCATCACTAATGATAATAGAGCTATTAACCAATTTAGCATTTGTGATAGAACCGGCCAACTGAGCATTTGAAACACCGCCTGTAGCGATCGAAACTGCTCCAGATGAAACTGTAAAGTCAGATCCACTAAACGATGCCACACCTTTAGTGGTCGTCGTAGCATTATCACCTGTAATAGTAACCGTATTATCTGTTACTGCAGTCGTGATACCGGTACCACCAGTAAAGGTAATATCAGAATCAAGTAGGTTAACTGTATCTGTACCAGTATCTGCGGCAATTGAAAGATCAGTAGAGATCGCAGCAGTTGTTGCTGATGTTAAACGACCTTGAGCATCAACAGTAAAAACTGGAATATTAGATGCATTACCATATGATCCAGCCGAAACTGCTGTATTGTCAAGAGCAAATGTTACTTCATTTGTTCCAACAGTTGAAGTAAGACCTGTTCCACCTGTAAGAGTAAAGGTTTCACCAAGGGAAACTGCGTCATTTGAACCAGCATCAGCCGCAATAGTAACAGTACTATTTGTTAGGCTTGAGTTAGGAATACCAGAACCGGCAACACCTACCGTAACATTATTGTTAGTAACCGTTACAGCGAGGCCATCGGCTCCATCAATGGTTAAAGCTGAATCTGCAATATTAACAGTATCAGTTCCAGTATCACCGTTGATAGTAATAGTCTTGGCGCCAGAGACTAAATCAACATAAGCTTTTGTGGCAGCATCTTGTGCACTTGATGGATCAGCAACACCGGTGATTTTTGCGGAGGAGGCTTGAATTTCACCGGCGCCATTTGGATCAAGGATGATATGGCCATTAGTATCTGTTGAGCTAATAGTATTACCGTTGATCGTAATATTATCAACGTTTAAGACGTCAATTTTATTTGACGCGTCCGTGATAATAGCGCTTGATGCAGTGAGTGTACCAGGAGTGTGATCTAATTTACTGGTAAAATAAACACCACCAATAACAACTGGTTGTAAAGATTGGCCAGATGGTACTGCACCAATATATAGTCGGTCACCGCCATTTCCTTCTGTACCTGTTAGATACGAATACGCCATTTCCCCTAATTGTAGGGAAGTCGGCGCTCCGTTGGTAGCCGATCGTTTAATCTTAATAATTGACGCCATTAGTAAAAGCCTCCGTCTGATGTTATATCGGTGCCAACAAGTTCATTCTTGGCGATCCATTTTTCGGTAGCTGAATCATAAACTAAAATACCTTCTTCAGCGAGCGTGGCCAAATTAACATCATCAAGATCCCCAACTCTCAACTTACCAAAATTTAAAATTCCATTTCCGTTTGTTTTAATTACTTCATTTGCATTCCCGTCTGCAGTAGGATATCTTAAGCCCGAAGCTTTGAACACTCCTGTCACAACAGCCGAATCTGCTACTTCAAGTCCCGTTTTAACTACAAAATTCTTTTTAACGGCCATGATAAATCCTAAATAAAATCTTGTTAACTCTATTTATAATATTATGCATTTATATCAATTCTTTTTGATTTGAAACTTGTATTAGTATAAGATGGAGTTAACTTAAGAGTTACGTTTCCACCTGATATAGAAGCATCAAATTCTCCAAGAGATGAATCAGTCGTCACCATCGCATATTCAGTAATATAAACTTCTGATCCATTATGTGTTAATAATAATTCTGAAGAATGATATTTGCTATCAGAATCATGTTCAATCTGTACTAGATATTTTGCTGTTCTTAAAGCTGCAGCCGAGAAAGTATCAATCGTTTGTTGCGTAATCGTAGTAAAATCTTGAGATACTTCTTCTAGAAGTCTACCATCATATAGAGAAGAATCTAGGCGATCATCGATAATACGATTGACTTGATCAGAATCAATAGCAGATGTTAGTACAGCGTTCTCTGATCCCGGAATAATATTTCCATTTGAGTCAGTAGCACCGATTGTAAGAGATCCACCAGAATCAGATAAAGATAATCCACCCATATAAATGGTTCTACCCGCAATATAGAGAGCTCTAAATTTATTTGTTGGGGAACCAAGATCATATCGCTGATTCGCATTGGGTAATACATGATCTGTAATTTTAACCGGGCCAATGAGTTTAATGCCACTGCCACTGTCTTCTATATTTTGTAGGCCAATCTGATCAAAATAGTCAGAGTCAATCAGAGCTAATACTTCAGAAGAATCAAGAGTAAATCTCTTGATCATATCAGAATCTAAGATTGTAGGAGTATTTGTAAAGTTATTGTAGTCAAGATAATAAGAGGCCGAGTTGCCACTTAGTGTTAAAGCATCAAAACGAGCAGCAGTAACTTTCTTAACAGGAGTTCCAACGACAATCTTCTTGACTATCGTTTGATCGTCAGAAATCTTTACCTGAGCGTTTTGAGAGACCTTTACAAGGATCTTATCTGTCGACATTTAAAATACTCATTTCGTCACCGATGGTGTTACTTGAATGCGGCCTTCAAGTATCCTCTCAATCACGGTGTTATCACTGCTATCAAGATATGAAAGCTCTACGTCATATACGTATCTTCCAGCCTTGAGAACATCAGTCTGAGTATTTGTGAGCGACAATGTGACAATGCCATCTGTATATGGAGAAGCGACTATACTAGTAAAGTCGTGAGTATCGGCGCTGTCGCTGTTATAATTCTTCTTCATTTTAGCAGACACAGTATAGCCATTCAGATTTTTGGCTGCACCGTTAACATCTGTTAGATGAAGTTCAAAGGCGACGTCCGCTCCTTGATCGATGGTAAATTCTTCGTATTGGGCCATGAAATACCTTCCGTGATTTCTTTGTCGGACGCGAACGCCCCTGCCTACAGGAGGTATTTATAATAATTAGATTCCTATTATCATAAAACGATCGTACTTATCGCATTCAAGTGTAAATTTATCAAGTATCTTAAGGTTAATTTTTTCAGCAAATTCGTCACAATTTTGTTTACAATTGACGTGTTCTGGTATATAATAATAGTTATTGCTTTGGAGGAGGCAGATACTAGTTGGATTTTTCTTAGCGATAAAATTATTGATAACATCATCGGTAATATGCTCGCATGATGTGCATATGATGATATCGTACTGAGAAGGATCAAAGTCTTCTATCTTCGAAGTTTTATAATTCACGTTTGGAAAGAGGCGAACTTCTTTACAAACTGGATCCATATCAAATGACATAACATTATTATCTAACATATGAGCAGTAAGGCCATGCCAACCTGCAGCAACTACGATCTTAGGATCGATATACATATCTAAGTAAGGTTGTAAATGCTCGATTAACCAGTATTTGTTTTTTAACTGATTTTGATTAACTGAATTAGCGATTGATTTTGCTACTTCAATATCATCACAAGTTTGTATTTTTTCAATAGCGTATTCTAATATCATGGCAAGAATTATTTATAGTCTTTATATCGATATCCCTGAAAATGAACTAGATTATCAGCCTCCGTTCTATGGTAAAGAAGAACCTAAAACACTTGAGACTAAAAGACAATTAAGAACATACTATTCATGGTTAAAAGAAGTACAGCAGAAGTATGCTGATAGTATTGGTGTTGAGTATAAACTATTTGAATATGATGATAATTACATCAAATATAAAGAATGGTTTAATGAAAAGTATCCTATAATTACTGCATACAATATTGTGAACTTTTATAAGATTCACTTGATGTATGAACTGGCTAAAAAATATGACGAGATATTATATCTCGACTTTGATGTAGTTCCATTAACAAAGATCAATTTTTTTGACCATTGGGATATACCAAAAAATGGTATCACTATTATGGCGAATAGAAACTCAATTGATACATCATTGCATAAGATGGTCATCAGTGAACAAAATTTTAATAGCATGAGCATGTTATCGAATAGATCGCCGACAGCAAAATACTGGAACGCTCGAGCAATGCTTATTGAATCAGATATGTCTGGAAAGAATGACGTTTATAATACTGGTATCGTCGGAGTTTCGAAAGAACAATTAGAAAAGTTAGATTATTGGGGCGATTTTGATGATGTCATTAATATGATGAGTGAACTAAAGAACGACGAGTTTAGTATGTGGCCAAATCATATCAGGTATATGTTTGGTTGGGATAACGAAACTATCTGGAGTTATAAGATGTCAATGAATCAAGTTCAAAGGCAAGATTTAACGAATCAATGGCATCATGTTTTAGATAAATGGAATTACATACCACATGATATTAATTTAGTTCATGTGATTAATAAAGATTTTGGTTATGTAAAGGAATGGTATGAAAAGAATTATCTATAGTTTATATACCGATCAAGTGGAAGAACATAGTTCTGTCCCCGATTTCAAGCGTAATCAGTTTATCAAATTCAAAGATCAAATCTTAGAATCGCAGAAATCCTATGCAAAAAATTGTGGCGCTGACTATGAATTATTTACAACTTCTGTTTCAGACTATGATAAAATTCAATTTGAAAAAATCTTTCTACTTGAAAAACTCGTCAATGATTATGATGAAGTAGTTTACTTTGATTTTGATATAGTACCTCAGACAACAAAGAATATATTTGATTCTTTTGATTTGAATAAAATTTGCGCATATGGTATAGTTAAAAAACCAACTTCAGACCAAATGCATTCTAGATTAAAAAACGATTCTTGGCATAAGATGGATATGTATAGTAAAACATGCGCTAAGAATGCTATGCTTTTACTTGATGATATAAATGGTAATGATGAGATGCTTAATACTGGAGTTATTGCTGCAAATAAAAATTCCATTGATAAGTTAAAATTTAGTGAACGATTTGATTATTGTTTTAATAAGTTTGAAGAGGCTAGTCTAGACAACCTATATCCTGAAGAAATAAATAAAAGTTGGATTCATAATAATGAAGTTTATATTTCATATTTAATAGAAAAATTTGACGTACCATATACAAATATTGGTATTCAATGGAATTTTATATTGGATCAATCTTCTCCGGATCCTTCTGCAGCAGCTTATATTTTGCACCACGTTAATAAAGATTTCGGTATTAGTTTTAATGCATAGATGGTATAATAAAAATTTAAAACTTACAATAGATATTACAACACATTGTAATGCTAAATGCCCTCAATGTAGTAGAACTGATAATATCAATGGAGGTTTAAAAAAGATACCTAGTCTTCCATTAATACATTGGTCATTACCAGAAGTTATGTTATCTTATCCTCAAGATCAATTAGAGAATGTTATTAGTATTCATATGTCTCCTAGTTGGGGAGATCCAATAATGAATCCTGAAATTTATGATATTAGTGATTATTTACTTTCATCTTTACCGAATGATTCTATACTTTCTATTTGTACCAATGGATCAATAAGAGATGAAGATTTTTGGTGGAATTTTGGATCTTTAGCGTATAAACATAGAAGAAAACATTTAAGAGTTTGCTTTGATATTGATGGTGTAAATCAAGAGATGCATAGTAAATATCGAAAAAATACGAAACTCCAAAAAGTCTTAGATAATATGTTAGCATTTAGTGAAAATGGTAAATCGATTGTTAATTCACAAACAATCGTATTTAAACATAATCAAGATTATGTAAAAGAAATTGGTGATTTAGCTAAAAAATACGGGAGTCAAAGGCATACCTATGTTAAAAGTGATAGATTCGGATTAGATGAAAACGGTAATTATAAACCATACACATATCTTAATGAAAATGGTGAAGAAGAAATATTAGAATGGGCAGATAAAGAATTTGAAAATCCATTTTTAGCTCATTATTCAGAAACCAATATTGATATAGAAGAAAAGGTAATATGTAAATGGGCTGCTGATAATACTTTAAATATTAATTTTGATGGTCAAGTTTGGCCTTGTTGTTTTTTTGGTGTAAAAGAACATATAATATATGAACAAATAAAAGATACATTTTTTGAAACTGATATAGCAAAACAATATAATTTAATGAGACTTGATAATAATATAAAGTTTACACCTTTAAATAAAATTATCGAAAACTCTTGGTTCAACGGTCAGTTACAAAAAAGCATATCAGACAGCCCCATTTATGTTTGCAAAAAACATTGCAGCACACAACAAAAATCATTCGACAAACAACAAGTGAGGTCAATACACAAATGAGATTAATCTGTGTTAATACTGGAAATAAGTATAGTCAATGGCATACAGAAAATCTAAAGTATATGATTGACAAATATTCTAATCTTGAATATACTTCATTTGAAGTAATCGATGAGGTTATCTTTGGAGGTGTATATGATAAACTGCAAATGTTTGATAAGTTTAGAGATGGCCAAAATTTATATTTTGATTTAGATGTTTTAATCAAAGATGATTGTAATAAATTTATTCGCAAAGACTTAACTGTATGTCATGCTCATTGGAGAGTTGAAGGAGGATTTTATAAAACTAATCCAATTAACTCAAGTATAATTTCCTGGTATGGAGATCGATCATCTATATTTAAATTTTTCGAATCTAATTCAAAAGAATTTATGAAAGAGTATGATAGAGGGATCGATCAATGGTTATGGGCAGTTTACAGACCTAAAATGTTTGAGGATGAATTGTATGCATCAGTTCAAACTAATAAAAAAGAGACAAACGTTAATGTTTGCCTCTTTAATCAATCACATGAACTAATGAATATAAATGGTTGGTGGTCTAATTATTTTCTACAATCTGAATAGCAATTTTGGTAGATTCCAATAGATTCTTAGCTTTTCTTAATTGTGCTTTTAGTTCTTTATCTTTTGAATTTTTAATTGATTCTACTTCAAATAATTGTAACTTGTACATAAAAAGTTTTTCTTTGTCTTTCTCAGGATCAAATGGCGCAAAGATTGCTGATCCAATAGCTTTGTAGATATCGGTATTAATAGAATCAATATCATAAATCATCCCACGTTCTTTAGCGATCGCGATTACTTGTTCTTCAAATAATTGATTTTGTTCGCGAATATGTTTATAAGTGTTCTCATGAAGTTGATCGATAGATACATGCTTTAATACTTCTTCGTATTGAGGATCTCCATCTTTCGCCTCAACATAAGTAACACGAGTCTCGTCTTCGGTTGCCCAATAGACTTCGATGGTCGTTCTCTCGTTATTACAAAAATGCGCAGTTAAAAACTCATGTCCTTCCATTTTAAGACCTCGTAATCCTTAAATAATATGTATTAGCCGTAACAGCCGTACCGTCCGGGAATTCTTGTGCACGATAATCATTATCATTAACAAACCGTGTTTGATAATTTCCGCCACCATTAAGAATCGTATTTACCATTGCAGATCCTCGGTTATTGCCGGTTCCATTAATACTATATGTAATTCTTGATCCTACAGTATTTGCTGTATGATATCTCATTTCATTTTGTAAAATTGTATCAAATGATCCACTCGTATATGTTTGTAAATTATTATCAGTACGGATATAAAGCGGTGCTGTTATTGATGGAGTACCATATGCTGTACCTTGATTCGTTCTCATCAGATAGTAATTAGTAATGGTCGTAGGCTGATCCTCTACTTCTGGAATTCCACCAGCAGTATATGCTCCTGTGTTAGCTCTTGTATCAGAGAAAACCGGAGTAGCAGAAATAAGAGTATGATTTGATAGAGAAGTTCCAGTATAAATTCGGTAAGTACCGTCTCTATCATTGCCATCAACTAATAGATCAATTGCCTGCGTAATGAATGTGTCGAAAATATCCGTAGCAGTCATAGCTCTAAGATTACCACTACTATTATAGATAGGATATAACTTATTATTAGTATCAGTGATGGCACTTACAGAATCTGTAGAAGAATTAATTTTATCATAAGTGACTGTAACTGTACCAGGTTCCGCAGTCTCTGCTTCTGTTGGATATTCATCAACTCGAGTAGAATATGCACCAGCAGATTTTCTGGTATCACTTATTGATGCAAGAGAACCACTGCTTGCTACTACAGAAAGATCTACTGCTGGTGATCCACCATAGAGATATACACAGCGCTGTCGAATAGCTGTGAGCATCGAATCAGACATTTCACGAAGATTGCCTGAATCATAATAAAGTGGCCTTCTGACTGCCATAATTAAGATCCTGCGCCATAGAGCGTCTTTACTGCCGTACCGGCTGAGTTATAAATGATAAGAGATGTTGCACCCGAGAGTTCGGATGAAGTAACGGTATTTGCTGCAAGTGATGTAGAGAATGAAGCTGTTCCGTTACCAAGATTGGTGAGAGTAGCTGATCCTGAACCGGTAACATCACCTGTAAGAGTAACTGTTACAACTGGATCAGATGTAGCCGCAAACGTCATCGTATTATTACTAGAACTATATGTGATACTAATACCGCTTCCACCAGCAAAGTTTACGTTCTCTTCACTGGAGATTGAGCCGCGGCTCGTGCCGTCTGTATATAAGTCCCAACCTTGATAGTGAGAAGCAGTGGCGCTACCGATAGCTGTAATGTGACCAAATGCATCAACTGTAATATCTTGAATAAACGTTTGACCACTATTATTTACAGAAGTGGCAGAAGAAGTATCACTATGGCTAATAGCACCAGTACTAGAATTATATGAAATGCCTGAACTACCAGATAATCTACCTCGTACCCAAGATTGATCAACTACAAAATTAGTTTTATTATTATTATCATCATATGTTACGGCAATACCAGTTTCAGTATTACTTGAGAACATTGATCCAACTGCATCTTGAATCGTTTCATCAATATCAGCACCGATGCTATTATATACTTCATTAATCGCAGCAACGACATTAGTCTTAGCAGTCGTATCTAAGTCATTCAAATCGCCGACTGAGTTATTTGTACTACTATCAAGAACATCAATTTGAGATTGAAGATCATTAATAGCTCCTACTAAACTTGAAGTAGTTGAAGTCGTTAGATTTGTTCTTGTACCAATATCACTGTCTAAATTATTGATCAATGTCTCATGTTCATTAATAGCATCAGCTAAAGATGTAGCAGTGGTATTAAGCGATGTCCCAACATCAGTAAATGTATTAAGTGTATTAATCTCTGCTTCAAGTTCAGCAATAGCGCCAGAAACGGTTGAAGCTGTGGTTCCCATCGCGCCTGAAGTAATAGTACCAAGTTCAGCATCAAGTTCATTAATAGCAGTTACTGCAGTTGAAGCAGAAGTTGTTAATGAAGTTACTGCGCCAAGTTCTGTCACAGTTTCACGAATAGCAGCTGAAATATTAGTCGCTGAAAGACCAGTAAATGTCATATTACCAATATCAGCTTCATGTTCATTAATAGCTCCACGAAGCGTAGTAGCACTCGTATTTAATGAAGCAGCACCAATCTCAGCGTCATGTTCGTTAATAGCACCGATCAGCGTTTGAGCAGTTGTATTAAGTCCGCCACTGCCAATTGTATCGTTGATAGTAGAGATATCGGTCTCATGCTCATTAATAGCATCTGAAAGAGTAGTAGCGGTAGTAGTCAAAGCTTGACTAGGTTCTACTTTTGTATTTAGAGTATCGATCTCAACTTCAAGTTCAGAAATAGCTCCTCCTACAGTAGAAGCAGTAGTACCCATGGCACCAGCTGTAATAGTACCAAGTTCAGCATCTAATTCATTAATAGCCGAAACGACGTCTGTCTTATCAGTGGTAGTTAGCGAAGTCCGAGCACCAAGATCTGAATCAACTTGATCAAGTTGACCGTGGTTCTCATTAATAGCTCCTACAAGCGTTTTATTTGATGTATTCAGAGAAGATACAGCGCCAATATCAGAATCGATACCATTTAATGCACCTACGATATCAGAATCAACCGTAGTATTAAGATTAGCAAGATCCCCGACATCATTTGTCAATAAGTTGTTCTTATCTATCCAACCGGTAATCGTATCAGAGTAATTAATGATAGGTTTTGCCATTACTGTTTCTCTACTAATTTAAGAAGCAATTCTTTGATCTCACTTACTTCATTCTTTAATTCTTCAAGTTCCTGCTCTTTTTGTCTTCTTAATTTTTTTCTTTCTCTAGCACTATTCGCTTCACTACTATTTATATTCAACACCACACCTGTTTGTTCATGCCTAATATAACCAGGTTCACCTTCAACTTTTTTATATTCATTAAACATTATACGCTCAGCGCGATTACTCTCAAATCTTTCATTACAGGAACACGTGCATTATTGGTAGATCTAAATACAAACTTCAATTGCATTTGAGTAAATGCTGGAAGATTACCACCTTGACCACCGATCAAGTATTGATATTCTCTAAAGATTGTTCTATTTTCATCTGCTGGATTGCTTGTTTCTTCGGTCGCTAATGCCCATGTCTTTTCAGTAATTAGTTCATCGCCACTTGAAACTCTATAATAAAGTTGGATATCAGAAGTCGAAGGTCTATTAGCAGCAAATAACACTTTAATGCCAACTGCATCTTCGACTAGCGTAATAGTCTTTGTAATATGTTTCGAAGGAGAACTGCCACCATTCGCAGAAGTTTCATTTACGAAGTTAAGAGGCACATTAAATCCTGCAGTAGCAGCAGAATCTTGTTTATCAATTACATATGAAATACCGCTAAGAGAACTTCTCTGCAAATCGAGAATAGGAGATACGTTTGAGTCAATACTAAACATATTAACAGCCATATCAAATGATCTGACTCCTGCGCCTAATTCTGCAGTTTCTGTTGCAGTATTAGCAATCGTGTACATTTCATTTGCTTCGTTATTTTGATTTAATTTAATAACGCTATAATCAGTACTCTTTTGGAAAGCCGTCTCAGTACCAGCAAATGATTTACCAGTCGTACCTCGAGCAACCGCTTCTATAGCTGTTGAGAATGGCTGTAAAGTTTGCATATGAGGATACATAATTGAATATGGAATATTTTTTGTCGTTTTTACGTTTATTCCACCACCAGTAACATCTGAATCTGCAGTTGCTCCTGCACTGAATTCAAATCCACTATAATCAATTGCAGTTACTGTTTTATTACCAGTTAGCTGTGAATAAGTAAGACCACCTACGCCATCAGAATCAACGCCTGCAATTGTAACTGTATTACCAACGTATAGGCCATGATTATAATGTGATACTTTTACTGTAGAACTGCCTGCAGTAGTTTGAATTGGGTTATTTGCCAAAAGTGACTGAGGTACATCAGTATTATGAAAGACTGCAGCTGCTGAATTATGTTTAAATTTAGCTTGATATAATTTAAATGTCAAATCTTGATTTTGAGCGGCCGTAAATGTAACTGAGTTTTGAGAATAGAAAAGACTTCCAAGAGTCGGTTGACGATCCACTCTTTTTTCTGTCGAGCCAAGAAGGAATTGATTAGTTTCTGCAATATAAATCTTGTAATCTGGAGAATTTACTGTAATTACAATAGCATAATCTGTTAAACCTTTCAAATAGATTGGTTCAGGGAATGTAAAACTAGTAGCAGATGACGCATCGGCTGATACGTTAATAGAACTGCCAGGAATTACTACTGTTGATCCAGGGATAATCGTTTGCGACGAAGGATATCCATTCACCATCGGCCTTAATTGCAGAGTAACAGGGAAAGACGTATCCCTTTGAGCAAAGAAGACATCAATCTTCGTAGCAAAAATCCCACTCGTCGTATCAACAAAAAATGATTGAGCGATTGGATTTTTGTTTAATTTATATCCAAGTGAAGTTGCCATTTATACCTCTACTCTTGATCCTTTTCCCACTGTTCATCATCTTGTACAAACTCAAAATCAGTATAAGAATTATTTAAATCTTTAATAAACGTTCTCACATTATTCTCTGTTAGTTTCATTCCGTGTAAGCGTGTATATCTCTTCATCAATGAATCATCACCTGTTACCGTATACATTAGCGTACAATCGTTATCTTTAGCTAATTTTATTACTTCATTAATACAAAGTTGAATCGCTCTATGTGATTCTTTCAATGAACTATGCTTATCTTTAATAAGCCATTCCATAATACAAAACTTTGTACCAGTGCCTACATATAATCCGGCCGCACAAATTGGACCTTCATTATTCTCAATCATGATACCAAGTGGAGGTAAAACCTCAAGTGGAACTACACCAAATTCCCAATCTTCCCACCACTTTTTTAGTGTCTCATAATCATTGTCTAAGTTCCATTTTCTGGCTTTCATCATTAACAATTTTTACTCCAATTTCATTATGATAATCTTCTGAGATTTCTCTCCACTTATCAAAGTATGCATCACCCATTGCTTCAAGAAATGCTTTACCATCAGCTTCGAAGTAATCTGTAAATGTAATACCTTCGATAAGTAATCTTCTATTTTCAGTACCGAAGTTATATACCACCACAGTTTCTTCATGCTCTGGAACACCATACTTCGAATCTTCGACTCTGACCCATACTCCATCTTCATGTACCATATGAGAGCCAGATACTTTAATGCCTTTATAGTCATATAGATCGTCAACGAGGAATGAACCTTTAGCAAATACAAACCCGCCAATTGCAACATTTTCTCCAAGTTCAATTGTTTCAACTGCCTTTTGAGTACCATCTTCCATAGTAATCATTGTACCGGCTAAGAAACAGCCGGTACCGGTACCTCCGCCAAATTCACCTGAATGGCCAATGCCATATGGATCATTACTAAATGTATTATTCTTTCCAGGAACCGAGGTATGATTTCCAATAGTAGTTCCTATACCACCTTGGAAACCTCCGCCGCCGCCTTCACCGCCACCGCCATAATTGTACTTTTGAGCTTTATTGGTAACAGTTTTAATCCCTTCGACATTAAGAATACGTGTAGATAAGAATTCCTTCTGATACGTATCTAAATACCCTTTACTTGTATATGATGCTCGTGCTACAGCAAGAGCTTGATTATCTTTATTGACACTAATGTCAAGGATCTTAAATTCTTTTCTACCTGTTCTAAAACGACGAGTAGAAGAATTTGGAATAAAGAATGTGCCAGAAACTTCACCATTTGCATCAGTTTGAAGTGTAGTCGCTCCATCAGGATGTGCAGTAGCATTAGCATATAGGTTACCATAATCTGTAGTATCATCTGAATAATAAGCAAACGATTCTGATCTTACCCAATCTGCTACCGATACATTATCGAAGAAAGCAAATACTTTCGAATTCGGTCTTAAGCCTTGTGCTTTAAAGTAGATCTTACGTGATCTCATGAAAGGAATAACCGCAACATCGATGACTCGGTCTGCGACTAATTCTCTTACTGTTTCTTCACTTACCACTTTATTCACATTAGTAATATTTTGTGTAGAAGTAGAAGTCTTCTTAACGTTAGTAGTCGCACCAACACTCAACTGATCAAGAGGTCGACCTCCCCAGTTCCATTCCCAGTTATTCCACATATAAGCTTGCTGTGTATTAAGTTTAGTACCACCATCAATAGTTTTAGCAGCTTTACGCTTGGTATCTCTCCATTCATCTGATGCTGGAGAAAGCGTTATGATACCTTCATGAACAACTACAGAGAATGGGTTAATTTGAATGGCCTGACTTGCAAGACTTTGATTAATATAAGTTGCTTCGTCATACTTGATATAAACATTATCACCCTTCTTAATAGTATTGGTCGAAGAAGCCGAATCATATATTAATTTAATATTATCTTCACTAAATGCAGGTCTTAACTCTTGACGAGAAGGATCAAGTGCAGCCGAATAGTCTGGATTTTCAACGTCAGATAAAATATGTGTAGAGAAGTTATCTACAAAGAAACCTGATTTTGTTCTATCAAGACCAGCAGAGTCAAGAACTTGGAAATTCTTCGTATCCATTTCAAGCATGCTAAGAGAAGCTAATTCTTCAAGCTTATCGATTCGTGTCTCAAGTTGACCAATGTCAGCCATTGTAAAGCGTTTATGTTCAATGCGCTGTAAAAGAACATCAGAATCATCAAGAGTATTGCCGCCCATCCAAATATTATAAAGACCAAGAGATTGATCAGCCTTTTCAGGTGGACGTGGAATTAATTCAGGAGAGCCTTTGACAAAATCTAGCATGCCTTCTGTGTCAATTGTCAACTTACCAGCAACTGGAAGATAATAAGCCGCATCGAACTGAATAGTATCAGTAGGCTGTGGAAGTTGATTGACTCGAGCCCCAGTCGCAGTACTTGAATATGCGCCATTTGCATCTTGTACTGATCTAAAGTCTAAGTAATCTCTTAAATTAATCGTAGTTCCATCATTTAATCTATAAGACGGAATGTTTTTATATGTAACTTGACCAGTATAAGAGTTAACAGCAAAGAAATCGCCTGAAGTACCATGTGCAAAATGTCTAAAGCTTGCATAAACATTGCCACTTGGCGCCGCGTTTCCACCTTTTAATACTAGTTTACCTAGTCCATAATAATTATCTCTTTGTCCATTATCAAGAACAAATCGATTAGCATAGCTTATTGAACTATCGGCAGCATTCACAATTTCTGATACATCATAGATATCGGCTTTACCAAGATTAATATACTTAAATCCATTGCCATCAGAATCAACAGTAGCGTTTATTGTACGAGTTGTTAATGTTTTAGATCTTGGAGTGGCAGCAGCTTTATTAACATAAGCTAAGATCTCGAGATTAGAAGAACTTACAGGAAGACCGCTAATGCTAGCAGCTGCTGTACCTGCGCCACTTACACTTACTGAACCAGTATATAAGTCGCTATCAGCATTAGCATAAATCCAGTCACCAACATTAGAGAAAGTTTCACCAGTAGCAGTAAGAGTCAGTGATGCTTCACCACTTGCATTCGTAGTAGTAGCAAATCTTCTTTGTACTACCAAAGAAATATCACTAATTGAAGAAGGTCGAGAAATAGGAAGCGCAAAGAGAGATGAATTCTTAAGAGGATCCTTTAGTACAGCTTTGCTATTTTCAAGAGTTGGATTAAAATAACTCGTTATACTTGTACCAACACTTTTAACATTTCTAAAAGCTTGACCAGAATTCATTTGAATATCAAAAAGATGGTAACGATAGTTTGCACCATCTTCGGTTACAGCTTTTACTCTTGCAGTACCAATCGTAGATCCACCGTAATTAGTAGCGCTACGTAGATTAAGCTGTTCCCACGTATTTAAGTTTGGTAAACCAGAAGCATTTGCTGGATTTACAATAACATAGTTACCAAAGTCAGCTGCTACAACTTCGTTATTTTTGGTAATAGTAGTAGTTGGCTTATCAAGTCGAATAACCGTTGGGAAATATCTTTCAGCTCTATAGCCGTCAACAACAGCTACACCATCACTTACTTCAAGCTGTAGTTTTGTATTATCTGAATCTTCATTGAATTTAACGGTAAATGGATTAACAATATAGTTACCAGAGTTTTCAAAGATCCTCTGAGCAATCATATCATTAGGAATATCATATGCATCAGTTTCTTTTGCTGTTGCAAAGATTACGCCATTTTTAACAGTAGCGATATGAATAAAATTTTGATCAGAATCAATTTCATCACGAGTAGAGATAAGAAGACGAATACGATATCTATCAGCGCCTGGGGAAGATAAATTAGGAGTCGATCCTTGATTATCGTATAATGCGGTATTATCAGCAATAGTGACGACATCTTCTACGATCTTAAATCCAACATCAACGTTAGGGGCATCAGAATATTTAGAAACAATTTTCGATTGATTTTCAGTATATACAAAAAAACCTTTTGTATAATAAATGCCTGAACCAATTGAAACAATAGTACCAGTACCGACTGCTCTATTTGCTGTTGTATTTGTCGTTTGTACAGTAAGAGTAATTGAACCATTATTAATATCTTCGCCTGCTTCCATTCGAATAGGTGAAGAGGTATCAGCCGTTGAGGATGCGGTATTAGTATATTGTACGTAAAGTGTAGCTGGATCAGAACCTGTAGCAGATACAACTTGAATTACTTTTGCGATAACACCAGAAGTTTGACCCGTAAAGAGTGTACCAATAAGAGTTGAAGTATCAGTAGGTAGTGTATTAGACGTAGTATTTAATTTGATGTATTCATACTTTTGATTAAGGTTTGTGCCGCCAGGTTTTACGACTCCACCTTCTTTAAAAATATTACTCCCAAATCTTTCAATTTGTTTTTGAATAATAGTTTGCATCTGCGTAAGCTCTCTCGCTTGCAGTGCTTTACCACTATTAAAAAGGATTCTGTAATAATTGTCACTATCAGCAAAATCATCTTTATATGTATTAGAAAAAGTAGATTTAGTTAGTACGGTTGCCATTCTCTATACCTTAAAGTGAAATGATGACTTTAATATCTTCAGTCTGATCAGCTGCTCGAAGTACTGGCGCTCTATTTTCTATGTATAATATGTCCCCAGAAAACTTATTAACATCATCATTTGTAAATGCATCTGTATCTCCATCATAGCCAGCAGCAACGAGTGTACCAGTTGCTCCAGGTGCAGATACTGCTTCGCCTTCTTGGAAGCTAATAAATCCAGTATCTTCAGTTTGGTGAGCGTAGATATTATCACTATCAACTTGATCAATGATTGCTTTTGCAGTAGAAGTACCACCTGTAATAGTACGATCTACGATAAAGTTTGATGCGTCACCAGCTGAAGTAAGTTTAAGATAACGAAGGACTTTGCCTGTCGTATCTGTATATGCAGAATCATTATAATCTGTTGGTGCTTTCATAAGAACAATTTGTCTAAAGTCTTGATCGACAATAAAGTCATTGCCTTCTGCACCTGCAGGTTTTGTATTAAACATAATCGCAGTAGAACGAAGATCATTAATTGGATTTGCACCAATACCACCAGTAGGACCAATAATAGCACGTGCCACAGCACCACTACCACCACCGCCGCTAAATGAAATACCCGCATATTTATAACTATGACCCATCGTCATGCCGCTATCGCCACTTGAATCAAGTTCAATCTTTGTAATAGAACCACCACTTACGTAAGCAGTAGCACTTGCGCCGGCACCATCACCGGAAATAGTTACAGTAGGAGCAGATGTATAACCAGTGCCACCATTAGAAACTCGAATACCAATAATTTGACCTTCAGATGCTGCTTCTTGAATAGTCGCTTGCTGTTGAGAGATAATACCAATTGCCTCTGAGCCTGAAGAATCATTAATAAACTGAACTGGCATATAGTTAGCCGACAAAAATCTAGCAGAAGTTACACCACTTAGTGCATATAAAAACTTCCAAACATAACCATCTGAAGTTCTAAATGGAGTAGTAGTTGTACCAGTAGGTTTAACAGTTGATGCAACAGAAATACCTGTCGAAGATTTACCTTGTTGAAGACAAATATAAATGTGATTATCTTCTGTTAATACGTAATATGAATTAGTAGGATATCTATTAAATGCATCATCATAGCCACTATAAATTGTACCAGAAGTCCAGTTATAACGAGGAATTACATAAGATGCATCAGTTGCAAGTTTAATTGCCTGTAATGATAAACGAGCATTACGTTGTGTTCTTAAAGAGTTTGTAGGAGTAGGTACTGTTTCAGCGCTATCCCATTGCTCGGATCTGCCAACACCAATATAGTATTTAGTGCTTCCAGCAGTAAACTCGTTATATACGGTATCGAGCAGTTGTTTTTTGAGTGCGTCTGTAATAATTGCTGTCATCGTTTATCTCTTAAGTAATAGTTATATATGTGTCAGACGAATCAGCAGATCCAATCATGAACCAATTGCTACCGTCCCAAATAACTTGACATGAACCGTTTTGTGCAATTGAGAAAGAAGTGCCTTGTGCAAAATTAGAAGGAGTAACTGTAACTAAACCAGTATTAGCATTTACCATTAATTTAAATTCACCTGTAACCGTACCATCTGCAAGTGTAGCAGCTAAAGCAGTTGCTTTGCTAAAGATGATGAAAGATCTCTCGGCAGATACTGCTCCATTTGAAACCTGATTTTCATGATTAAAAGCAAACTTATTTGTTTCGACAGCACCTGTGCCTTTAGCGCTTAAGTTTAGGTTTATATTTGTACCAGTACCAGTAGCAGAAATAGTAGGACCAGAACCTGCGGCCGCGTTCGCAATTGTAATTTCATTGACCGCAGAAGATGTAGCCGTTAGTTTAATAATCTCAGCGCCATTTGCATCGTTGATTAATGTGCCAATTGTCGGCGAATTTAGAGTCGGCGTAGTCAAAGTTTTATTTGTTAATGTCTGAGTATGATCAGCAAAAACAAACGTATCATTTCCTGTTAAGAGAGGAAGTGTTATTGTTCTATTAGCAGCCAATTCACTGACCGCAATATTATATGTATGATCTGCCGAAGTATCATTGATCTTTGGAGTCGTTAAAGTAGGTGTAGTCAAAGTCTTATTTGTAAGAGTTTGAGTCGCACTATTTAATACGATCGTTCCAGTAGCATCAGGGATAGTTATAGTCCTATCAGCAGTAGGATCTGCTACAATAAGATTTGTTTCCCAACTATCAGCGCTGGTTCCTTCCCAGACAATTGCAGAACCAGTAAAACTAATTTGAGTCGAAAAAACATCGCTATCTCCGCCAAGACGTTGATAGATCTCTACGAAGTTTTGATTAATTTTTTGACCTGCTGCTCTGAGGGTATCACCAGTACCATCATTCGCCGAAGATCCAATTGCAATATTCTGTCTAGTCATCTTAATCCCTTACACCGTGATTAAAGGTATTTATAATGAAAGTTTATGCTCTTTACTAAAGATATGCGTTATTACTATCAGTATATCTCGCACCATCCATTGTGTAAACTGTTCCAGCCATATCGGCTTCACCTTCTGTAGCACTATCATCAAATGTAGGTGCATTCGGTGAAATAAGATCAGTAATATCATTGAAGTTATTTTGAAGTTGAGTTGCAGTCAATGACTGATAACGTGAGATAAGATTATTATCGATACCAGTAATAATCGTATCATTTTCTACAAATGCTACATCTTGAATAAATGGAGCAGTTGTAGTAAGAATAGCTTCACCGACAAGAACAGGACCAATTCCAGAATCTTTAAGTGATAATGGCATATTACCAATACCAAAATCAGCTACCCCTTCATTTACTACTTGCCCTTGAAAATACCATCCAGCCGGATGTACATATTTTTTATATAGTTTATCCCATGTTCTCGTACCTAATCCGCTCTTAATAAGAATAGAGAACGTTTGATATAAAGCATAATCTTGAATAAATTTAAGAGAATCGAAACCAATTTCTGATTCACCTACAATAAACATTTGTTTTTTAGGATATTCAACTTCAACTTCTTGTTGAAAAAAGGCACGAAAGAATTCTTCGATTGAATTACGAGAACCCTTTGATCTATAGAAATCAGCAAATCTTCTTGCTGTAAACCTAGCATCAGTAAATGCTTCACCATTCTCAAGGCCAGCACTTAACTCTTTAATGATTTGATTAAGATTCGATAGTTCAGTTTCAGGAATATCTCTTACACGATAAAGTTGATGAATATCAATATCGTGGTTATTTGCTGTTGTATCTTGATTCATAAAATCATAATACGCTTCGAGAAACTTAATCAAGTCAGGATATTCTGCCGTAAAATATTCAGGCAAAACTTCTTTAATCCGTCTTTGGATTAAGTTTATTTCTCTACGATTATAATCAGATATTTTATGTGCCATTAGAGATTAATTCTTGTTTCTTGATAATCAATCTGAGCTGACGCAATCGAAAGCTCTTGATCTAAGTCGATGATATAATTTCTTAAAGGTCTAATTGTACTTTGATTTGAAGGAGTAGCAGAGATTTTTATTTGCGAACTGCCTTCAATAGAAGAAGGTTTAAATCCAACAATATTAACAGTACCATTATCTGGAGAATATGAACCAATATTATCTACTTGAATATTGCCATCGATATCAGCGATTTCAAGTTTATTTGATTTTAATTTATTACGAATCAAGCAAGCTACACCATTATAAGTAAAACGATTCGAAGTAATACGGTAAAACTCATCATCTGGATTTGCTAATGTTACTGGAAACTTAACATCATATGATAGTGATTGACTTAATGAAGGCGTAAACCTTTGTTGTACCTTCACATCCATTCGAGAGTTAAGAATAGCAACATCGAAATCATCGATAGTAGCCAATAATTGAGATCTTCTAAATACTTTATTAAAGCTTTTCAGATTATTATTAAAGTAATCAATGACTAATTCTGATACATCATTTTCAACTGCTCGAGGCGTAGAAGAAGTTAAATCAGGATCTAAGTTAAAGAATGTATTTAATTCGAGATACGTAGTAATAGCATCAGAGAAAAGAGTATCGATTGACATAATCGAGATATTTGAAGTAAGATCGTTAACAATTGCATTTTTTACTTCAGTCTGCACATCAGATGAAATATCATCTTTAAAGTCAAGTGATACGTATACTGCACCGTAACGAGGAGGATCATTATCTGCTCCACCCCAAGAGATAACATCATCAATATAGTTTCCATATTTTGATAAGATCTGTGCACGATAATCTTCTGCAGTCACAAGTCTTTGTTGAGTAGCAAATCCAATCGGAGCATTACGACGAATAGAATCAATAGTTTCTTTAAATGCTCCACCTGCTGACTCAGATACAGTAGTAACTCCAAGATTATAATCAGTGCCATCAACTGTAAACGTAGATGAAGGAGTAAAAGTAGTTGCACCATTTGATGCGCCTGCTGCAGTTGATAGATATGTAACTACAATCTTATTACCTGCGCTCGGTTTCTTACCAGTCGTAACTCCATCCCCAAATAAAAGTTCATAGTTACCATTTGGCACTTCTTTAATTTGATAATGAGTTGAGGTAGTAGTAATACGACTCGCATCTCTTAAATTAGTATAAGATTCATAAGTACTACTTGAAGAAGATTCATATACTTTTACTTCAAGTGTTTGCGTATCCATCGTAATATCTGATAGCACATAAATCTGTTCTTCTTCGGTTTCTCCAACAAAGAAAGTTTTAGTCTTTAATGAACCTTCATAAATGGGAATTGATTCTATGCCTTCAGAAGTTGTAAACTGATAAACGCCTGAACCATCATCAGTTGCAGTATAATTAGAAAGAGTCTGATAAGTATAAGTGATACCATTGACTTCAGATGTGAACTTTGTATCACGTGGTAATGTAACCGTAACTGGTCTAGTAACAGCAGAAATAGTAATAGAAATATTGATTAATGCTTTTGCTGAAGTATAAGATCTTGGTACATAGCCTAAAGCTTCGGCATGAGATACAACTGAGCTTCTTAATTGAGCAGTATTAAGGAATGATTCATTCAAAGCAAAGTTAGCAGTCAACCCATTAAAATGAGTATTATATGCCAATACGTCTAATACGTTTGAGATACCTGAGGCTTCAAAATTATAATCAGAAAACTCTCCGGTTGACTTTAAATAATCTTTCAACCTTGCTTTGATCGTATCAAAATCTAGATCAGTTGATTTAATTGTGGTCGCCATTTATCTCAGCCTCGCTAGTGTTAGATCGAGTGTAAATTCTTCTGAAGTGCTTACGATTTGAAAATTAACTGTAACTGTAACAGCATTATTATTTGGGTTAATCTTTGTCTTTACGCCAGCAACTCGAGCCCTTGGTTCATATTTTCTTATAGTTTGTTTAATGACATCTCTTATCTTATCATCTTCAAATTCTGATTCAAGTTCAAAAAGAAGTGCATTTAAGTTAGCACCATAAGATGGAGCAAATGGCTTTTCATACTTATTAGTAAGTAAGACGTTTTTTACTGCTTGTTTCACTGCTGCAGCATCAGTCTTCTTGTAAATATCACCAGAAGGTTTACGCGCAAATGTCAGGTCTATATCTTTATAAACCCTTTCTTTTGCAACTGTCACAGATTTTATCTGTAAGTTACCATCTTCTACTGCAAATGCTCGTTTAGCCATTTTTTTCTCTTAAGAATGTATCTATCCTATTTATTAATAAACTTTAGCAGTACTTTCTTCTTTAGGAAGTAAAATTTCAATTAATTCATTTGTAGCTTGGACATAGTTATTAAATCTCGTTTCAATAATATTATCATAAGTTACTTTCCATGGATCAAATATTTGAGGCATAATCAAAATGATTTGAGCGTTTAAACTTCCATTTGGATCATACGTATCATAATCGAGGATTAGTTTATTAAAATTAAGTGTATCTTTCCAATGAACCGCAAGATCGAATGTTTTATCAAGAGCATTATTGCCTCTATTATCTCTAAGCTCATATACTACAGCAAGTCCTTTTTGTAGACTCTCATTAATACTTCCTTTTTGTAAGACTTCACTTGGTCCAGGTTTATATAAACCTTCTGCTACTATTAAGCGATATTCTTCGAAGTCACTCATATTTTGAGATACTGTCAAGACTGCTTGAGCATGAAGATAATATTGTTTAGCCAACTTAAGTTTTTCTTGTCTTGTTGCAATATGATTAAGATTTGACTTATCTCCATAGCCAGCTAAAAACTTTGCCATACTAATACCAGGAGCCAATTTTGTCCTCGCAGTAATTTCAGTTTGAAATTCAGGGTTATATGATGGATCTGGAATATAATTTTTCGTAATAGCCATTATACAAACCTTCCAGTATCTTTTCTATAACCAATTGGTTCGCTATTTCTTCTTGGTGTAGGTTCAGCACCAACTTTTCTTCCAATTCGAGGTGGAATCGAATTAATATATTGTGCAGACAATACGCCTTCAGAAAGCATAGAACCAATAAATGCTTTATTTGTTGCAGTAATTGGATCTCGCATCTTTGATCTAACTTCTGCTGTCGTAAGTTTTCGTGTAGCAATACCACCATATTTTGCTGATCGATCGATTTGATTCTTCATCTTATCACCTGGATCGATCGATACTTTTCTTATGCCAAGATCAGATTTATATAATGTATTTGTGAGACGTGTACTGTTTGGCAATAAAGTTGCAGTTGTATCGACAGAGGTATTATCTGCTGTATACCCTGGAGAAGAACCGACATCACCATGGAAATCGCCATATGATTGACTATGAGCTGTATCTGCGTCTATAGCTTTTGTGGCTGTACCTTGTAAATCGCCATATACAACTGGTGTAGTTATAGTATCACCGGCTTCAATTGAATGACCTGTGTACATATTATAGTTATATGCGATAATATTCTCACCACCCATTGTACCACTATCACCAATCACAGTAAGATCTCTTGCCATAATATTAATATTTTTTGATGAAGCAGTAAATGTCTTTTGTGCTGTTGTAATGATATCATTACCAGCAAATTGCTTGATATCATTTTGTGCATAGTTATCAAATAATCCTTTAGTAATAATATATCGATCATTTAAAGTCTCTTCGGTACGTACACCAAGGACATAATCACTATAGTTTTGTTTGATAATTTGTTTGAAATTCTTTTCAACTGTATGTTTAACGCCGCCGTCAACAGTCTGTACTACGTCACCTCCAACATCTATATTGAAGTTTTGTCCAACTTTTAGATTAAAATCGCCTGTTACGTCAAGCGTTAAATTACCATTATAAGAGATTGTACCATCACCTTCGATAATTACTTTTTCATCTCCACCAGTAAAACGTACAGTATTGAAGAGCGAACTAACGATGACAGTTCCATCAGCCTGCATTTCAATTGCTGATCCTGTTGCATGCTTATATAAGATACGTTCATTGCCTTTTGTATCATCGACTTCAAATATATGTCCGGTAATTGTTTGCTTAACATGATTTTTAGGTGAGCGAGACGGCATAGTAGGTTTTAGATTGAGATCAACTACTACATCGCCTCCGCCAATATAGGCTCTATTCTCTTTACCGCCTCGTGTAGCTTTATTAAGTGAAGATTGATTCTCATATGTAGGCAAAGGATAGCGTTTATCGTTATCCTTATAGGCATCTGCTTCTACACGTCCTCGAGTCTTAGATACCTTACTCTTTCTTTGATTGTCAAAGTATTCGTCAGTAAAATCAACCATTATGCATCCTTCTTAAAGCTTTGTGTAGTAGCGTCCCAAACATAACCATTATTTCTTAAGTTTCTTCTAAGTCCATACAATTCATCTTCAATTTTATTTAAGTCAGCAGTTTTTAGATCAATGTCTGTTTGTACTTTGTTTGGTATTTGTCTACCATATTTTTCTTTTATATCTTTTAATAAAGCTTTTAATTCTCTACTTAAGATATTCGCCTGCCTTGACTTTTGATTATATTCGCCTGGAGAAAGGCTCGAAGTTGCAGGTCCTGTATCAGGTATAAGCGCCGGAAAGTCTGCATGCGGTGAGCGAGAAGGACTAACTACTACCGCTGCAGGCTTTGAATTAACTTCTTCAGAAGAAAGAACACTTGCAGTTTCAATATTAGATTTACCATATTTACCACTAATATAAAGTTCTACATCAAAACCAGGTGCTCGAGATTGCGTATTAAATTTACTATACGGATATATCTGACCACCCGGAATAGCTGAATAAAAGGCTTTAATGAATGAATCAAAAGCTTCCCATTGAGCATCATTAATTGAATCTGCACTTACCTTTGAATGTTCCCATCCTGCAGGTCCATTATATCCTGCAATAAACCCAATATGAATAGAATGGTTATCAATTCCATCTACTCCGCTATAAGTCTTCTTTTCGATAGGTCTTCCTCTTTGAATAACACCATCGCGCCGAATCACATAATGCCATTGAATACCTACAGTTTGAGATACACGTTTTGCTTTTTCAGTTCCACCGAGTGCATCTACCATTAAAGTAGTATGTTCTTTGTGCATATCATTTGCATCAAGCCACTGATCAGTATATGTCAATGACCAACGTACGATAGCTGTAGTAATATCTCGTTTCGAAAGTCTAAGTTCTCTTTCAAGTTCTTCATAACCACCGATCGTCTTAAACTCATATGTACTTGGCAGAGGATATGTAAACTTAGTATTATTTTGACCAATTACATATGTAGCATTTGAGTTTTGAACTGCTGCAGATAATGGTGCAAGGTTTCTTAAATTGTTTCTAATATTAGTAGAAGACGTTTTATCGATAATTGCAGGAGGTGCAGTTAAACCAGTTGGTAGTTTAAATCCTGCAGGCAAGCTTGGTATTTCTTGACCAAATGCTCTTACTTGAGGCAATGACATTGATTTACCTAAAATAGCACCAAGTATATTACCAAAATCTAAACCAAGAGAGCCAAATCCTTTTTGACCAGTTACTGGATCAACAGATTTAAATGGTTCATTTAATAGATTAACTGTACGAGTAGCAATCTTCTCAGATTCATTCGCAATATTATTTGCAATAGGCTCTTCAATTGCAGTATCAACTTCATCTGCATGTGGAGATACTGATCTTAATGTTGCTTTTGTGGCACTCTTTGGCGTACCTATTACATTTACAAGAGCTTCTTCAATACCTTCTGCATTACCACTTACTACAACTGTATTCAATAAACCACCGCTCGATGATTTACCTGTTAGAGTTGTTATCTCATTAGCTTCATCAGTAGATAATTCTTTTACGACCTTAACGCCTGTTGCATCACCGCTTAATAATGCTACGACTACTTCATCTGTTGCAGTCTCTACTTCTGAAAAGTTTGAGGTGATTGAAGTAAAACCACTCGAAGTTTTTTTAACAGATGTACCTAATGTGGTACCTTCGACTGCAGCTCTTTTCTTTTGTGCAGATGTAGTCTTTTCTGATAACTGATCACTAGCACTTCTTTTAATAAGACTACTAAGTTCTTCATTAAAATACTTATCAGAAAAGGCAACATAATTAGTTACTGCTTCTGGATCTTTACCTAAATCATAATCATAATCAACTATTACATTTTGATATTTTTTATTTAAGGTAATTTTTCTACCAGTAATATTATAGTTTTGGACAGTAGTATAGAATTGTGACGTTTTATTTCTTGCACGTACAGACGTGACCTTAATTGGATCATGGTCAAGGATAATAATATTTGTATTATAGGCAATCTTTTGAGCCATTATACTGCTAGCCTTTCATAAATTTTTATTGCTTCATCTAATCTGGCTTGTGTACTTCCGGCCTTTGGTCGTTCATATCTCTTTTCAAAGATCTTACATGCAGTTTCAATAGTTGTAGCATTCTGCAAATCACCAAGTGTTTTATCAATACGATATTGATCACTATTTTTATCAAGATCATATTTAATAAACTTTAATTGACCGATCAATGATGAAGGATCAAGCTTATTTAATTTACACCACTCAAATAACTCTTGTTTTCTACCAACTGCTGGATTCCATTGTGCGATACCATATGAATCTTCTCCTGGTACTTTAGATACTTGACGAGGATTTAAACCAGATTCATGAATCAAATTACCTAATATGCCGGCAGCTTGTATAGGCGTATATGCATGCTGATCATCTGATATAAGATAAAGGAATGCTTTTTCTTCAAGAGTAGCTCCTTCTAAATCTTCATCTGTTTGACTTGATTCATATCCTTGTTCAATTTTTGGAATAGATCCGAGAATAAGAGGTAACTGTGAACTCTTACCATCTAAGAAAATACCAAAGACTTGCGCAGTTGGAATAATATAAGGATTATAGCCATAGCCCGTAGTACCTTCTTCTGTAACAGGTATAAGAACCTGAGCCCATGGCAACGCCCAATCTGGGATCTCTTCTTTATTATCACTATGAATACCGTGAATACGCACTTTGACTCTTCCAAGGTTTAATGGATCATTGTTATCAACGACTACACCGATAAACCATCTCGTCTCGTCTCCATAAAACTTATGAAACATTGAGCAAGTCTCCAATAGAAACACCAACATCAAATGAAGAAAGCTTGGCGCATAACAATGTGCTATCTATTCGATTTGGACTAGCTACAGAAAAGCTATGTTTAGTAGAATAAAGAACATAATCACCTGACTTCTTTGTATCAATTCGCTTTTCATTCTGATCATCATTTGTTGATTCTAGAAAGATCAGTCGTACGACATTACCAATAGTATAGTCACCGTCACCTCTCATAAAAGGTCGACCCGGAACTACAACGGATATAGGGGTTTTTGTCATAAAGTTCTTAAGCGCATGTGATACAATACGCTTTTTATATGATGACTGATAGTCTTCTTCATCTAATGACTTAATACTATAATTATCATATGTATGCGCACCATTACCAGTGATCACGCTATAATTAGTTGATCGATAAGAGCTTAATTTTATATCATCCATCTTTTGATCTGGTGCATAATTAAATCTTGGAGATGTGCCGAGATAATCTTTATCGGCTATATTATAAAACACATCACTTGCCACATCAAAATCAACTTTACGATTAATTCCTTTTAATGTATCGATAAAATTGTAAGTCGCGCCTACATAACCTTTTCGCACTAAAGTCATAATGTCATCTGTATTTTCATGCTTATAGTGTTTAATAATCAAATGCCTTTGTTCTAATGAAGCTTGTGCAGCTCCTCTTGAATATAGGAATGGTGCTCTCTTATTAATCGGTTCTCTCTTAATCAAAGTACCTAAATCAATGAGATGAAAGTCATCGCTATTTAAAGTCTTATAGAGATAAAATGGAAATCCATCTTTACTCGTAATTCTATTTTTAACCCATGATGCAGCTTCGATAGGATGCATATTTGGTACAATTAATTGAATATCTGATTGAAAGAGATCATTCGAAACGATAGTACTTTTATTGAGGTGTTCAAATAATATCTTTGAGACGATGCCTCCCATATTACCTTTATAATGTTTATTCACATTTATGAGGCTTGATTTTAGCATCACGTCTTCATAACAACTAAAATAGACGACATCAGTTCTTTCATTCGCTCGAGTAGTTTTAATAACCTTATCGATAATAAATGTTTTTACAATAGAAGTTGACTCTTTCTTTGTTTCAACAGATTGGAATCGAATCCTAATCTTTTCACCGCCCTGAATATCAGAAGCTTCCATAATTGAATTACCATCAATCATCGCTATACGCGCTGTTAAGAATGGTTTATCGATATGCTCATAGATCTCAAAATCTGTAATGATTCTCGAGACGTCATATGTTAGTCCGCCCGCCCTCTCGGTAATGAGAAGTGCTTCAATGATTTCGAAATCATCTGCAACATTTAGACCATTATTAGTTTGATTAGTCGTCATATTATTGTTTCAATGCTTTTTTATAGTTCGATACTACTGTATCAATAAGACTTGGCTTGATAACACGAATCTGGTGTAAGTCTTGATTAATATTATAATAATTTTGATAATTAGTAATTTCAGTTAATTGTGCACCAGGACCCACATACGGATCAATGTCAACGATCTTACCATTTACATCTTCATAATGATGTGCTGCATTATATTCTTCTTCTGAAGATACAATATTGATTGATTGTACTGTATCTTCAAATTCACCTACAGCAATTGATTGAATCTGTTCACCATCAATAAAGGTACCATTTGCATCATCGAGCATAATTTGACCAAGATCGAGATGACGATGTGCGATTGTACCGGTTGCACCTGAACTTGAACCGGTTACAGTTTGGCCTATCTTAAAGATGCCAGTTAAATTATTTCTTGTCGTAATTACACGGTGAGGATATTGTTTTTTAATTATTCGATCAAGTTCTTCATTTGTAAGAGGCCAACCTTGTTGCCTTAGCTTATCATTCATTAAGAAAAAAGTCCAATAATAAAGTGGTGTGTCATAAAGCTTAATCGAAAGTATGTCAGGTCTTTCAAACTCTTGGATATTATAATAAGTGTAAAAAGAAGTTGCATCCTTAATTTGATCTACGACATCGATATAAGTCGTAATATCTTGAAAGGCGACAGTAGATTGTTCATCGCCAAATTTATAGAGTACATCATCAAAGTTTTTAAAGTACTGCATTATTTACCTTCCCTTACGTCTTTCTTATGAAGAGCTCTCATTTCTCTAAACCTTAAAGTCATATCAATCTCATTTGGATGACCATCTTTGAAGAATGTAGCACTCGTTGGGTTATACGATGAAGATACGCCTACTAAATAACAGAATTCAAGTTTAGGGATACGAGCATCAAGACCACGATGTAAGAAGCGAATCTTAAATACATTTGGAAACTCATATGCAATCGGTAAACCGCCTACATCTTTTACTTCAGGATATAATTCATGTCTAAAGAATTTTACGATATTGGCGATTTCTCTTGCTTCTGCAGCAGATTTAGGAATTAATTTAAAAGTAAAAGCAAAATCTCTAATTCGTACATTATCAAATACAGTACGACTATTTGGATTAACAGTTACTTGAGTTGCGATTGCTGCAGCAGTGTTAATACTCTGTGCACCAAACTTAGCAAGTCTCGATGCCGCAAATTGTGCAGCTTCTTGATTAGCTGATCCAAGAGCAAAATCAAATAAATTGCCTAAACTTTCAGTTATTGAACCACCAATTGCCTTCCCGATAGGGTTTCCTTCTTTTAATCCTTGTAGAACACCAGCACCAAGTACTCCTAAATTACCATTAGTGTATTCTACTCCATCATCGACATTGATTGAAAGAGGAAAAAATAATGTCACTTTTTTATTAAGATCTTCTGTTTCCATCCCATTAATAATAGCATCTGCTACAATATTAGCATTTTCTTTTGTCTTATCTGCAATTTCTTTTTCTTGAGCAAATGCAAATCCGTCATCGGCTGTTGCAGAATTTTTAGTTCCACTACCTGGAATATATTTTCTTACATTATCGAAGATCTTTGACTCATAAAGAGGTCGACCATTAATATCGATAGGTTTTACTTTATAGACTTCAAATGAAATCTTTCCGGCATAGGCAGGATCATCGATAAGAGGAAACTGTAAATTGGCCGGAATATCTGGTATTTCACCATTATCGGCCGCAGTTGGCTGAGTACTCGTTGACGCATATTCAGTCGCAACCAATCGGCTTTGATTCTCTCCGCCTTGTGATATCAATACTCGTTCTCTTTCGTAAGCCATGAAAAGATCCTATATATAGATTAAATAATTCTTTCTTATTTATATTCAAAAATGGTATATTCCGGACGATACAAAGTAATCAATACAAAGAAGTACAAAGGTGACTTTACAAACGTCATCTATCGTTCTTCATGGGAAAAGAAAGTATTTGAATGGTGTGATAATAATCCTGACATAAAAGAATGGAGCTCAGAAGAGACAGTCATACCATACTATTATGAGGTTGATAAGAAATATCATCGATATTTTGTAGATATAAAAATTACTTTTACAAATCATAAAACTGTCCTTGTTGAGATTAAACCTGCAAAAGAGACTGCACCTCCTATCGGAGAAAAACGTACGAAGAGATATATTAATGAGAGCTTAACTTATATTAAGAATATGAATAAATGGGAAGCTGCAAATGAATATGCAAAGGATAGAGGTTGGGAATTTCAGATATGGACAGAAGATACGCTTCGAAAGATGAAGCTATTACCTAAAGCTATGCCTGGAAAAATTAAGAAACCATTAAAAAAGCTTGCACCTTACTCTCGTAAAAAACGTAAGAAATAATTATAAATAGAATTATGTCGAATCTATTTCAAAAGCTAGAACTTGAAGCCTTTCGTGCAGGTATTAATCCGCGTACGAAAGAGTCGCGCGATTGGTTTCGTAAAAAGGCTCAGCAGATGCAGAGAATCAATCGTAATCAATTGATGCAAGAAGATGAGATCAAACTGAGAAATCAGTTTTCTCCTGGTAATATGTACATGTTCTTCTATGACCCGAAGACAAAGGACACGTTACCTTATTATGATGCGTTTCCTCTCGTGATTCCGGTAGAGCGAGCAGAAGGTGGGTTTTATGGTCTTAATATCCATTATTTGCCGCCAATATTAAGGGCTAAGTTCCTCGATGCGCTACTTGACATTACGACGAATAAAAACTATGATGAGAAGACAAAGTTTGATTTATCTTATAAGCTATTGAAAGGTTCACAGAAGTTTAGGCATTTTAAACCTTGTTATAAGAGATACTTAACAAGTCATGTCCGTAGTCGTTTTGCTTTAGTATCTGCTCCCGAATGGGAGATAGCGACGTTCTTACCGACTGCAGATTGGCGTAAGGCAAGTGGCGCAAAGGTTTATAAAGATTCGAGGGCTATGATCTAATGGCAACGATAGACGATATTAAATCCATTGCGTCAGCAAAATTAGGCTTTGCTCGTCCAAATAATTTCTTGGTAAACCTTCCTTCTCGTTTTGGAGTTGATGGGAGAGAAATGAATGTTCTATGTTCTAGTGTTGCTTTACCAGGTAAACAAATCTTAACTACTGATCGTAGGATTGGAATGGAATTCCAAAAGGTGGCATATGGTTATGCTGTTACTGATGTGGTAATGACATTTTATCTAATGAATGATTATGGCGTAAAAAAATATTTTGATACTTGGAGATCAAGTATCATTAATGAAGGCATTTATGATTTATCATATAAGAATGAATATGTAGAAGATGTTACAATTCATCAATTAAGAAAACCTCTTACTGGCTTTAGCAAATCTATTGGCCCATTAAGAGCAAATATTGGCATTGGTCAGGGTACAGTTTATTCTGTAAAACTAATCGATGCATTTCCAACGACTATTAATGCAGTTGAATTAACAAATGAACTTGATGGTCTAGTACAGTTAACTGTAGAAATTTCATATACAAACTGGCTGGTTGATGAAAACCCGCAAGACTTTATAACAGCATCATTAAATTTAGGGTGAAGTGAATGGGAAAGAAAAGACAAAGAACGAAATATACCTCGAAGGGTGAACGTAGTCCAATTGATCGTCAATTGGTTAAAGCATCTCGTAGAGAATGGGTTGGTAGCACAGAACAGATGACAGCTAAATATGCAGCTTGGCTAAAAGGCAAGAATGTAATGCTGACTATCGAAAATCCAAATAAGAATGAAACGAATAAAAGATTTATTCGTGTGAATGCCAATGACGTATGGCGTAGGAGATCTGCATAATGGCTTTACCAAAGTTAAATAATGATAATCCAATCTATGAAATGGTTATTCCTTCAACAAAGAAGACAGTTAAGTTTAGGCCATTTCTAGTGAAGGAACAAAAGAATCTTTTGATTGCATTGGAATCTCAAGATTCAAAACAAATTTTAAATTCAATGTTAAGTTGTTTACAGTCTTGTGTTTCTGATATTAATGTCAAAGACCTCTCAACTTTTGATGTTGACTATATGTTTACAAAAGTGAGATCTAAATCTGTCGGTGAAACGTCTAACATATCATCACGCTGCAGCAATTGTGAACATGAAAATAGTGTATCAATTGATCTTTCTCAAATTGAAATAAATGTTGATGATATCGCGTCTTCGACTATTCCTCTTAATGATACGGTTAGTGTTAAGATGAAGTATCCTACATATGAAGATATGATCAACAATGAAAAGATCTTTAGTGATGATTCTCGTGTAGTCGATGTTTTATTCGAGACGGTCGTAGCATGTATTCATTCTGTGCAGACAGAAGAAGAAAACATCATGATTAAAGATGAGCCTCGTGAAGAGGTTGAAAGGTTCATGAGTTCACTTACAAATGAACAGTTGAATAGGATCACGACCTTTGTTGATAGTATGCCTATATTGACACACACGATTGAGTATGATTGTAAAAGCTGCAATCAACACAATAAAATAGAATTAAAGGGCTTACAGGATTTTTTTTAATTAATCTCTCTCATGAAACGTTAGAGAACTTTTATAGAACTAATTTTACAATGATGCAACATTTTAGTTATTCTCTAACTGAGCTGGATAATATGATACCGTGGGAGAGAGAAATTTATATTGCATTATTAAATGAATTTATAAAAGAACAGAACGAAAGAGCAAATCAATAATGTCTAGTTTAGCTGCACTCAACGATACTCTTTTATCTCAAGGTAAAATCCTTACGCAAGTGAGCGATAACACTGCTAAAACGAGTGGTGCTATTGATCGCTTTGTTTCTTATATGGAAACAAAGAAAGGCGATGAGCTTGAAGAACAAAGAGAGATGAAACAATCTCTGATGCAAAAGATTGGTGTAAGTGTAGGCGCAGCGGGTGGAGCTATTGGTCGTGGAGCTTCATCTCTTGGAGATAAGTTTGATAAATTTACGACGTTACCGACTGGATTATTAACCGGCGGTGGACTCCTTGCCTTTGGTAAATCACTATTTGGTACGTTTGCAAAGAAAGGTATTCCTGCTGCTCTTGGTGTAGTCTTTGCAGATGAGATTGGAGATTGGGTAACAAGTCAAACTGGAAAAAAAGAACTCGGCGATGCGGCCGAAAGAGCGACACTTGGTGGTTCATTTGGTTCGCTTCTAGGCAAGAGATTCGGTCTCATTGGTGTTGCAGTCGGTGCTCTTGCCACTGACGAGAATATGAACAAGCTTGGTGAACTTGGAGAAAACTTAAAAAAGAAATTAGATGATCTTGGAATTAAGTTGCCAGATTTAACAAAGGTAATGGTAGCACTCCAAGAAGGTGTAGGTAAAGGGTTAGATGGTATAAATGCTCTTATCACAGGAGACTGGGATACATTAACATCAAACTTTAAAGAAACTGCAGGTCTTCTTGCTGGTATGGCATTGCTCATTGCCCCTGGTCCATTTATGAGAGGTTTAAAAAATATTGCACTATTTGCTGGCACGCGCAAAGGAGGAAGGCTTCTTGCAATAGCAGCTGCAGTTGCAGCTGGAACATACGTATATGATAAATTTTTTGATGGTATAGTAGGTGATGATGGATCAGGAGAAATTACAACCGAAGATATTGTTGGAGGGGCTGCTGTCGCTGGTGGCGCAGCTTTAGCTGCAAAGGGCGTATCTAATATGGTACGTAGAGGTCCTACTGCAGCAGAAATTGATGCTCAAAGGGCAGCAAATACTAGGATGCCATCAGCTCCTCGAGTCTATGGTACATTAGACGGTAAGAACGTTGTAAAGACTGCTAAAGGCAACTATGCGATCGCCGGTGCAGATGGTAAAGCGACTAGTCAAGTATTAAGTGAAGCAGACTTAAAGAAGATGAAGCCAGTTGGTACTGGAGCCAAATGGTGGCAAAAGTTTCCACGGATTAAAGGCTTACGTGGGATTCCGGGTTCAGCGTTACTCTTTGCTGCACTCGATAGCGCGCTGGCAGCATCAATTATGATGGATGATAGTCTAAGCATGGATGAAAAGATTGAACAATTAGGTCCTCTTATTGGAGGAACACTTGGAACGATTGGATTCGGATTACTTGGAGGTGCTATTGGTAGTGCATTCCCTGGACCGGGAACACTCATTGGTGGTGTCATTGGAACACTAGCTGGTTATTTTGGTGGTGATTATGCCGGAAGAAAAGTTGCAGCATGGCTCATTGGAAAGACAGATGAAGAACTAAAATTAAGAGAAGCGGCCCGCGTTGCATCAACATTGCCTGACACTAATACATTTGATGAGAGTTATACACCGGCACCCAAGCCGCGACAAGCCATAAGCAAGCCTCAAGTTGATAGTGGTGTCGCGTCTGGCGCAGCTCAAATTACTGCTTCAACAAATAATAATGTACCTGTATCAAGAGGAACTGTAGCTGTAGGTCAAGTAGGTGATAACGTTTCTATTCAAAATGAAAATAACACCTTTCTTCCACGCGGTGATGTGAGTTCATTTAATCCTAGCGAGATGATTTGGGATCAAGGCCCATAAAGAATTAGGAGACCGAAGTCTCCTAATCCCCGACTACCGAAGTAGTCTCTCTCCTTTCAGTTGCACCAACTTTTGTCCGAGGCTTACTCAGCGACTAGGCCTAATCGGTTGGCTGACCTAAACTGGAGCGGGTACCCGGAATCGAACCGAGGTCTTTGGCTTGGAAGGCGATTGTAATACCATTATACTATACCCGCAAGGTTTATTATAGTCATTCAATTAGTACTATGAGTAACAATCTATGACTTAAAATAAACAAAATTTGGGGTGGCCTATACCTACCGCTCTGCAGAAGGCATTTGATATATCGCTCTATACCGCCACCCAATATAGAGATAGCTATCGATCTAAAACGGGTTACTTCCCTGTCAGATATATCGACCCTACATAGCATAATCAGACATATCCTAGCGCCCGGTTCGAGGACGCTTTATGGAGTATGTGGAGAGAGATTCGAACTCCCATTGCCGAGTTATCCCAGCATCTTACCTATTAGATCATCCACATGCTTATTTGACAGACTAACCGTTGATCTGTACGAGCTTATTTCTGGCGGCCAACCCCTTTATTCAGCAGAGCCACGAAATAAAATGTGGATGCAGAATTATATATATTATTCGTCACTAGCTAACCGAGCGAAATATGACATGGTATCATCGTCATCTTCGAGTGAGCTAGCAGACAATTGATCTGCCGTTACTGGTTCAGCTGAACGAGGTTCAAGCATTGGTGCCGGTTCATTGATCATCGCTTCTTGCTTAATCGTATATGAACCTGCTGTGGCCTCTTCACCGAGAACACGCATCAACTTTGCTTTGAGCTCGTCATACGTTTTGTAGTTCTTTGGATCGGTGAACTCACTGAGATCATGTAGTTGGTTATAGACTGTTTCCAACTTGGATTCATCTCCATCATAGAGAGAAGATGTTCCTGCAAACTCCGACTTATCATAATTACGATATCCTTCTACTTGACGGATCTTCAACTTAAAGTCTGCACCTGACCAAAAGTCAAATGGATTGACTGGTGTTTCATCTGCAAAGTCTGGTTGCATAGAGTCCATGATCTTATCAAAGATCTTTTTACCAAACTTATAGAGGAATACTTTACCTTCGTTTTGAGGAGCACTTGGATCCTGAAGAACGAGGATATTAGTTACATAGTGGAGTCGACGCTTTTGTGCTCGGGCTTTTTCTTTGTCTTCCTCGAACCCAGAATTCCACAACTTTGAGTTGAGTTCACCAACTGGATCAGGTTGACCAATAGAAGTAAGGCTGTTTTCGATATACCACTGACCGGTTGGTCCTTTGAATCCATGATCCCAGTATCGAACCCATGGGAGTTCTTGGCCTTCTGCTGCTGGGAGGAATCGAATGACTGCATAGCCGTTACCCGCTTTGTCTACTGTAGGTTTCCAAATTCGTTCATCGACATACGACTTCTTTTCACCACCTCCGTTGGTGGCTTCGGCTGCTTGAACAAGTTTGGAGATTTGGTCGCGATTGCGTTTTAGATTTTCGAATGACATGTTTGTATCCTTGTATGTGCTGTAATATTAACTGTAGTATTATACATCGTATCGACTGTATTGTACATAGTATATATACGTACTATTCAAATAAAGACGAGTCTAATGTATTTTGTTTTGGCAAAAAGTTTAAGGCCATTGCCTCTGCCTCTAGCTTATCTTTGATGATAGGCGAGATGAATTTCTTTACATCTTCTGGATCAATGTTGTTTTCTTCACAAAGATGTAAGATCGTATCCATATACGATAGTCGTGTCTCAACTACTGTTGCTTCAATAAGCTTAGTAAATTTAGATTTAGTTAAAAAGTTTTCTTCAATTGTCAAGTTCCGTCTCCCAATGTCTTACCCAGAAATGATCACCACACTGATCAATTTCTCTTTGTGGATAACCATTCTCTACCAACCACGCTTTGACATCTTTGACATCTCTAGGCATTGGCTTTGGAAATCCATACTTCCACCCACTCGGTGGATCACACATTAATACCTTAGTCATGGTCATCTTTTCCTTTTAGATTCTTCCTAACCCACTCAATTTTATACTCATGTGTCCAATCTTTCAGATAGTCGTTATCTTGATCAAACAGTTCCAACATTTCATCTTTTGTCATTGTGGTAGTATCGATAATAGTCTCACCTAACCAATACTGAGAAAACTCTTCTGCTTCTTCTGAAGTGACTGTATCACAAGCCCATTCAATGGGATTGACAGGAATATCAGGATTCAGTTTTTGTAGATCATCCTTATGCATCACATATCGGTGTCTAAACTGACTGATTGTTGTTACAACTACATAATCATTACTCATTTAATTATCCAATCCCAATCTTTTTTAGTCCATGCTAGATTTTCAAGCATCTCTACTTTAACGCCATGCAGTTCTTGTAATTGTCCCCAGACGTGTGCATTGTTCATTCTCAAATGATAACTATCAACATGGCATTTATAACAACTTCCAGAAGATCCATAGAAATACCAGTAATCTCCATCAAATTCGTGACGAGTAATACCGCTGTTTATACGCCAACTATCACCATCCAAATAACCACCCGACCAGCCGGCAAGTACTCGATAGTGTGGATCATCACCTTTCATTTTGATAATCACCCAGTTGTCTGGTTTATATTCAGTCATTTTTACCACCCTGGTGCTGAATAGTCTTTCGACTTTGTATACTGTGCCATTCCATCTAACCCATACGCAGGACAAACATTGATTCTTTCTGGTAAACCCATGTTGTCTCGTTCACCTCCAGCACCGCAGATGAAAAATACACCAGAGCGTTCTGGATTAGAGTGCTTTACAATAGTTTTTAGTTTTTGAAATAACTCATATTCTTCGTCAGAGATTGTTTTCATTTTTCCACCTATCATAGTCATCCTGGGGCATATAATCAGCAAGAACTCGATTAATTGCCTTAAGCAGTTCTTCATCTGGTTCGATGATGTCGTCTGACAAATCAACCTTGTCAGGTATACTACAAATATCATAGTATTTCTTCAAGGATTTTACAACGAGTTCATCTGATGCCTGAGAGTTTGTATCCTCATAGGCTCTAACCTTCTTGCGAAGCATCATCACTTCTTCTTCATAATCTACTTTAATCATTTGTCTAATACCCTCAATAGAATAGTATCTGCATTAATACGACCGTTTGGCACACTTGTTTTAGTAGTGAGCTTCTTCCACTCGGCGTCAACCTGTCTTACAGTTTTTGTTAGCACAAGCGGAAGAAACTCATCTGGTTTACGAAGACGAACTTGACGACTATTAACAGTATCAATGTTCTTGATAGTACTACCTGAGATTTCAAACCCATTTGTACTTTGTGTTACATACTCTGTAAGAGTACGAGTCTTCGTATTGAAGGTATACAATCGAATCTTACCGACCATTTGAATTGGTGGGATTGATACTAGTTTATATGTAGTATCTTCGGTCTTGTATTTAACCTTCGAGATTTGTTTGTCCGCAGCTTTAGGCTGTTTGACTCGAGTTTTACGAGTAGCCTTCGCTGCGGACTTAATGCGGTCAAGATCGAGGAGCATGTCTTGACACGCTTTAATGCGGCGATTGAGTTCAGGTCTTTTCACATGTGAATAGCCCTCGACGGCTTGGTCACAACGCTTATGGTATGCATCTTCATAATCTAGCAACCATCCCTCAATCACCTGGCGGACTGGCAATGTAGCCGATCCAGCCAAACTGTATTTCTTAAAGAGAAGATAAACATCAATTGTAGTCTTCTTACCTTCGATCCACTGATCTTCGAGATTAAGTAGATCTTGCATAATAGTATTACTAATCTTATTCTGAAGGCGTTGTGCTGGAGAAAGTGTTATTACGTTACTTTCTGTCTTTGCTTCAGCCTTTTTCTCTGCTAAGATGGTCTTACCAAGTACTACTAGATCAGCAATCTTAGCATCTAAGTGTGCTGTATATGACTTTGATTTATCACATTGAGTCAACCCTTGATTATTCCAAAATGCTGTGGCACCTAAATATCCGAGAACAAACTTATATTCAGGACAGGCAAGCGCGGCGCGCTGATCTGACTTATTCAATGTTTTCTTGATATAAGTCTTGATTTGAGCTGAGATGTCTTTACGATCGATCTCCATATGGAAATAATCTTTAACAGCCTCAAAGCCCTTATCGATAGGTGCTGCAGCTATCCCTGTACGCGCACGAGCGCGAACTGTTTTCTTCTTACGTTTTTGTAATGCCATTATGTTTGCTCCTCAATAATAATATGGGACCCCAAACCGATTCCTAGGACGGTCTTTTTCATTCTATTTTCGAGCCCGGGGGCCTCGTAACTCGCGCGTTCCTTAATTTTTAGACTGGACGAACGGACCATTCCCAGTTGAGTCTTTCTTATGAGGGCTCTTCATTCCCACCTGCGTCTTAATTTTAATGTCGTTTACAGGCTTAACCACGTTTATACTCGTTCGACAATTTTTTATTGTAGATATATTCTACTACAGTTTTCCACAAAAGTAAACCATTAATTTCGCCTCATTTGTGCATATATTTCTGGGGAATCGGATCTACCCACTGGAACTGTGTTTGATTTGTGCATTGTTGCGAGCCCGACGATGTAGTCTCCTGAATACTCTTGTGCCTTTCGCTTTCCTGCGATGGGTGTAACGACGTCCGACGTCGGGATGCTGAAGCGTGTCTCTGCATAATTCGGAATACTCGCGCCACTTGATTTCTCCTTTGTTTTGAGCTGATCAGGATGCACACCCATCTTACGCAGCCAAGCATTGTGTTTAGCTTCGGCTTTCTGCCAGCCAGGAGTACGCTTGGTCTTACGCTTTCGAGTTGATGTGGTAGACATACCATGAACAAGATGCATAGTCATTAGTTCCATACCGTCTTTAAGATAGTGAAAGGATCTGTACTCTTAAAGATGTGACACTGAAAACCAGTATTCTTGGCAGCCTTAATCGCATCTTCTAAAGTTTTATGAGAGCTGTGAGTAAAGCCAAAATTTGTGAGAAATACTTCAAACATTAGTTCCATCCTTCATATGATTCGTATGCAGTTTGACCACGTACGCGATCGCCATAATATTCGTCGACATACTTTTCGGCATCAGTCCAAGCGTTGATGTTAACAGAGTCGTCAGTGCTACGATCTTCGACAGGAGTGGTATAGTCGCGAACACGAGCATTCCGCTTAACTTTTTTGTTAAACTTGGCTGCAGCTTTTTTGATATAAGCCAGACGATCTTCAGGTTTAATAATCATAATAAACTCCTCTTTGATTATAGGACTATACTACTACAATCTTTAGGCAATGTACACAAAAAAACGCATTATTTTATCTAATAAAAACAATTAGATGTGATTTTTTTCATCTTCAGTCTTGTATTGCCATTCGTCTGTGTGGCCAACTGACCATTTTGGTTCAGTCTCTACTGCATAGTTCTGAGTACAGACTTTAAAATCTGGCATCAGTAACTTCTCAGGTGTAAGGCTTGAGTCTCTAAAGATGACTCTATTGTTTGGTTGAGCAGCAAACTGACCACTATCTAACTTAATGATATTGAATGACTTATGTTCAGGATCGTGTTCACTAAAGTTAGTATCAAGATATGCATGATCTCGATGAGCGTTATCAATAGTAAACATATACTCACCCGAATGCATCTTGCGATCCTTTCCAAAGAATTCACATCTGCTTAATAGTGGTTTTTGAACTACAGTAATGTCATAATCAAAACAATCCCAAAGCTGAAGAACATCGAGAGGAAGGTCGCTATGATCAAGGCTATGAACAAACGCTACCAAAGGGAGTTTATCATATAGTGCTCCATAATCTGTTAATAGGGTTTCGAAATAAAGTGCTTTATATTGTATTGATTTAACTGCGATCCAGATGCCAGGTGTATATTCACCGTGACCCCTTTCTAGATCATACAGATATTCTTTTTTTACATAGACTGGAATAGGTGGAAGTGGATGTACTAAAAATGCCATATAAATATTCCTATGTTAGATAACGATTATATTTATCCTACTATTCAAGATAAAGATTTTTTCTCTGTCGAAGAAGCAGCAGAACTCGAATCTATCTTTGACCAGTATGCCGAAAGAATCGCCCAAGATTATTGGGGAAGTACTCGACCCATTTCTCAATTAAGATTACATTCAATATTCCACCATTTTGATGATGAAAAAGAGACTGGAATTATAATGGATTTTACTATTAATGAAGTCTTATTTTATTCAAAGTTAGAACGTTTAGAGTTAATAGAAGATTTTAAGGAATATGCAGCAATTGAATTAAAAGATTTAAATGATAAAATTTTTGAATACAAAGAAAAAATACTTACTCGATTAAATGATTCTAATATTAAAATAGCTTGGTTTGAATTCATGAATATGAAATCCTCATTTGAAATTCATACTGATAGATTAGCAGTAAAAGACAAATATATGGATAGACCAGATGATTGGGATAGTCTAATTCAAAAAGATTATATGCAAGACGATTATATCAATAGAATGAACATATACCAAGGATTAATTAATATTAATGCTCCTACGACTCATGGAACAATCCTATTTGATCAGATGTTTCCTTTTACAACGTATCTTGCATTTGATAAAGAATATTCGGGATATAAAAATACTATATGTGGATATCCCTTTATTACATTTTATAAAGATGATTCACCAACGCGATTTGGTCACACTATAAAAAATTTTACATACAAACCATTTTCTGATGATGATTTCAATATGATAACCAATAATTTAGTAGATAATGGGAAATTTAATAGAGATCAAGGTTATGGACTCAGCTTAGAAAAACTTTTCTTTTTTGATAAACCTGGAACTACTAGTCTATGGGATAGTCGACGATATCATTGTCAGATGCCATATAAATTTGAAGATCAAACAAGTAGAAAAGTTTTACAATTTGTTTGTAGATCTAAAATATAGTATGCCCTGTTTTATAAAATAATGGTTTTTTCATTGCAATAAATTGTAAAACTAATCTATTTTGATTTTTACCATGGTGCTTAAACGGTATCGTTTTATGAAACTTTTTACTGTCCCACATATTAAGAGTTCCTGGAGTATCGAAAGTCATTAATGAATCAATCGATAATCCATAGTATTCATCTTTTTTAACTCTATCTGGTCTTGGAGATTTTTCAATTAATAAATTGAAATCTTTTTCTGATATTTCTTGGCCAGTAAAATTTCTAATGCTTTCTTCAAATCTATGTGGTTGATCGTCAGAATAAAAAAATATAATATCTTTCTTAGCGCTTCTGGTTCCATCAGTTTCTTTAGAAGTATTTTGCGGAGACCAATAAACTGAATATGGAAACCATTGATCAAAAATTATAGTTCCGTTATTAGAAGGTGCGTCAATATTAATTAACCCTTGATAAATCGGCCAATTAGTTACGTTGTCTGGATGATAATCTTCTTTTTTTAAATCATCCCAATTATTTGGTCGTTTTATAAATCTATTTTTTACATCTAAACTATCTGTGTGAATTTGAAAATCACTTGGCATATTCATGAATGCTAATCGTTCAACGTATCCTAAGCCGATCGTGTTTTCTATATGTTCTTTAATTTCATCAAAAATATCAGCGAAAAACATTTTAGATAATTTTTCTCTAACCTTAATATGCATGTGTTCTGGCACTAAAACCATTTGATCAAAGTTAGACCTATTTTTTAATAGAGCATGATCATTTAAAAAATATTCTCCAGTATATGTGAAATAAAATTCATTTAATCCATCATATTTTTCATCTCTATCATATTCTTCTTTAATTAATTCTTCACATTCTAAGAAATTATCTTTTATTTCTTGAATTAAATCAGAGGAAAGAAAATTCTCTATCTTTTTATTTAGGATAATTTGGTCGTCGTAAAAAGTCATTTTGAGTAAATCTTATACAAATAATCCTCGAATGCCTCAACCTTTTCAATACGATTAGGCCAAAGGATATATTCTTTTTCTGGATTCTTCTTAAGGTTGTTAAGCAGAGGTGTGATGGCATTATATAGTTTATCAAGTTTTTCTTGAGTGTTTAGTGCATTAGCACCCAAAGATTCTGCTTTGGCAGCAACATCTTGAACTGCTTTTAGTTCTGTCTCATCTACAGCAGTAAAACCAAAATCAAAAATATCATCAGACATTCCATCTCCTCCTATTGGCAGCATAAACGTCAAATAAAAATAAAGCACCTATTGCCCAAAAAAAATTCATATACAGTAATGACTGTGATATAACCCAAGCAAAAGGAAGAATGACGACAATATCGCCAAGTGTAACGTTTAATTTTCTCATACTACTATTTATTTCCAGAATTTCCACCACGGAGCTTTTTTCTTTGACTCATAGTAATGGATAAACTGTGGATTATAATCTTTAGTTAAGTAGTATTCAAGCGCAGATGCTGCAATAGATCCTTCGATCGATTTATCTTGAGCATGTACATATGCATTTAGTTTTAGAAGATCAGCTTCAGTCAACTTAGAACCCCATTCATCAATTAATGCTTTTGCAGATACTTCAATCTGAACATTAAATTCAGCAGCATCAATATCTAAATCTTCCCAAAAATCTTTACCTAACATATAACACCTCATATAATTTGGTACGGACGGAGAGACTCGAACTCTCACGGCCTAAGCCTCAGGATTTTAAGTCCTGTGTGTCTACCTATTCCACCACGCCCGCATATGGCGGAGGGCGAGGGATTCGAACCCCCGGATGGTTGCCCATCTCCTGGTTTCAAACCAGGTGCATTAAGCCAGACTCTGCCAGCCCTCCAATATTGGCGACTCCGGGAGGACTCGAACCCCCGACCCATTGCTTAGAAGGCAATTGCTCTAATCCAGCTGAGCTACGGAGCCATTCATTCTATAATTCATTTTACGTAGCAGAGCCATTGCAGTTTGATACCAAAGTTTCTTAAAATCTGGATCATTAGCAAGATCTGCTGCACGAAAACAGTTATCAATGCGACGTTCAAATAATTCGAATTCTTGTGATGTCATTTTAAAAACTCTACTACATGTCGTTGTAATATATCTAATAATTCCCAATCATTATAACCTAATAGTAATATCATGAGAATACCTATAATGATTTTCATGATTAACCCCAATCCTTATAGTCACCGCGCTCTTCGTTCTCATCATAACCAGCATGATATTCTTTGATCTGTTCTTCGGTCAGATCATAGACTCTATTAATACACGGATTGCCGTATTCATTAATACCATTCATGTGATAGTGAGGACAGCGAGGTCTGCGATAATAGCTATCCATACCGCCTCGAACAAAGGGAGATCCTGAACCTGCGTACTCCATCATGCACACATCCTTTCTATATGAGCCTCAATCTTCTCATCGGTCCACTTATGAAACTCGAGAGACCGAGCATACGACTTGCTGACATGATCAGCGGTGATATAGTACGCATCCTCGATGAGTTGGATACGCTGGAACTCTTTGAGAGTACCGGAAGGAACACGCTGGCTCCAGTATTCGATATCAGCGGGATCGACCATCTTACCCATCCAACAGCCAGGCTGCTTTGAGAACTCTTCGGCCTCAGCGCGCTGAGCGTTGATGTAATCGACGAGATTTTTTTCCATAATGTAAGACATGATTAGCTCCTCTTTTTCAATCATGTATATATTATACTACAACTCTCAGTAAATGTACACTAAAAAATGCACTTTTTTCAATTAAAATGAATTTACCTCGGCTGGGTTTTCAACAATCAGACTTTTTTTAAAGTCCTCATAGCCACCAATATGGATGCCGTTATCATCAATAATCTGAGGAACAGTTGTCCATTTTCTCTGCTTGAATAGAGCTCGAGCACCTTCGTCTAGATGAACTTTGATTTCTTTGTATTGAATGTGATGGCGATCCATTAGATCCATTGCTGCATCGCAAAAGATGCATCCTGCTTTTGAGTAGACGGTGTACATTATTTCTGAAACCTCAGTGAGTATTGACGACCTTCATGCGTAAAGGTAACAGTTGAATGAGAATAGATTGTCTTTGTCTCTTCCTCATATCGTGTTTCGGTACGACACTGAGGTCCTTTGTTTCTCTCAGTATTGAGTACACCACCTAAGAATGCTCCGAGCGCTCCACCATTCTTTTCACCAGGAATGTTATTGCCAATAGCACCACCTACAATAGCTCCTTCTAGAAAGTTTTGAACTTCTGACTTGTTGTTGCCTTGAGTACAGATTTCAACTGTATATGGCTTTTGAACAATAACAGTTTTATAATGATCTTGAGTAGTCTCAGCGAATGCTGTCGTTGCGAGTAGGAATAAGGGTGTAGTCGACAATAAGATTTTCTTCATTTTGTTTTTCTCCAATTTCTACATCGAGTGCTTCTCTCAATTCAGCGATTCGACGATATGCTTGCTGTAGTTGACCTTGTAATTCATGAACATTTTGCTTGAGCAGTTCAATATGATCGCCTTGTTTTACTACCATGTCACGGTAGTATTCAGCTTCTTTGTCAGTTTGATCCACCGGTTTCAAGGGGATCCCGAACGAGTACGTTTCCATGCTTCTAAAATTACCTCCTGTAAACGATAAGCTTCTTCTTCCCATGGGTGATTAACATCATAGACAAAATTAAGATATTCTTCACCCTTCCATATCTTCGCGAAATAAGTTTTATCTTTCAACTCTCCACGAACACCTTGCTTCACATGAACCATCTCATGAAAAACACAAGTCAATAAGTCGTCACCTTCGAGTCGACTATCAATCTCAAGATCATACATCCGATCATCAACTTCAAGACAATAGCCTTGAGCATCTTCAATTTTTTTCAGTTGAATATCGACGAAACAGTTTCTGACTCGTGGCATGAGATAATTCCACGCAAACTCTGCAGCACGATTAACAATCTGCCTTTGTTTGGCTCTACCGCCCTTCACTGTGATCATCGAATAATGCCTCTACTTGTTTGATATGTTTGCACTTGCGGAATGATATACAGTTACATTCAAAGCCATAGTCTGTCATTTCCACTGTATATTTATCACCGCGACTACCAATCACTGGCCAGCGAATGCCTACTGCCCAGTGATTTTTGGTATTGACGATATCAGAACTATGCGACACCTTGGAGTGCTCCTTCGTGCCATGCATACATTTCATTTTGGATTTCATCGTAGCATTGATAAGCTGCTTGGATCATCAATGGACGATATGGATGATCGGCAAACTCTTTTTCGATTATTGTACGAAAATCTCGACGATCGAGATTATAGTTTTCACAAGCTAGTTCTTGTGCGTCGATGATAAGGTCTTTCAAACGTGACATAATATTAACTCCTCTTTTATTATGATCCTATCTTACCATAAAAAGAGGAGCTTGTAAACAAAAAAACGCATTATTTTTTCGAATAAACTTTAATCTCTACGTTATCACCGTGTTTAGGCTTAAGACCATTATGAAAATGATGGAGTACAAATTTGACGTCTTTGAACTCATTCCAGATGCCAGTCCAAACTGGTCTCCAGTTAGTAGCTAGGCGATTGTTATTCATATTTTCACGATCTGAATGCATAAAAAGATCTGAAGAGCTACGTAGATTAAAGTCAAAGATAGCATCAAATCCATACATATGGATCTCATCAGGCTTAAACGTTGATGCTGCATAATGTACGGCAAAGTGACCACAGCTTAAATCTGTATAGTTAGGACAATACTTTGGTAGAGTCAAATAGAATTGTTTAATCTGTTGGGCAAACCGCATATGGGCTTGAGGGTTACCATCGAGGAATATTTTTGGTCTCATACCAAGGACCCATTGACCTGGAACAATGATCTCACCTTTAGCCATCGCTCTCATCATCTTAAAGTCAACGATCGTAGTAGCATATACGTCATTTACTTCAAATGGTGGCAAATTACAGGTAAGCTTTAATCCTTTACGAGGTTCAGCATTATAAAAAGAAGCTGAATCACCATTACCTAATACATGAACAACTCTAGCCATTCATCATACTCCTAATACGCTCTTTCCCTTTTGCGCCTGTCCAATGGATAATCTTCGTTTCACCTTTATATCCATCATGATCAAGTTGCAGTCTCATCACATTATATTCATTTGGTAAGTCTTTAATGTATGTTAATTTGGTAATAGGATTTAACATACTATGTAAGACCTCTTGATCTCCAACAGTAGGATCATCGTGTACATTTTGACACCATTGATGGAGGATTATAGGCTTATCTATAAAGCCCACTACTCCTGAGTTATGCCACAGATCTCCTCTTCTCTTTGACCATGGTTTATCTTCGACCATAGCAAGTTTACCAGGCTCAAGCATATTGAATAAGTCTTCGATATTTGCTTTTACTTCACAGTCAGTATCAATCCATACAGTCTTACGTGAAGGCGCATAGAGCATTGAACGTGGTTTCTTAAACCAACCTTTTTCTTTAGTCTTCGTCATATCAAGGATCGCATGGAAGTTTTGTTGCACAAACTCCATTGTATCCTTAGAAACCCCAAAATCAGCAAAGACGAGAGGAGTTTTGTTATATTTTTTGTAGTTTTCAACGAACCATGGAAGCATCCACGCATGGCCTTCATCACAGCCTGTCAAAAACGCTTCATCATACTTCTTCAATGTCATAAGCTTCACCATAATTATGTTTAGCGTAACAGCCCTTTTCGTTTTGAATGGTTGTAAAGTTATCACGCGCTTCTACTGGCCAAGGATAATATTCTTGTAACCATGGAAATGATTGCGTATTAAGGAATACATCTGTTGGTCTAGCAAATACCTTTGCTTGCTTAATAAACTCTTTTGCTCCAGCTGGTTTTACAAAATATGCATGAGCACCCGGGAAATAACTTTTTGACGTAAGAGGATTAATGCCAAGATGAGGAGGGATATTAAACTTACCATAAGAAGGCTTACCGATTGACATTGCCTTTTCATATGGAAGATTAGTTTTAATCTGATCGATAACATATGCATCGTGTTCAAAAATCAATAGCTCTTCATCAGTTTCGACACAGTGTTTCCATAAAGAATAATGAGAATGAAATGCTGCAGCACAGTTAGCGATTCGCGAATATGCTTCATGTAATCCAGTGATCTTTACATCATCCAAGATAAGCTTATCGATAGGCATATCTATCGGAGTTGTAGCTTTCCATTGTTTTACTACAATACCATTTCTCTCTGCAGATTGCATGCAACGTGATGCTACCTGCACAGATCTTTCATTGTCTTGAATCGTAATTACGTATGCTTTCATTTTTATCTCGATGTAGTTGAAGGTGTTCCTTGTACTTCTGTGTAAAATGTGGTCGTTACTCCAAGTAATGGTACAAGCTGTTTACACATTAGTGCATCATTTGGCCAAAGGCCATGTTCTTCAACAAGCTTAATCATCTTCTCTGCGCCCTTTGGTTTAATTATGTATGCAGAGTTTCCGGCTAATCCCTGTGGTACATCATGATCATCAATAGTCGGTGCAGGAACGACTTCATACTGCTTTTGATATTGATCAACTTTGTCTTTAAATTCTTTTGATTTCCTCGTCGCAAAGAGAGGGTTATTAATGCCAATGATAACATACTTATTACGATCTATTAATCCAGTATCGAGTTTACGTTTGAATCGAGCGTCATGCTCAAGGACAAGAATATCTTTATGCTTATGCAGACATTCTCTCCAAAGAGAATAATGACTCAGAGCACATGCGATTCTTGCGTCTCTATTTTTAGTAGGATATGCAGTCTTTTTAAGGCCAGTCTTAAAGTCAAATATTTGTCCTTCCCATGGATAGTTCCATTTTACTCTAAAGTCTCGCATAAGAGCCGGAACTTCAGAAGGTACAACAGCTTTGAAGACTTCAACGTCAAAGTCATTCTTTACTGACTTACTACTAATGACACAATTAGCAGCGGCTTCTTCGGATATACCGTGACCTTCTATCGTGATTACATATGCTTTCATTGTTTTTTCAATACCGTATAACCTACATTATTTGTATTGTGTTCAATGATTTCCCATTTACCATCACTCGCAAAGTTTTTAAGAACACGATAAAGAGAATCATTAGGATTGCCATGTAGTACGCTCGTATCATGAGCGATGATATATTTACTTACGTGACCAGCATGCATATTTAATTCTTTTATCATATGCTGAGGATGATGATAAGAGTCGATGACCAACATATCGACCCAAGCAGTAGAACCAAGGCCTGTTGAGTCAGCTTGTTTGATTGAAAGCTTGATGTCGTTTTCTTTACAGTATTTTCTTGCGATAGGTGCGAGGAATTTATTATAACGAGAGAAGTCAATATCAACGAGTTGAATAAATTCTGGATTACAGAGCATAGCAGTCGAAGCAGTACCGCCTTGATGTGTACCAAGTTCCATATAACTCTTACATTCTTTCATATACTTTTTAATTGCGTCATGAATAGCACAATAGTCTTTACCATGAGCTTCTTCTTGTTGTTCACGAATAGACTCATTAAATTCAACTAGAGTCTCTACATGTGATAAATCTGAATTGATCATTTCTTAACACCTATCATATAGTTTTTCATCTGCATCTCATCTTTAATATCATAAAAATTATATTTAAACAATCGCTTCTGAAGATCTTTAAAATACTTTACATTATCTATTTCTTCTTGGTCGCGGCCATATACAGGAAATGAATCATTATAATGAATAAAGATATAACGATAATTACGTAGCTTCTCTTCCATCATATCCCTTACTTCATAAGGAGTTTCATCCAAACTAAATGTAGCGAAGAATAATCCATTTCGAGTTGAAGGTTGTTTGAGAGTCTCGGCCGACATAAAGCGTAGATTACCTTTAACAGTCTTTGAAGTATAGTATTGTTGAAGCTCAGTGACTTCAGGCAAGTCAACGAGATAATATTCACCATTAAACCCTAAATCATGCCATACTCTGCAGTTATTACCATAACCTGCTCCAAAGTCTGTAATATGATCGATCTCAGTTCCAAATGTATCTTCAAAAAGCTTATAATAATAAAAACTTCGAAGAGTTGATTGTGATAGGCCTAATTTATAAAGTGTAGGAGATCCAATTTGAGGATCTTTAATTTGACTAATCCGTGGATCTTTTTTGACACGTTCGTATAAACGACTGCATAATTTTGGGTTATGAAAATGCATCGTCTTCTTCACTGCATTTGACTTTAAGAAGTTTTTTTGCTTACTCTTAAAGTCATTTGCTATATTTGATTTAATTTCATTCCATAAAGTCATTAGTTGTTCCACATAGTTGGCGGTAAATTGACCGCTTCCCAAATCCTTTGTTTATCCCAATCACTTGAACCAGATAGTTGTAGATGAACGAAGCGAGTATCTTTATTTCTAATATCTATAACTGGCCTTTTAGGTCCTTTTGTATTTGGTTCATAGTGTATTTGTGTATTCCATTTTACATCAAGTTCTTTCGATTGTAAACCACTTTTTACGAACATAGCATGTACATAAGCCTGATCCCTCCAAAAGAGTTTACGACTAAACTTTGATCTAAAGTGATCCATGAAAGGCTGAATAGGTTGCATCAGCTCCTTGCCTTTCTTCATACCATCTTTTGTATAGATTGCTAAGCCGCCATTATAAATCTTGTATAATCCATCTTTATTTTTAGGCATTTCAATGTCATAGAATCGTTCCACTTCTTGTGACCATTTCTCTTGGATGTCATACGTACCAGTCTTCTTCTTTAGCGCTGGCATATGCACTTCTTCACAAATATTCATCTCTCCAAGATCCGACTCAAAGATATTCTCTTCGATGCCATCAACTGGAAAGATGTCAGTGTCAAGTGTTAGTACAGCATCATACTCATGATACTCTTCATTGAAGACAGGTTGAAATGAATTAAAGGCTGCAGGTTGAGAACAAATATTATTAAAGAAAGTAGGATTTCTTTCGAATCGATATTCGGCGCCAATCTTTTTAGCATACGCTTTCATGGTTTCAATGCCATATTCGGCACACTTCTCCATGGTTGGACCTATCCAATATTGGTAAATTAAATATTTCTTCATACTTCATGATCCAATGCATCTAGACACATATCGGCAACAGACTTAGTTTGCATAAAATGTATTGATTTATCTGGTACAGTTGAGACTGGAATATCTCCGGCTCTTCTATCTCTTTCTACTACATGTAAGTTCTTTTTTGAAACATTACACATCGTATCGATTACTTCTCTTACTGTTACGCCTTCAGGTGAACCAAGACAATCGATGATGTCTGTAGGCTCATTATCAACTACTCGTTCTAATGAATCAACGATATCAGTTACGTGTGTATAGTTTCTAATACACGTACCATCTCGAGTATCATAGTCTGTGCCAAAGATCTCAAGCGTATCAAACTTGCCATTTGCAACAGCAGCTGCTTTTCTAATTAAATGGGAATATTCATCATCATACTTATTAAATCCATTATTGCCACAAACATTATAAAACCTTACGATGCTATGTTTTTCTTTGAATTGTTTTGTTATCAATTCCCCGCCATACTTAGTAGCAGCATATGGAGAAGCTTCAGGACTAAAAGCAGAACCAGTTGAGCAATAGACAAAGTGATCACAGTCCGCAAAGTCGATCACGTTCTTTGTGCCTACAACATTTGTCTCATAATAAAGCCATGGATTTTTGACAGAGAGTGGTACCTTACCCATCGCGCCAATATGTACGACTTTATCAAATGATCGTCTCATACCAGCAGGTCGACGAAAATCCCAATCAATGATCTCAGTAACATATTGACTAATATCATTTTGCTTGTGATTATAATCTGTAGCGACTACAGAATGACCATGTTCAGCTGCTGTCTTAACAAAGTGTGAGCCAATATATCCGGTGGCGCCGGTAACTAAGATCTTCATTCGATGATATTTCTCTGTTGTAACGATTTAAGGTTATCGATCTTTTCTCTCTTCGGGCCTCGAGGAGTTACTTTTGTGCGAATATGGATAAAGCCTGCTTTTTCTGGCTCCGGAAGAAAACTACACTGACACCACTTCTTATGCATATATGGTTTATCAGTCTTAAAGTCTGACTTAAGCGCAAGAGTATGCATGATACCTTCATCGCCGAAGTGATATCGTCTATTATAATTTTGCATCCAACCCGTGTTGGACTGAAGAGGTAATCTCAGCTGTTGACGTGCTGCTCTATCTAATTTATAGATAGCTCCTCCCCAATATGGATACATCTTACTTGCAAGATGTGGATATGTTCGACAAAGATTATTATGCAATCTTTTTTGAGTATCTTCGTGAAGACCAATACCTTCTACTTCAAATACATTTTCTTCAAGATCCTTTGGAGCAAACATATCGATATCAAGCATAACTACAGTATCGTAGTCATCCCATACCTTATCAAGCATATAAAGCTTTTGAATTGGAGTGGTGAACTTTTCGTTGAATACTTGACCGGTCACGAGCTGATAGTCGACCCCAAAACGATGAGCATATTTCTTGATATTTTCTACGCTCTGTTTTTCAAGTTCACCAAGTTCACCAGTATAATGTTGTAATATAATATTTTTCATTTTACCATTTAGGTGACGTTAAGATGTTTTCCTTCTTTAGATTATCTTTCATCTTTTCGGCAATAAACTTAACGTCATCTACTAAGCTTTGTGACAGCGTGATAGGTTCAAATCCAAGACTCTTTAAGCCTTCATTGCTCACTGTCAGTTCATTTTCGGCCAATTCTTTTCTTGGATTATCAACATAAGTGATATTACCACCATAAGAATTTACCACGATCTCGGCTAGTTCTTTAACTGTTCGTACTTCAGATACCTGATTAAAGATCCTTACCTTGCCACCTTCTGGTGGATTTTCACATGCAAGTTTGATACAACGTGCAGTGTCTTGAATATGTATAAAAGCTCTTGCCTGACCACCTACACCATACACAGTAATGTCATTACCGGTAGCAGCTTGAGAGATAAATCGATTAAGCACTGTACCGTAGATGCCATCATAGTCAAATCGATTAACGAGTCTTTCATCAAGTTCAGTCTCTTCGGTCTGTGTACCCCAAACAATACCTTGATGCAAGTCAGTGATTTTCAAGCCCCAATTTTTGTTGTAGAATTGGAACATAATTTGATCAAGTGACTTAGTCATATGATAGACACTGCCAGGATTTGTAGGATAAAGGATATCAGTATCTTGTTGAGTAGAATTAATCCTCACGTTCAGGTATCCTTCAGGGATATCACCAAACTCTTTCGAATAACCATATACGCCCATCGTTCCGAGGTGTACCAGATGGATATTAGGATCAATATCGACGATAGCATTAAGGATATTGTGAGTAGCAGTGATATTATTATCAACTGTATAACGTCTTTCCTTATTGCTAATCATTGAATATGGAGCAGCGCGTTGTTCAGCAAAGTGTACGATTACATCAGGCCTAATATCATCTACGATAGCAAAGACTGAATTATAGTTTGTAGCATCAGCAGTCCAAAGACTCATGGCCATACCATGTTCTTTTGCTGCTTCTAAACGGTCCCAAATGTCAGCGATGTTAGTCAAAGAATTACTATTTAACTCTTCGTCGATCTTTCTACGTGAGAAGTTATCAACGATGGTAACGTCATGGCCTTCTTTTGCCAGTTTAAGAGAAGTCGGCCAACCACAAAAGCCATCACCGCCTACAACTACGATTTTCATTTTACTAACCTCATAAGTTCATCTACATTTTCACCCCGATTAGGGAGTTTATCTTTAAGAAAAAAGTGTACAAAGTGTGCTTCACGGACCTTATCATCTTTAATGCCTTTGAAAAGACCGTTCCATTTCCAATCAAGATGCTTTACCTTCATCTTTTCTTGTTTAATCCAAGTATTTAATAATGTTTGGTCTGTTGACCACTTCCAAGCGCCCATACCATCAACAAATGCTTTAAACTCAGGTCGATTAAGGAACTGATGAGGAGTTTGACCCTTCAAGTATTTACTTATACTCTTATTCATGACCATCATCCCCATATTAAAGAATTCGCCACCCGACTGTTTATCCCATTTCCAATCAAGTCGAATAGAACCATACTGCATACGAGAATAGTTATGGATCTTTTGACGATATTGGTCAGTGATCGGCATCTCACGCTCAACCACTCCGCCAAAATCATATTCAATTGGTAGTTCATCAAAGATGTTAGGAGAATCTGGTCGAATCCAAATATCGGCATCCACAATTGCAATTTGATCATACTTTGGCCAGTACGTAAATGCGTTTTCTTTTTCGAAGATAGGAAGATAACCGCCATGCTTCTCATACGACTCTTTACTTCGATTCGTAGCGAAGACGTCAGGTTTGATTCTTAGGATAGGGGTTCGTTGGACGACGTGGTCGATATTGTGTTCTTTACAATATTGACCTACTGAATCGACACAAAGGTCGTATAACTTAGAACGTCGTCCAACGTAAACTTGGTAAATCAATCTTTTCATAACAAACTCACTTTAGATTATATATTACTTCTTTTTAGCGATAGCGTCGGCTCCAAAGAATGCTGAAACTAATACTGCAATAGAAGCAAAGTATGTAGGCGCAATATCTGCAATAAGTTCAGATGCTTGATCCATGCCAAAAGCAGAAGTGATCGCGATGCCAATAGGATATACAAGCAAACCGAAAAGCGAGAACCATGCCATCTTTCGAATAGCATCTCGCTGTGCATCAGCATCTTCTAACGCTTTACGTTTAAACTCCAAATGCATCTCCATCTCTTCTTTAGAGATGTGTCCGTCTCCATTAGTATCTGCACCTTCGACCGCATCAGCGTCTACAGTTACACGTTTCTTTTCTTCTTCAGCCATTCGTTATGCTCCGTAATGATTGTGATAGCAATTGCTTTAGCATCATCAAATCCATTACGAAGCGAATTGGAACGGTGTCCGTTTTCAATAAACCACTCGAGTGTATTTATATCACTTCCTTCGGGCATATTATAATTAGAAGTAATTAACTCAAACTCATGTCTGAGCATGATAAGTTCAGCGAGCGATTTCAAGTGCTTTCTCCAGTTCAATAAACAGGTATTCTTCAATATCGTCTTGATTGCACTGAAAGCGAATACCGATACCTCCAGCTTCTTCCCATCGTTTAATATTTTCTGGTTTATCATCGATGAGGATATTTGGTTTACGCATGATATCGTTCATTGCGTATTTATGTTTATTACTAGTGAAGATACACTTTTCAACTTCTGGCATAAATCCATGACGTTCAAGCCATACACGTTTCCAGTAAGCTGAGTTCATGATATCACCGCGAAGGGGTGAAGAGCAAATACCCCAATCGCCGTTTGAGACTTCTTTTACGCGATCAATGATTTGTTGCGAAAGGCAATAACCAAATTTGTCATTGATACCCATTTCAGGATGGAATCTAAATGTACCAAGCGTATTAAAGAAGTCTGTATTACGGAGTTCTACAAAGATCCCATCGCGATGTTGGATTGATTTCCAATGATCAACGTTGTAAAGTTTTTCTACTCCACCGAAGAAGTCGGCGATTACGCCATCCATGTCAAGATATACAGTCATATTAAAGCTCCTCGAATCCAAATGGTTTTACTACATACCGTTTACCGGTAAACACGTTGCTGATAACATCACCAACTGAGATCGAATGCATTCTAGTGTCGTTATAACGACGAATGCGATCTTCAGGACCAACGTTACCGATGTGAAAAACTTCGTTAAGATCTTTAGCTTCAATTGTGCAAACTGGCCAATAATGACGAACGACATCGTTGTTGGTTACTTTACCACGTGAAATGTCGAACCAAAGCTTTTCTTTATCTGCGTCGATGAAGTTACCATCTTCGATAAAGCGATCCAGATTGGCTTGATAGACTGTGAATGTATCCATAATATTAGCTCCTCTTTTATTATGGTCCTATCTTACCATAAAAAAGATAGCTTGTAAACAAAAAAACGCATTTTGTTTTTGTTTGAAATCAACTACTTGTGAAATAGTTGCCGACGATCATATTCTTTTTTCGTATCAATAAGCAGCTTGATATAGTTATCGCGATGCTCTTTGAATACCAATGGTTCATTATCATCGACGTCCATGATTATCACTGTATTGGTAATAGGTATGCCGGTACGTTCTTCCCACATAACGGCATACCCAGACATTTGTGCAAAGTAGTTCGAGATGTTCTCGTGCTTCTTCACCCTCTTCGACGTTTTAAAGTCTACAATAGACGGTACGCCATCGAAGTCAGCAACACAATCGCATCGGCCAGCAAGACCCAAGTGATGAGAATAAAGAGCAGTCTCAAGACCATATATCGTTCCAATCCTTCGATCAAGAATTGGACGTAGGTTCTCGAGGCTTTGTCTAATGTGTGGGAGATAGTCTTCAATGTCTTCATTTTTTAGATACCTTTCAATAATAGAGTGGACTAGAGTTCCACGGTTACTGGCACGATTGCCAATACGATTTGCCTCTTCCTCCCCTACTCGCTTCCTCCACGCAGCGATGGCATCTTCATTAATAATACTTAATACTGTTGTAATGCTAGGAAACCGACTACCATCAGGAGCAACATAAGTCCTACCTGTTGCGCGTGTATCAGTATCCAAGTCATCATATCCAAGATCAACTGTTTCATGTATAAACCCCATTATCTAATACCTAACATCTCTTTTGTCATAATATAATCTCGTACAAAATCAGAACGAACGATGTCTGACCAAGTAAACTGTACGACAGTAAAGTTTTTCATCTGTTCGACCGCTCTCATGAACTTCATGATACCTTCTCTTTCAGGCCCCTCTCGAAAGTCAGACTGATGATAATCCCCACAGAAGATGATCTTACAATTATTACCTATACGCGTCATAACTGAATCAAGTTCATGAAAGTTTAAGTTTTGCATCTCATCAACAATGATGATTGAGTTATCGATCGTTAAACCACGAATAAAAGAAGTCGTCATGAACTCAAACTGATGAGTCGTAATTAACCTCTTATATGGCTGATCTCCTCCAAGTATCTCTGAAATGATACTCTTATAAGGAGTCTCAAAGACTTCTTTCTTTTCTTCTATTGTTCCAGGCAGATAGCCCATATCTCGAGTAGGTACGACAGAACGAAAAAGAGTAATCTTTTCGTATGGTGTTTGTTTATCTGTAATCGTCTCGAGCGCAAGGTACATCGCTAAGAATGTTTTACCGGTACCAGCAGACCCAACAAGAGCTAAGTTTTCTCCATCAGCCCAAGCATCAAAGGTCTTCTTTTGATTTTCAGTTAAAGGCTCATATTCAAAGAGTTCATCTAGTTTAACAGCAGATTGCTTCATTCAGTATACCATCTAGTCATTTCATCAAGAGCTGATTGATATGGTGCATCATCAGATTTTAAATACATATATCCGGATATCTGCCAACCAAATATCAAATATAATTTCTTATGTGGCCACCAACTTTCACGGAGTATCCAAGAAACTGCAAGAGCAAATCTTATTCTCCACCATAATGCATTAATCATATCTTAATTGTATTATCTCTACCAGAGCCCCTTTTAATTTGTTTTAATTTATCTCTAAACCCATCAGGGACTTTACTATGTAAGTTACCTACTCCAGTAACAATCTTTGGAGGTTTAATAACCCTTACTACATCTTCCATCTCATCGATGATAGTATTTAGTTCTTCGAATGAACATGTGACATCCCATTCATGATTATTCTTAAGACTACGCAGCGTATAAGTCGGCATATTGAAACCACTCCGGTTTTTTTCGCTTCGTCCATACCATATTGAAGCGATGTTGTTTGGTCTGATAGAATGCACGGTATGCTTTGACTGGATCACCGAGTGCAATGCATTCTGGATTCGATTTCATTGCTAGTTTGAAAGGTGTCATTTCACCGTTGCGGTATGGTATATTCAGTGGCTTTGTTTCAAGTACTTCGCGTAGTTCGCGATCAGTCTTGTGAATCTTACCATAGCGGAATGTATATTCTTGACAGAGCGCCGCGAAGTGTAGATAGTGCCAGTCATAGTTAGCGGCACTTTCCATAGTCCATACTGTACATGGATGTTTGTGATGCACTGCTTTGTATAGTAGAGATTCGAACTGATTGTCAAGCTTGTAATACTTGACCATAGTCTTACCAGACTTTGATGGTCGCTTTTCCATAGTACCATCAAGCATACGGTGCGCAGTTGATAGCATCTGAGCAGATTCGACAATCATTTTGGGAACATGCTTATCACACTGCCACATAGCAGAAACAATTGGACAATTATCTAATATAAAAATATTCATAATATAATATACCCCTGTCGAATAATGATAATCTTATTATACCAAATCGACAGGGGCATGTACACTCCTATATTTTAGTTTAAGTTGAATATTGGGCCTCAGCGATTCGACGTTTCAAGAAATCTTGCTTTTTGAGTATTTTCTTCATACGATCTACTTGCCCTTTCTTTTCGAGTTTTCGTGCGTAGATTTCTAATTCGGTTGCGTCTTTCTTAAGTCTTTCTAGCTGAGCTAAAACCATGTGTACTTTCTCCGAGGTTAATGTTTACCCTCAGTCGATTAAGCCGGGAAAAGCCTCCTTTACCAACGGCCTTGTCAGACCTTTGGGCGTCTCTTTATTAATCATAGCAATAACAAGCTCTGCATCTTTTGGATGCACGCCTTCGATCAAGCCAATGAAAATATTTTCACGTTTAAAGGCAGGCAATTGTTCGCCAGGTCCACCTTTCGCGAAATATTTAAACTTTGTATTTTCTCTCATGAGATTAGATGGATGATTATGTGGCTCTGACGCCGTATATGGCGGAGCACCTGGAGGAAGGATCCAATGAATGCGTGTATCCATTGATCCTTTGATAATGTCTTTCAAAGCCCATGATTCATTCTCTTTTAGGACTTTAATCTTTTCTTCTTTACTTCGCTTCTTGGCAACTTCTTCCAAGACTTCATGTACATATTGTTTCATTTTAAATAAATTCCTCTGCACTTTCAATCAAGCGATTCATTCTATTAGCGACAAGATATGGAAATACTTTGCCTTTGTTATTCCATGGATCTTGCTCTTCATAGGTATTTATAATTTTTTCTTTGAGATCTTTTGGCGTATGAGTAAGATCAATTAATCTTGAATTACGACAATAGTTACGATACCATGAAGCAGCATATAATAGATCTGCGTCAGCTAGATCTTCGATGATTGCATCTTTCTTTTTCTTTGATAGAGGTGTTTGTCTGAGACCTTCTACAAATACATTATCATCTGACAATACATTAGGTATACCATCACCGGCATCACCCTTTAAGATTTTATCGAGAAGATTAAGACGTGGGTTATCATCAACTACAAACTTCTTGAGCATTGGCGAGTACTGTTTTACGTTATCATACTTCTGCAATTGTTTGAAATCACCATCAGAAGATACAATCATAACGTCTTCGTAGTTGCCAAATTCTTGAGTATGTTCAGTAAGTGTAGCGATAACATCATCTGCCTCACAGCCTTCAAGATGAATAACTTTATATGGAAAGTTTTCGCGAATCTCATCTTTAATTGTATGCATAATACGAAATGCTTCGTTCCAATCAAAGTCGGATTTATCTCTACCAGTACGACGACTTGCTTTATATTGTGGAAAACAATTGCGACGCCAGTTGTTAGGACCATCACAAGCCAGAACCATTTGACCATAGTCATCACGGAACTTCTTATTATACATACGCAATGAGTTGAGAGTCATATGACGAATCATACCTTCGTCAAGTGTTTTATTAATAAGGATACTAGCAAGACAAATGCCAGAAAAATCAACTAAAATCATAACTAAACCTTTTCGATATATTCTGTTGGAAAATCATATTCATTGCAAAATTTAACGAGATTTTCGTATTTGCCAAAAAACTCATAGACTGGATTTCCTCCACCTGGGCCGATGAAAGTAATGAGTTTAATAGAAATATCATAGTTCTTTGTATCTTGAAGAAGAACGACATGTGGGCAATCTGCTGAGATGTCAAGTTGAATCGAATGTGTCATAGTTTACTCCTCAATTGTTAGGATTATTATACCCTATTTTTTTATAAAAGTAAACTACTTTTTTATATGTTTTGAATGTATTTTGCATCCGATAAACTCATTATAATACTCGTCAGAGAGCAAGACATCATACTCAAACTGAAGCTTTGCCTCATAGTATGACATCTCTCCTTTTGTCTTACAAAGTCGAAGGATTTCTCGATGATAATTATTATGGCCTTTTTCTTCGACAAGGAGTTGGACCTCTTTATTAGATCCATAATACGTATGCCAATCAGACTCTACTCGAGTCCTTACTCGGCGTTTTCTTGTCTTAGTAATAGGGAGGGTTTTAGGACGCCAGAAGTTTTTCTTTCCGATATACTTCTTACCAGTATCGATCTCGGTGATTTGATAAACAAACCCTTGATATTCTTCTGGCGTCTCGCTATATTCTTTATCTTCATAATACCACATAAAGGTATTTATTCGGCCTCGAGCAATAGCTCCTGGTCGTCGATATCAAGCCTACGTGACTCGACTTCTGCCCGCCTTCCACAGCACGGGCAGAATTCTGGTTTACTATATGCAAAAACGTCTGTTACGCTTTCGCACTCTTCACATTCAACCGTATATTCTTTCATTAAAAGTCGATCTCACATGCTCCGCTGGCACACGCTGCTGCACCGAGAGTATCAACATCTGTATACTTCTTCTCGGTTAAGTCATCTTGCCAGTCCATTGGTTTTAGGTTAGCTTGAATCTTATTCCACTTATGAAGTAGATAAGCATCCTTAAGGCAGTATTCAGCTTTCTTAATATCACCTTTAAGATAGTTTTCTGCGAAGTTATTGAATCGACGTACCCAATCTTGTCTTGCTGAGTTTTCTGCAGATTCGAGTGAGATGTCCATACCATAACCTTGTGCAGTAGCACATGCATCCCAAAGATTAGGAAATACCTTTAACGCATCGACTACCATGCCAGAAGCAAAGATAGCAGCGTCATTGTATTTCTTTACCATTTCTTTTGCTGTAATAACTGCGGTGTTTGGGGCTTGGTTGTAATCTTTATCACCAGTCATAGCAAGGAATGAAATGCCAGCAAATGAATGTCTGTTTTCGAAAACATATTTTTCTACTTCATCCCAATCATCAACGATGATGGTATTTGATACGTTATGACGAACGCCTTTATCAGCACAAAGTTCTTCATTTGTGCCAGCATTAACCCAATGTTTTTGGGCTTTCTTTACGAGTTCAAGGTGTTTAACGCCAAGTAGATCGTCTTTAAAGATTGACCCTTCTTTTGGTACGATAGGGAATGATACAACTACATCTGTACCACCTGATGACCAAACCGAGTCTTCAACCATATAAGGATTTGTATTGATGATTGCCTGAGTAATCTCAGACTCTTTATTCATTTGCACGTTTCTGATATACATACCTGAATGTTCTGCATGGATACCAGAAGCGGTTCGTAAAAGAACCGATGCATTACCGCTTGGCTTAACACAAGTAGTGCGAGCAGCAGCATTAATACCAATAATGGATGATACTTTTTTATTAACTTCTCTAACAATCTTTGCTCCTTTTTCGAGAATTTTCTCATCAAAAAGAATATCCGGATTGTTCATCCATCCTGTAATTGAAACTCCAAGCAATGCCTCACGGTCAAAAATTTTCTTTGATGTGTCAGACAAGAACTTAAAGTCTGTGTACCCAGCTTGTAGGGTACCGAGGATAGACGCTGCGCGGCATGCCTTATAAAAGTCTTCCTCGGTATTGCACATGCCACCGTTGATCTCAGTCAGGTTACAACCTTGCCAACCTGATTTACGTCCAATCTGTGGGAACATGCCGATCTCCACACATGGATTAGTTGTATGTTCTGTTGATTCAACGAAGACAAATCCTGGTTCACCAAACTGTTTGACAGATTCCATGATCTTACCAAACTGTTCTGGCGTGGTCTTATCTCTTACGATCACTGCAGAGTTATTTGAGCGACCTCTTTGTGGATTTTCCATAAACCAGTTACCAGTCTTAGCATTCATCATCTCTTCATCGTCTGGCGAGAAAAGACAAATAGTTGCTGAACGACGTACACCACCAGACAAAACTGCATCGGCTGCATGCATAGCAATATCATATACATTAATTGGTTTAATCGAGACTGGTTCTTTTTGGTCTAATACAATACCTTGGAGTAGATGTTCGATCTTGTCGAGTGAACGACGCAATCCTTCAGGTCCTGGTGCCTTAAACCCTCCAGAAATCTTAGCACCCTTTGGACGAATTTGTGATAAGTCAAAGAAAACTCGGCGGCCTTCGTAATCCGGATGTTTACCACCGCCTACAAAGTAGGATGACATAAGTACGTCAAGTGCAGACGCCCAACCTTCAATCGAGTCTTCTACGATATAACCTTTAGCCTGTTTAGTACGGGCTTGAATCTTTGGTAGTTTTTTGATGTGATGCTTTTGTACAGAGAAACCTGCCCCAGCACCGCAAAGAAGAATATAGAATAGTTCACCAAAGAAATCTGGTCGGTCAGCATAAGAAGATGTACAGTTGTACATGCGCATCTGATGCTTCATTAATTGTTCACCGCCAAATTGCAAAGCACGTTGAGCACCAAGGACTCGTTGTTCTTTATAGGCTTGTCTCGCTTCTTCAAAATATTCTTTTAATTCATTATTTTTTTCTTTATAGTTTTCTTCGTGCATTTCTAATACACGATCGACTGCCTCGTCCCAAGTTTCGTATCTACCTTCGTCTTCAACATAACGTGAATAACCTTCGTAGAATTTCGTCTCAGACAAAAACTTCCTTGTGTCAACAATTGCTGTTGCCATTCTACTACCTCTTTTGACATGATTTTTTTATATGATAGTATTATATATCAAAACGCGGTTCTTGTAAACCGTATTTTAACAAATATTATGAGAAATATTTTTTCATCATTTCTAATTGATCATCATAATCTGCAATCTGCTTCATTTCAATCTCGATTGCTTCCATAATATCGGAGTGCTCGCCAATACCAGCAGGATTGGCAAGATATACTTCTACGTTTGCGACATGCTTATCGATATGTCCTTGTGCATGACTAATAAATGCTTTAATCAATTTTTCTCTCATTTTCTAATTCCTCAATTCGTTTTTCAAGTTCATCAATTTTCTTTGTGACGTATGGATACTTCTTTCTCCATGCGTCTGTAGGTTGTTCAAACCAAGTCCATCCCCATCTCTCAACTAGATAATCAAGTGTCTGGTCTAACTTAGCATAACACCATAAGCCGGCTCTCGTGTCTTTAAAGTAAGCAAGAAATGCTGCGCCTAACAGAGAACCGGCTATAGCTGTATATATCCATAATGTATCTGCAAACATTCTCTCGATCATTATTCTGACTTCCAGATTGTCCAGGCACCGTAGGCAATTGCAATACCAGCAGCAATCTTTGCAAGTGGTGCTAAGAATAATACCATAAACCCTAGAGCAACAAGAAGAGCGCCATCAAGGGTAGTGCGTTCTCTCATCCTTGCATTAATCCATCTTTTAATCATTTAGTCCTCCATTTCTTTAACTGCAGCATCATACTCTTCACGAGATACGACGCCTTCAGCTAACAATCTTTCTCTGTTAGCCATATGTTGGGCTTGAACATCATCCTTACTTTCACCATGATAAGGTACACAGTGTCCTTCTTCGATAAGGATCTCGGTGACTAATCTGCCATCAGCAGCTCTAAAATCACCAAGGATACGACCAAACTTACCCTTCATATCTTCACCAGACTTATCTTCGGTGGTGATAAGTTTAGCATTCTTTTCAAGTAATTCGTAAAGCCTAATCTTTGCTGCAAGTCCAAATAGTTTTTCAACTTTATCAGATGTACGAGACTCAGGTGTATCAATACCCATAATCCGTACTCTTTCGTCTTTGAGACAGATACCAAAACCAAGATCAATATCTACGTCTACAGTATCTCCGTCCACGACTTTGATGACGTGTACGTCGTATTCGTTCTGTTGCATTTAACCCTCCGAAATTGTGTAATTAACATAATTTGTCATGGAGTGGTCTTGTGCTCCGTCAAGTAATCCGTCTCTATATCCTCTAAATTTATCTTTAATCCTTTGCCATACGGTCATTTTCCGAATTTTGCCATAATGGTTAATATAACAAAGCTGGCCATGATGTTTGTACCCCATGAGAGCCAAAGGAACTCTTGTAACGATATCATTATTGTTTACAAACCTCCAGTGTGTTGTTCTGATTGCTTTTACAAACGACCGAGTCCCAGCACGAGGAGATCCGTATGTGTATAGTTCTTCAACATCTCTAAATTCTTCAATACGAGATGTACAGATGGTTGCCATTGCAGCACCAAGTGAATGTCCACAAATGAAGAGAGATTTTTCAGGATTCTTCTCAATAAATTCTTTTACTTCTGGCCAAAGTTTATCAAGTTCTCCACGAAATCCGCGGTGAACCCAACCATCTGTCATACTCTTTTTAGGAAGTGCATTTAAGTCTGCAAGAACATCTGATAATTCTTCTGGTTGAGTACCCCTAAAACACACAACCATTTCGTCATCTTTCCAAACGAGATGGCATTGTGCACCATCTCTATCTAGATAGATAGAATCTTCGTATCCTAATCCTGCATATGAAATTTTAGCTTCTAGACTTTGATAGGCAATAGACGCCATTTTGGCAAATTTATTGGCTTTCTCCAAGTTCAGTTCCATCTTGAGCTTTCTCCTCTTTTGGCTCTTCAGTCACTGCCTTTTCATAGTAAACTATAATCTCAGTTTGTTGATTAATATATCTTCTTAGATCTGCGACGTTTAACGCAAGGTTCTCGTAGTCTTGCATTGACAAAGCAACAAAAGCTACTTCACCATAGATAGACTTGAATTCTTCTACGAATGCATCAAAGTTTTCTTCGTTGACTACAAATACACGGGTATCATTCAGCTGGAGCGGTTTCGGTCTCGACACCGTCGGTATCTGGACTCGTTCCACTTTGGTCACCACTTTGATCTCCGGTTCTGGTTGGTAACGGCTGCAACCACTCAGGAAGATCGTACTCATTAGGGTTACCAGTATCAGCCATGAAGCCACGCCAAAGTTTTGCCGTTGCGCCATTCATCTTTCCTTCTAATCGTGCGGCATCTTTCAATGCCTCTTGAACTAAATTTAGTCGACTTAATTTACCGCGAAGCTCATCACCATAAGCTTCTGCCTTTTGTAAATCTGCTTGTAATTGTGTATTCAATTCAGACATTTTTTGCATACTATCTTGTACTAATGCAAGACTTGTTTCTGCAGTTTCGACTGCACTTTCAAGTTTTATATTATTTTCACGGAGTGTAGCAATTGTCTGCTGTGTAGTATCATAGTAATACTTAGCGCCATATCCTACACCGCCGAGGATACCAAGAACAACGATGAGGACATAAATTCTAAGCATTGTCGTCCATATATTTTCTAAATCGTTTTAAAAGAACCGGGATTTTATCCTTCTTACGACGACGATCAGTTACATTTATCGTTTTAATTCTTGGTCCCATAGCAGTTAATGCAGGATTTGGAATAGCCGCTGTAGTAGTCATTTCCTCGTTTATTTTTTGTGCTTTCATCCAAGAAGTAACTGCTCTATTTTTAGGAGTTACTTTAGTCCAAGCTGCCATTTTTCTATAAACATCTAGTACTTGATTATTATAGTCAGAACCTTCAGAGTTATCTATAATAAAAAAGTTTTTAAAGAAGATCTGAAACCTACCCAAATTCTTTTGAACATCTTTCCACATCTTTGATACTTCAGTATCAGGAAGAGAACGCGCTCTCATCCGATTACGATTAAGTGCGGTTTCTTTGTCGGTATTAACAAAAATCATTGCTATATCATAACCAAGTTTTCTTAAAGCAGTTGCTTGTTTTATAATCTCATTATAATCTTTACCTGTTCCATCAATAACCATTCCAAGACGACCAGCAATATAGCCTTGCTGTTTACTCTTTGTAAGAGCTTTTGCGCGAGAACGAATATCTTGACCTTTTGGTGAGTAGATATTATCTGGAGTCATCTCTAAACCAGCATTCTTGAGTCCACGCTCAAAAGCATCATCCGAGTTAATTACTTTCATACCAAGAGCAGTAAGTGCTGTTTTACCTACGATAAATGATTTACCAGATCCAGGACCACCAGCGAGGAATACAGCTTTAAAGATTGCGGGATCATTCACCCCTTCTTCTATACATTCTGATCTCATTTGTAAATCTCGCTAGCTGTAATGAAAACCTTTTGATTCGTATTCACATGAGTCGCTTTATACACATCAATCCCAAAGATATCACCAATAGGATAAGCATTATCTTCAACCCTAACTTGATCCTTTGCGAAGACCATCTCTTCACATGAACTATTAAGTAGCTTAGGATTATAAACACGATAGATTCCCGGAGAAAGTTGTTTATCTTCTAGTACGAACCATTTATTTTCTTCGATCAAAAAATCTAATGTGTCACATCCTGCTTCAGACAGGATTTTTCTAAGCTTATTATCAGATAGGGAATATTTTTCCTTAATGAGATACAAAGCTGAGGCAAATGACCCGAGTTTGCTACCTCCTCCCGGGAGTTTGCTGAGCAGCCTTTTAATATTGGCGCAGAGCCTAATAAAAGGAGTATAAGCAGACTTTTTTTCATCTGTATCTAGCTTCTCTTCTTTTTTTCGTTTTCCGTTTTCGTCAATAATACCTAGTTTATAGGCATCCCATTCTTTCCAATCAAGAACGAGCATGCGAACGAACCGAAACGCGTATGTTAGATCTGCTGCTCTTTTTAATAATCCCATTATATTATTCTTCATCCTCAGTTTGAATTACTATAATACTGGCATTTAAATCAGAATCATTTGGTTGATCAATATCTACTGAATGCCAATCAATAGTATATCCACTATCAATTGTACCATGAATTACAAATTCAGCATTTGGCTGTAGTCTTGTAATTGCTCTTGAAACGACTGAACTCATTTTAACCTCATAGAATTTCTACTGCTACGATCGTAGGTGCTTGCGCATCTCCTGTTTCACCGTATGTCATGGATCCAGAACCTTGATAGGCTTTCAAAGAATATGTATATGTTCCAGCTGTAGGTTCATCAATAGTTGAAATTGCAAATGGGCAATTTTTAGAAGTGAATCCTTCATTTTCATTATATATTAATTTACCAATTGCTGTACTATCACGATATAACCTTAAAGCGTGGAATCCGCCATTTTGATTAGGATTTTGATCGCCAGTTGCTATTATTAATATGGGACGACTACTAACCGTAATACTTGTACTGCATATTGTGGTAGGAGTAGTAGTATTAACAGTTATAGCTGTAGCAGATGATACACCATATTGAGCATTACTGGCGGCTGCTATAGTTCCTGTAGAAGAAATATTGCCAGCCGCAATTGCTTTACTAAAGTTTTTAGCTAATGTCCTTGATCTTGACATTATATAATTTCCACTGCAGTAATAGTAGGCGCTTGCACATCTCCTGTTTCACCATATGTCATAGATCCAGAACCTTGATAAGCTTTTACAGTATACGTATATGTGCCTGCAGATGGTGCATCTATATGTGTTAACGCCCATGGACAGTTTTTAGAAGTACCGCCGCCATTTTCATTAATAATCTTTTTACCAATGGCAGTAGAATCTCTATAAATTTGGTAATATTGCCATCCGCCACTTTGATTAGGATTTGCGTCACCAGTCGCAACGAGTAAGATTGGTCTATCAGTGACTGTAATACTTGTACTACATATTGCAGTAGGCGTACTAGTATTGACAGTTACAGCAGTTGCAGATGAGACGCTATATTGAGCATCACCACCCGCACCACTAATTGAACCAGTACTGGTTATCGAACCACTACTAATTGCTCTTCCTAAAGTCTGCGCGAAAGTTCTACCCTTTGACATCTATATCTTCCTCAAAGTTTCTACAACTTGTTGGTCCATCGAGATTCCAGTATATTGATCATTTCGAATATATTTAAGGAAGATCAAAAATGGTTTTACGATTGACCAATGTTTATCATCAAGTTTTAGTTCCAATATATTTAAAGTTGCTTCAACTCCAAACGAATTAAAAACTACTATAAGGTGATTTAATATAAGTCTTTCAGCGAGTTCACCGTTTTCTAAGTAACGATTTACAAGTCTCTTGATATATTTAAACCTTTTCAAATCATCATAAAACTCCTCGATATCAGAAAATTGAGGATTATAATAATGCTTTGCGGCGTACAAGAAGAGATTATCTTCGGTCAGTTCAATGTTCATCATATAGGTATTTATTATACTTGTCTCTATCCCTTTGAAATAAGGATACGAGCCTTTGCGCTATGATTTTTCCAAGCCGTCATTCGCCCGTACGCTCGTGTACCCACCCGCGAGAGGTAAGTACACCGTTTTTAACTGGTTTGATTCTGCTTGCCATGTGTCTTACCCTCGTGCCCCATAACTCGCCTGAGATGGATCACGCGCGATCTCACTTTTTTTGGTATGACTTTTCCAATTTGCAATGTGAGCATTACGAGCTTTATGGTCTCCTTTGTTATGAGCAGCTAATGCATTTGCTATATGATCTCTAGCTATTCTGTGAGCATCAGCTTTATCTTTATGATAACTCTGGAAAGCTTTACTCTTAGCCTTCTCTTTCTTATCTGATTCATTATTATGATGCTTTATCCGATCAGTATGAAAATCGTGCTGTTTTTTAAGAGAAGTTTTTATCTCCCTTTTAGCAAGGAAATCACCAATAACACCTTCTTTGAAAATATGAGGGTGTTCTTCTTTAGCGTGATCGTGGTCCCCACCATAATGGGTTCCTAGAGCTTTCTTTACATTTGCTTTAGGACCATGATAACTTAATTCATCAGAGCCATGAAACTTTGTAGTAACTCCGTGTTTCTTTTTCATATAATCAGCATGGGCTTTTCTCTCATCATCTTCAAGGTTATGCTGAGCGTTACCAGAAGACACTGTTTCATACATCGATGCATAAGCTGCTTTAATACCAGCCAATTTATCACGGGATTCTTTTACTTCAGATGCGCCTTGACCCTTTTTAGTGATATCTTCTGGTGGATTAATGATCTTCTTATCGCCCTTTGGATTATCATTTGAACGCTTCTTCGCATCCTTTGTTACGCGACCAGCCTTTGCAGCATCGTCATGTGATTGCTTCTCGAGATCAGGATTAGCAGCATTACCTTGAATATCTGCTTTCATCTTTTTAGCGCCAGCACCTTTTAGATTATTATCCATATCTTCAGGAGCAGTAGCACCTTTATAATGTTTACTGCGATCACCTTCGAGAACAGCCATCAGCTTTTCGCGAATCGTTGACTCTTTCTGTTCCATCTCACTACCTTTTTCTCTGTTTATTGAAAGCTTTGGGTTCATGCTTGCTGTTTCGTCTTTCTTTTTACTAATGTTTTTAGTAATAGCCTTACGACGAGCATGCAAATATTTATCTGTTCTGTCCACTTTCCCATCGTTATTAATGTCTTTATCTTTTCTCTGGGCGTGGGTGCCTTTCAGTTCTTTTTTGTTTACTGGATCCATTTGTTCCTCTACATCCATAAGTTAGTTGCTATAGCTCCGGCGGCCGATACCACAACCACCCAGAATAATTTATGTATAAGTTGTACAGTACGATTATTATCGTTTACTTTCTTTTCAATCTCATCTAATTTCGCCGAGAATCGATTTAATCTTTCGAAATGATTGTTTTGATTTTCATGCAGAGACGCGATTTTTTCTTCAGCACGAGCAAGCGCAATCATTGCTTCGGCCAGTCTATCTAGCTTCTCTTCAATTCTATCGAGGCGAGTATTAGTTGATTCAATCATTACCATTTTACCTTATCCGCCCAGTAGGCTGCTGACATTTTACCTTTTGCGATGTTACGACCGTGACGAGCTTTAAATGACTTTCGTTTTGCCTTCATACGCGCTGACTCTCCCTTTTTTGGATCTCCAGCAGTTTCAGCGCCTTGTTGCCCAAATCGAATAGTCTTTACTTTATTACCATCTTTAGCGACAACGATATGACTTTTCTCAGGATGGCCAGGCGTACGCTTTGGTTTATTATAACCAGAAACACCAGCCGACTTCAAGCGAGAATCTTTTTCTTCAGCAAATGTCTTAAAGCTTTTCATTTTAGTCCTCGCTTTTACAATAGTCTTTTACGGTACTAATATAGTCTTGAGCTAAAGTAATTTTATTTTGTACCCATTCAGGCATATTCTCATTATCATCAAGCATATCATGAAGTTCTTTAGCATTAGCAATAATGCTTCTCAATTGAGACTTTGCCATATCACCTTCTTGATCATATTCGCCAGGATCTTCATCTTTAGCTTCAGCGATACGAAGTCTCTTCATATGTTTTTTAATTATTGGACGAGCATCACCATTTGGATTCTTTTTACCAGCAGCATAAAGATCATCATATAATTCATCATCACCAATCAGTGAATAAATCTTACCTGCTGCTTCATCGCCTTCTTTGCCCAATTTAATAGGATTGCTCATAAGTTTTTTGAGCGCGGCCTTTTCTTTAGGAGTTCGAGGGGTGGCCCATGTACCTTCATTGGTTTCGCCTGGAGTCATACGTTTAGCATGAGCAGTCGACTCTGGTGTTCCCCAATCATATTGCTTTTTACGAACTTCTTCGATAGCTGATCTTAAACTCATTTGCTTGTCCTAAATGCTTTTTGATTGATTTTCTTTCTTGCTAATTTTTGGCCAGCAGTACGCTTTTCTTGATTTTTGAGAGCGTCTGCAGCAGTCGTCTTACCGAGATCAAACTTAGCCCAAGCTCTTGACTTGCTCTTGTCAGCAGCAGAGTGATAACGAGCCATTGTTGCTGGTGAAAGCTCATCAAGTTTTGCTTCGGAGAAAGGACGATTGATCATCATATCACCCTTTCTTGAAGATATAGGTTTTTTCAACTTTACGACTCTACCATTATGTCTACGAGCAATATCCTTTGCACCTTTTTCATCTGATGACATACCAGCAACTTTACCATTGCCGTCTATTACAGCATGAGTATGCTTAAGTGCTTCATCAACTTGTTCTTCTTCATCACGACCTTGTGCTTTGAGTCGAAATGTTTTCTTTACATCGGCATCAGTAACACGCTTGACAGACTGAATCATCGAAGGTTGCTTGACAATCTTACGAAGTTTTTGCATGATTTCGCCTTGACCCATACCTGACATGAACATCATTGGAAGACCTTCGATATTGACTTGAAAGTTTGTTTCTTCGTTTACAGATTCATCCATGCCCGCAGCTCTACGGGCAGCATTACGAGCAAGATGACGAGGAAGATTTTTAATTACATTACCATACTTGTCTTTTCTTACTTCTCCCGCTTTTCTATATGGTCCATCAAATGGCATTTTATCACTAGCAGGTTTAGGATGCATAACACGAAGTGATTTAAGAGAATCAGGACGATCAGAATGAACGACTCTCTTTGCTTCACCATAGATACGAGTCTTTGGTTCCATTGTAGGGTGTCCATGTAACTTAGAGATACCAGCTTGTTTGAATGCAACTTTCTTAGCATGATCCATCGACTTAGCTTTGACTCTATATTTACCTTCACCATCAATGTGAACAGTGTGAGTATGATCAGAACGATTCAATGGCTTAGGTGCAGCTTCTTTAATAGCAGCATGTTTACCAGCACTCTTACCAGTACCTTTTACATACTTACCGCCGATTTCTTTAGCCTTAGCACGAGCATCTTTCTCATTGTCAAATACATGAGTTTGTTTTCCTTCACCCATCGACTTGACTTTTTTACGAGTGCCAAATTGTTTAGTATCACCTCGATCTAACATGCCAACTTGGTCTTTACCGGGATCATCTTTACCGTGATAGCCTTGAGCTTTTCCAGGAGGAAGTTTAGTAATCTTACCGCCTTTTGCAAGGAATGCTTTCACTGCATCTGAATCTTCTTTCTTAGTAGTTTCATCGGTTTTAATTACTTCACGATCAACTTTTACCATACGTACGCCACGTTTGCCGTCAGGTTTAGTATACATCTGAGGCTTTCTATCAGCTGAACTTACGTTCTCTTCTTGAGGTTTCCCGCCTCGTTTTGCAGACAAATATGCTGCAATTGCTTGATCGCGTCGTTCTTTTTCTGATTTGCCTTTGAACTGCGGAGCATCAGACTTTTTGAAGTCTTTGATCCACGCACCAATTCCATCTGATACTTTAAGTGGCATTTTATTTTCCTCTAATTATTTACTCTTATTTAAGCGGTTTAATGCTTTTTGAGAACGATCAGCCATTTTTTTAGCTTTGTCTATAGCAGGTTGATATCTGTCATGTGCTTGCCTTACCTTCGGATGGTTCGCCACATGATGCGGATAATCGCCTGGCCCTGCTACTTGTTTGAACGCATATTTTTTATCTTTATTTTGAGCATCCGTATGTTTTGCTATATCTTTATTAGATTTTTTTACTTGTTTTGCTAACTTTCTTTTCATCATGAATTTGCCGATACGACTAAATGGACCTTCAGATAATTCATCTAGATCGTCAATAGGCATTTCTGATAAAATGTTATCCAAAATTTCCATATCTTCAAGTGCAATTTTACTTTCGCGGAGTTGTTTAAAATTTTTCATGTTAGATCCTTATCTGCACCGCCATAGGTGCCCTTTCCCTTTGTTACAAATGAATTAACTCTTGCTAAACCCCATTGTTGAGGAGTAGTTCCAGGCCGATGACCTGTTTTCCAAGCAGCAACACCACGATTATATACTTTACGTAAAGTCGCAAGTGAAAAGCCAGTCTTTTCTGCTTTCTTTTTTAATGCTGCTGTCGCATCTTCAGCAATGTAGGATTTAAAACCAATCATTTCGTTTCCCTATTCTTTTTAAGAGTATCTCTAAGACGGGCACGATCCATCATACGATCATGCTTTCTTTTATCAATTTCTTTTTCTCTTTCGATTCTTTTCTTTGCCATATCAGCTGCATCTTGTTCACCAAACATCTGTCTAAATTTCAATGTATGTCTAGACAATCTAGTCTTAGCAGTCGCATCACCAGGTGCTTTCTTATATGCAGCAGGGTTGTCGTCAGCCATTTTTCCATGCTTCTTAAAGTGCGCGTCTCTTGCAACCTTAGTAGATTTTTTTAAACCAGCATGATATGCTTTTGGCTGAGTACCTTTTCTATCTTTAATATCTGGATCTTGACGAGAAGATGTCGCTTCATTCAAAGATTCTTTTTGAACTGAGAAAGAAGCCACTTCAACTTCCATATTCTCATCAAGCTTTTCTATCGAATCGATCCATTTACGATATTCTGTGCCATTACTTTCAATAATAACATAGTTCGAACCAAGATGTTTAACTTTTCCAAGTTGACCAGTTTCTTTTACAGCTACTGTATCGCCTGGATTAAAGAGGCTACCTTGTACATAGCTTTCGCGAAGGTCAGACACTGGTTCTAATTGTACATGATTCTTAAATTCTCTTTGTTCTCTCATGCCAATACCTTTACGAACAGCATTATATACTGCTTTGGCATCTGCATTTGAAAGTCTCTTTGGCATATATTGAGCAAACTTAGTAAAGTCACCAGATTCAGCATAACCTCTTAGTTTTGTACCAGATACGCCTTCAACGCCTTTTGATTCTGGATCTCTTTTACCAGCATTCATTACTGTAATACGTTCAAAGTTATAGAATCCGTGACGACCCTTTTTCCCATTATATTTGTTCAGAGTAATATCATATTCTGTTACACGATCAGCGCCAGCAACAATAACAATACGCTTAAACCCTTCATTATAAAAAGATGTCATTGCGTCAAAGATCGTCTTCAGTTTTTTATCCATCATGATCTGACGAGCATAATGAGGAAATCCTTTACGAGCAAACTTTACTTTCTGTACAAATGGAATAGGATTTTTAGTATTATCTTCTGATTGAGTCAAATAAATCCTAAAGGGATTATTACCAGCTTTAGATTTCAAAAAGTCAAGAAGCTTCTCATGACCCGCAGTCGGCGGATTCATACGACCCCATACAAAGTATAAGGTTTTCTCTTCTTCGACCAGATAATTACGAAATGAATTAATCATTAACCTTTTTTCCGTTCAACTTCTGCTTTGCGAATTTTAGGAAACATCTTACGAGCAAGTCGCTTAATTCTAGCTTTTATTGCAGGTTTATCGAGCCTCTTCTCAATCTCCTGCCTTCTTGCATAAGTAAGTTCAGACTTAGGAATATCTTTTGTAAGTTTTCTTACAATAGCATCACGGGCTTTACGATTTGCTCGTTTTTCTAATTTTTTCTTATCGGCCATTTTACGCTTTGCACGTTCACGGCCAATTTTAATCCGCGACTTCATCTTCTTCATCATGCGAGAGCGCTTCATTCTCTGAGTCAGATTAAGTGCTTCTTCTACATCAGTCGACTCGCCGATTGGACCACCTTCACCAACACCAATTGTTCTCTTACGTCTCATCGCACGATAATTTACAAGCTCGTCCTCGCCTGGACGATACTCTACTGTATACATATCTTTAAATGTGAGAGCGTCTGGGTTATTGAATACGTCTTTGAAGCGAACGATATCCGCCATTAGTTTCTCCCTGGTTTATCCCATCCTTTTAATACACTTGGGCTAAAGTTGGCAAATGAGAATTCCATTCGGTCAACAATCTTAACCGCGTCACCACCAAGCTTATCAATCGCAACATAACCTTCTTGACCGGTAACTCTATACCCTCTTTTCGTTTTAAGAAAGGTAGAAGTACCATTAAGCTTGTTAAGTATATTTATAAGTTTTAGTTTTGCTAAAACGATGATTCTTTGCAATTCGAACATCTGGATAAGACTTTGTTTGTTTTTTTGTGAAAAAAACGTTAAAATCTCATTTAATTTTTTTTGTTGTACAGCTTTACCTTGTTCAGTGCTTCTTTTATCCATCTCTTTTTGATATTTCTGTTGGATAAATTTAATCAAAGCTTCAACTCTTTTCTTTGGATCAGGAGGTACTGTTCCTGCTCTTACGTATGTATTACCATGCGTTTCGATCATCCCTGCTAAAGCTGGATTTTCTTCGAGTTGCTTTAATGTAGAAGCTGCAATTTTATTAAAGATAAATCCTGCACGAGACAAATATTCATTTACTTCTTCAGTATCTTCTTTTGACATCGTATATTTTGTCATATCACGAAGCATCGCATCTTGTGACCAAACATTCTTTGATTTTCTTAGTTTAGTCACATCAACACCATAAGAAGCCTTCATCGTTTCGAATGTTGGTCCTTTGTATGTCGTATGCCAGACAATCCCCAATTTCGCTGATTTAATTTCTTTCGCTGCGTCACTTCCTGCTGGAACTGCATAAACAATTGTATTGGGGTGGAAGGTAACATAAGATTTACCTTTGATTTTAGAGGTTTCAACATCTCCAGTACTGAACAGAAAATCACCTTGAATAACTCCTTTTATCCCAAGTTCTGGTAAATGCTTAAGAGCCAACTTAAGTTTATCAGCAAGATCACCAGAAGTATCAGCATCAACGTCTGCCGGCGTCTTGTAGACTTTTGGCGATTTGTTAAAAATACCTTTCTTTGCGACAAAGAATTTACCGTCACGAGGATCAGTACCAGCGAAGATAGCAGGAGCCCCGTCCCACTTAACACTAACATTACCATCATGTACGCCTCCAAGAGCATCTCTCAATGAACGCAAAGCAAGAATAGCTTCACGAGTTCCCTTCACACCACCATAGAGAACCTTGTCCTCAATATGCGTCATATGAGTATTCTTTTGTTCTGTTACGAACTGCTGAAATGTATTCATAATCGGCTTTACCTCCTTTCTTAACTGTGCGGCCTCGGTGATAGCCAGCGAGTTGAGTTTCTTCAGTAACATATATACATAATTATTTTTGTTTAGTTATAAACTCTTGAAATCTCATTATTCGCCTTTCAGATAATCTTTAAATTCTTTTGTCATGGTAGCCAAAATTGACGGCTGTGATGTCCAACTGGCTGAACCTTTGTATCTAATTGTAATATCAAGAATCTTCATTGTACCCATCATTAAGTTTAGTTTTAACACCGCTGCAGTTGCGCCTCTTTCGCCAGGCTGTATAGTATTACGATCTAGTTCGATCGTAGGTGAATTATTTTTTGCGAGCACTGCCATTCTTTCAACAATAGTGTCAATACTAATGAGATCAGCTTTACTCACAACTGGTCCAACACGTGGACCATAATTACCGATACCAGTTACAAGTGCAAAGTCAAAATCAAATTGTTTTAATTGTTGTAAATCCATCTTCAATACAAGCTGTATTAAGGTATTTGCGATTGAATCGGCTTTTTTATTAAACAAATCTGCTATATCTTTGAATACGCTATTTCTTCCTTTAAGTTGACGATTAAAATAATCGTTAGGCAAACGAGATATCAAGTTTTTCCATACTTTACCTGTGCGATCAATTTCAGCTTTTCTTTTTGATCCTGTATCCAACATCTTTGCTCGTTCTGCCACCGCTATAACACGATTAATCATGAAGTTACGGATAGAATCATTATAACTTGCAATCAAGGTTGGATCATCAAATACTGATCTAACTGATTTATTTAGAATTGTTGGATCTGCTGTAGTTGGTCTATCTTTTTTCTTCAGTGATATACCATAAAACTTTTTACCTCGCTTCAATACAATATCAGAAGAGTTAAAGTCTTTCATTCCATAAGCGTTCATCTTAAATTTTTGAATATCGCGGTGCCAAACCCGACCTGTGATGTATGCCTTATCAGCGGTACCACCAATAAATTTTTGAATAGCAATAGCAGCTGAAATGGCTTGACAAAAGTTTGTGTAGTCTCCGTCAAATGCATCTAATTCATTCTGTGCATAATCGTATATTTTTGATGGTACTAAAGCTTTCGTTGAATCGACCATAGCATCAAGAGCGTCAAGATCTTTTGGTGCTTTAAGACGAGGGACGCATGCGAGTGTGGCTGTCATCAATTCATTTGGATCTGTACTTCCTCTTTTACCATCTGGCTTTGTTTTAATATAAATTCCTTTATCTGAAGCTGGTGATTTGAAGTGTATATCTTTTGTTGCACGATTTGATGTGATTTCAATATATTGAAATCCTTCTTTATTTTTCTGTAGCCAAGAATTTGCAGCTTGTACAAAGGGACGTCTTTTTGCATCTGGCATTGTTTGAGTAATAGTAATACGTTTACCAGTTTCTTTGACGTATTTAGTATCAATCACTTCAAAAGATGGTAGAGCCTTTGCTAGCTGAGTAGCAGCGTCTACGGCAATCTGTGATTCAGTCAAATATCTAGTAAATCGCATCATTTTTCCCTCTTATAGATTATCTTATAGATTATGATCTATTTATAACGAAAAGTACATAAAAAGGGCCGGAATTATTCCGGCCCTTTTCAATTAGTTGTATTTTTTACTGAAGAGGAATCAATCCTTGTTCAGCGAGAGGACCATCAGCGTCTGATAGTTTCTTAAATAATGCGTCAAATTCTTCGATGCCAGGAATCACTCCAAGATGTTCTTTCTTAATGTAGTAGAACAGTGGACGTGATACTTTATAAGAACCATCAGCAATTGTATCAAATTCTGGTGATACACCATTCACTGGATGAGCAACTACTTTATCGCGGTTCATATCCAAGAATGAGAAACCAAACACTGCCATACGATCAGCATCGGCTACCAGCTTTTCAATGAGTAGATTATCGTTTTCGCCCATTTGTACTACATGACGACCATCGGTTCTGAGTGCAGTGCATCTTGCCTTTGCGGTCTTCTTATCGAGCTTGTATTCTTTACGACATACATCGTGGAGGATCAGCTCTACGAATGCATCACGAGTACCTGAGGTTGTAGGTGGTACCATGATATCGATCGATAGTGCCGGAAGTTCAGGATTGATGTCTTTCCAAGTCTTATACGGATTTGCTACAAAGTCGGTGCCATTCCAAACTTCGGCAGCAACTGCTTTATAGATTTCTTCCTTTGTAATTGGAAATGGATTACCTTTGAGAGAAGTAGAGATTGTGATGCCATCATAACCAATCATTCTTTCGATTGGTGTTACACCATTCTTAGCACACAGTTCTTCTTCTGACTTTTTAATTGCACGAGATGCGTTTGTAATGTCAGGTGTGTCTGTACCTACACCTTTACAAAACATCTTCATTCCTCCACCGGAACCAGTGGATTCAATGACGGGAGTTCTAAAGTTAGAAATTTGTCCGAATTTTTCGGCTACAGTCGTAGCAAATGGAAATACCGTGGACGAACCTACGATAGAAATTTGATCTCTTGCGTACGCAGTTGAGGCCGTAGCAATGAGAGCCAGAGCGAATACGATTTTTTTCATGTTTGAAATTTCTCCTATGAACGTGAAAATGAGCTGGTCTCAACATCAGCTCATTTTTATTTATCACATAAACTCAAAACGTAACAAAACTTTAATATTTCTGTTGCTTACGCTCTTGTTCTTTACGTTCACGATCTCGCATGCGTTTTAAGCCTGCGATTCGTCGTTGTTCACGAACTTTAGGATCATAGTGTTCGAATCCTTCAATGTCGTGTTCTTTTGCCCATGCAGAGATCATATTGAAATCATGCTTCTTCATACTGAACTTCCTTTTCCGATTGGTTCGCTTGTAAATGAGTCATTATAGTCGCCATTATGAGTATATGTACGACTATGAGTTTCCTTAATAAGTTGTCCACTCTTATATCGATAGGTTACCAAAGAGTGTTGGAACACTCCTTGGCTCGGTAGATTATCAAGAGCTTGCTTAAATGGTCCTTCCATTATACTGCCTCAACAATTGATACTCGTTTACCTTTAGTGATTCCGTCAATGTGTTCTGTACAACGGAACATATATTCACGATCCACACTATCACGAAGAATAAGAGACTTCTTATTTCTTTTGACAACATCAAGGCCAACAAATGACAATGTTTTCGTATCGGGATTATATGTCACTAGAGGTTCTTGTGTTGAAAGCTTTTCAATTTTGACTTGAAGGCCTTCAACAATTTTTTTCAGTCGATCAATTTCTCGCATAATAATCTCCTTTAAGCTGCTTCTGCGAATTCAATTGCTGTTTTAAGTGCATCACGCTTGCGAACCTGATTGCTGCCAAACCATGATGAGTACAACCGGTTATCTGCATTACGACCCTGTACGTGGTCAGTAATATATGTGACAGAATTAAATGCCTGCCACCATGAGCCTTCGGCATATTCTGCACCAGGCTGAGTTTCCAGAACATCGTGTGCCATCTTAGCATTACGTGAGAGAGTATCGATTGACAGTGCCTTACCTTGTACACGCTTGTCTGCAGTGCGCGGGAAGACAGTGTTGTAATACTCGATCAGAGCATCAGCGCTGTAACGCTTCTTGCCAAGAAACTCTGCCATCTCTTTGTAAGTAGCAAGCTTTTCGTGTGCAATACCGAGAGACTCTTTAACCATGTCAGCATCAAACTCAGTACGGTGACCAACCTTGACTGAACGCTGAGCATTCTGATCAAGTGACAGAGTCAGAGTGTTGTTGCATACTACACGGATTGGAGTAAAGCGAACATCGATAGCTTTACCGTACTGATGAGGATTAGAGAAGAGCAAGTATGACTCAACCTCATCACCACCAAAGAGATCAAATGACTCACTGACTTTTGCCAGAGCCCATACCATCTGACCACCTTTAAGTGAACCAGCAGTATGCATCTCCATATTACCAGAAAGTACAAACTCAGAGAAGAATTCAAATGCAGTCTCATTCTGCACTGGATTCCAGTCTGCACCGACATTTGTCAAGATCTTACCGTCAGTTTCGCGGATAAGAGACTTTTGACCGGTAGGCATACGCTTACCATTAAACTCGATGAAGGATTCAACTTCATGGACTTTCCAATCCAGTCCAGCTTTTTCCATCATCTGTACGGGTGTCAGATCATTTGAAACCGGAACACCCAGGCCATGCCAAGGAACTTCACCTGCATAAGCCATTGTTTCAACCATGTGTGCCATTATATTGCCTCCACGAATTTTGCCCATGCTAGAGCGGTTGCTTCTTTTTCAGTATAACCAATTTCCATAAAATCGGCAATTACTTCATTGATATAATCCATCATATAATCTCCTTAAGCAGCTTTGAGAAGAGTTGCGGTAACATTCCATTTACCGTTTGAACCAGCGTCAACCACAATATTCTTACGATTGACTTTTTCGATGATTCCTGACATTGGCCCACGCTTGCCAACCCATTCGACTTTCTGACCAACTTTGAATTTGTCGGCGGCCTGTGAAGCTTTGACTCGGCGTACAGCATTGAACAGCGATGCAATTTCATTCATGTCTTCAGCACTAGCTTTCAGGAAAAGCATCTTGATTTCGTTCATTTCATTTGTATTCAACATGATATAGTTCCTCTTTTTTCATTTGATAGATATATTATACGCCATTTCTTTTGAAAAGTAAACAGAAAAAACGCTCTTAAAGTGATTTTTTTTCGTTTATAAATATTAGATACACAAACTTCAAATAAGGAGATTCATAATGAATCTACTCGGAAAAGTTGGTAATATAATTCTGACAAGAGGGGATATAGTGAAAGCACCTTCCGGCTCAAGTGATTGGGTTGTCGTAAAGCATGAAGATGGAAAAATTATGATGGCTTGCGTTAGCAAATATATGACCAAAGACGAAAAAGAAGTAAAGGAATGGTTTAGGGTTACCTAAGTTATTTCCATATTACCTAGTACATTATCGACACTCTTCTCTGATAATTGTATATTTGATACCACAAATATAGTAGAGCTCCCAGTAGTGAATACTGTGTGTTCTTTACACGTGTCTATAAAATATACATGACCATGATCAAAGTGTAAAATCCTCTCATCGAGTATGAAATAATTATTTGGAGGATTGCAATTTTTAATTGGTATGAACAATCGAAAAGATGATAGCTCACGCGTGTATGAATCACGATGAGGAGGAAAACAACCTCCTACTTCATGTTTAATCACATGTGTCCTACTTACATCATCTCCAAAACTATCAAGTGCAGAATCTACGAGAGACCACGCCATAGTTTTTGTTTTAAAACTGTTTTCATCAAGCTTGATATTATGGGTTTGATTATATTCTCTTATTGAGTCAAGATCAGGATATCCAGACATTCCGCCATCTAAACTCGTAAGACTTAAGCCCTTTCTACGAATATTCTTTCGTGGATTATATTGTACCCATAAATCTTCAAATAAATCTAGTTGTTCTAGGAAATCATAGACGTCTAATTTCAGTCTAAGCTTATAATATAATCCGTATCGAATAAGTGAATTATAAAGATGTTGCATGAGAATATATATAAATAATCTAATAAGATAAAGGTGTCATATGTCAGAGATAATTGAATTAAAATTAAAAAGAGAAGAAGGTGCACAACCTTATGAAGAGACTGATTTTTTTATTCAGTTTCAGGAATATAAAAATAGTCTTATGAATGAAGGAAGATTAATTCGCTGGGATCGATCTGATTGGGTCGATAATATCATGACTATCACGATTGAAGTTGATAACATGGACACGTTCATTGAAATGACAGATCATAGCTCAACAATAGGCTATCCTATTCCTGGATATACTCGCGTTTAATCTGATCAAAAACTTTCGCATCTCCTTTTACTATTAATCTTTGCCAACACTTCGGATTATCTGAAGGATCACTATTGCACGTCCATATCTTTTTATCAATTAAATTCCATGTGCCTTTTCCGTACTTTTCATCTAATACTTTAAGAATATTTCGACTTGCATTAAGGTTTCCAGTATCTTCACGTGAGATAAATGGAGTGTAACCATTATCTAAACAATATTTTATTTGTTGTTCTCCAGAATAAATCCAATTTAAACGAGAAGGTATAAGACCTTCGCCTCTTACTTCTGGAGCTAAATAAGTCCTATACATTATTCTAGCAAGGCGGTGTTCGTTTAAATGTCGAGGAACTTGTATTCCAGAAAAGCCAACTATCCACGGTCCAACATACAAAATATACCAAATGAGAGCATTATCGACATTAAGATTGATATAGTTTTCAGATCTATGGCCCGTAATAGTCTTACAAAATCCTTGTAAAATTGGCAAATATTCAGGATTATCCTTCGTATTTACTACTTTATACATAATTAATAACCATTTTCATTTAAAGTTACGTGTTCAAAAAACGGAGCTACTTTAAAGTTTTCTGTCAGTCTTCCTCTTCGAGTACTATCACTTAACACCGTTGATTTGTCATAGCTATTCCAATTAACAAGTTTAATCCATATGCCATTATAAACACGTGTACTTTTAGGATTAAGAGGGAATAGGAAACTATCTTTTTCCTGTCTATTTTCTGGATATATCCATTGATCTTGCCAGCTCTTGATATAATCATATGACACATTTAATTGATCTGACATTACTCGAATTAAATCGTCCATTTTCATCTGATGTTCTTCTCCCATAAATCTGCCAATTTGACCAATTGTTTTAAAACGAATTGTAACGTTAGCGATGTCATGTTTATTTAGGAGAGAGATCATACGAGAAGGCGCATCAAGATTTACATGATCAACGATAATACAACCGATATCACGAAGGAGTTTATATTGGTGTGCATATAACATGGCTTTAATTTTTTTATCAGCACATCTCATCTCATCGATCTTTTCGTACCAATCGTCATTATCCACCCCATTCATCGATAGATATAGATTACGTAGACCAGAATCTTTCAATGTCTTTACATAATTTTCTCGTGCGAGACGAAGACCATTCGTCAATAAAGTAATACGATGACCAGTTTTACGTATACGAGAAATAAGATCTGGCAAATCCTGTCTCATCGTTGGTTCTGCACCAATGATCCTTACAGTCACTTTCTTAGGAAACTGAGATAACGCCTCGATCATTTGATCAGCGTCCATATCTGGTATAGATCTATTTGGAATATAGCAGTTTTTGCATGCCATATTACATCGATGCGTAACATCAACTACAACATCAGTAAAATGATTATCACGAGGATTTAATTCATAATAATTGAGAGATGTCATTAAATTTTCCTAACAAAGCAATTCTATCTTGATGACCAGTGTTTATTACTTTATGCTTAAAACTAGCATTAATAAACCAAAGTTCACCTTCATTCATTTCAACTTTATTTATTTCTTCTACTTGAGTAACATATTCATGCTTACCTTTGATGATACACATGAATCGATGGCCATCAGGCTTATCAACATGAGGAGGAATTGATTGATCTTTGTCTAGGATCCCATATCTTAAATCATAGACTTCACCAAATAATTTGAATATATTAGGCAATTCTATATTATTCAGATGCTTTTGATGATAATGGTCTAAGAAAGAATAATCGCCGAAATCAATATTATTATTTTTTGATTTTAATGTAGTGTCTTCTAAATGATTTAAATCTGAAATACAATCTTCAATAAACTGTTGAGACACTTTCCCAATGAATTTATAAGGCAATAACTTTCTATTTTGTACTATCTTTTTCTTATCACTAAAACTGAGAGTCGTTTTCATTTAATAAAAATTTTCTCATCTCTTCTGGCGTAATATTAAAATCAACACCATCACCAATTCCAATAATACATGTACTTATATCGTCAGTTTCAACAATAAGAAATCTTCCCGTATCTATATTCATATAAAAGATTAATACTGCCGGAGATGATGCATCCGGTGTAACGATACTTGCCACAGCCGCAAACATCGGCTGTAAATCGTATGGTTCGATCAATGTACTATAGACATCTTCTCCTGTCGAACACTGTACGGGTTTCTGAAACCACTTAGCTTCTGTGGTAGAAACTAAGGCCAGCAGCACGAGGGCTGATAAAAGCGTTTTCATTACTTTTCCAATCTGTAGTAGATGTACTCTTCATTGGTATTCTTCATTACAAGTGCTGGTGTTCCGGACGGTTGGCTCTTTCCAACTTTCGTCCACTTATATCCTTGTTTTTGTTGCTCTTCAACTGTGTCAAAAAACTCTCTATTGTCTGCAACAAACAACATTGCAAATAAAACTGCTGCTATCATTATATATCTCCAAGTTAAGTGTCCGGATTCTGTTCCTAGGCTCCGGACTGGCCCGCTAGATTATGCTGCGATAGCGTAATCTACAGGTGCAAAGTTATCGTTTGCAGTTACTTAGTTCTTGCGTTAACCCAGCTTGCGCGGGATAGCTCCACTTCCCTATTCAATACCTGTCGATCCTAGTTCAGCCCCATCATAAGCACACGGCGAAGTCTTTTATTGTAGCCTCGCTTGATCTTTTTGCGTTGACCTGCGCGCCACTTAAAATATTTCTTGGCTTTTGTGAGTGCATCATACTCATCGCCTGAATTTAATTTGATACGCATGTCATTCACCGTGTGTTTATGGTGGAGCTGACGGGTACTGCCCCCGTGTCCAGTCTATCTTTCGGTCTGCTTCATCACTACAATTGTATTTATATTATACTACAGTTTTCTGTGTTTGTAAACATATAAATACTGATATAATTGGTCAATATTATGACAATTGAACATAACAAATTATTGTTAGTGTCAAAAAATTGACACTATATAAATATTAATGTAGGAGAAATACTTTATGAAAAGACTAGCATTAGCTGCTGTCTTTATTATGTTTTCATCATTGGCGATTGCAGAACCGATCGTAACTGAATCGACAACCAACAGCACGGTTACAACAAATGGAACGATGGAAACTACTGTAAAGTCGCCTCCTCCATCAGCTATCTCTCCACAACTAGGCGCTAATAGCAACAGTGATTTATGTACTATTGGTGTCGCTGGTGCTGTACAAACTCAGATTTTAGGTATCTCTGCTGGTACTACATTTACAGAAGAGAATTGCTTAAGACTTAAGAATGCTAAGACTCTATACGATATGGGAATGAAAGTCGCTGCTGTTTCTGTTATGTGTCAAGATAAGAACGTGTTTGATGCCATGATGATGGCTGGCACTCCATGCCCTTATGAAGGCCAGATTGGTGAAGCTGCAAAGATTGGTTGGGAATCTCATAAAGAATCTCAATTAGAAAAAGTTGGGGCTGAGGAGAAAAGAGATGTTAAAGAAACTGCTACTTACGGTATTGGTGGTCTTCTTACCCTCTTACTCTTATTCTGATAGCATTCAGCCATACTTTGGTACTACACCAAATGCTGCGGCTGGTGGCCACACATGGAGTATGGACAATGTCTTGCCAACTCCTCCTGGATTAGATATTAATGGTGTGATCTATAGTTATACACCAAATAAGAACACCGAAGACGATATGAAGGTGCACGTACAGAATGAAAATGCAAATGGCACTGGATATATCTTTCGCGAAACAGATGACTGGTCTGGTGCACCAGGTGGAATTGAAATTAGGAAAGCTGTTCCAGTTATTCCTCAACTGCCTCGAGAATTATGGGGTGATGGATCCATTGAAGTAGAAGGCACTGGCACAGTCGAAGATGCGACAGTGATTTATAGTTATAAAGTTGATCCTTGTTATGATCCGCAATTTGATCCTAACTGTCCTGGATATGAAGCTCCTATTCCAGTGATACCTGAAGTTGATGTAAGTACGATATATGATGCAACACAAGATGAGTATGTAACTCTCAGCAACGAAGAAAGAGTTACGATCGAAGAAAACGAAGAAGTGCTTGAAGAGATCGATGAAGAAGAAAAAGAGGAAGAAGAAAAGCGTAAGAGAGAATATCGATTGCAAGCTCTAGCAGATACAAATGCAGCATTATTGATTTCTCAAGATTTACGGTTACTGGCTATGAATAGAGCTGTACAGACTATAATCGATAACACCTATCTAAAAACTTCTATTCCTGGTGGTGAATATAAAGACAGTTTAGTTTTAGTTGATAAGAAAATTGATGAAAACAAGCAAGGATTAAGGAACGGCCTTGCGCAACAATTACTGCATGAAGAAATGGTCGAAATGCAGTATAATAATTAGGAGAAGTAAATGCTTAGAAAAGCAATTCTTGTCGGGGTAATGTGTTTAGGGACAGCAGCAGTATATGCCGAAGAGGTTCCAATTACTGGTAATGTACAATCCCGCTGTGTAATCACTACTGACACTCCTGGTGTCTATGGAAACCCAAATGCGTATACGCTTACAACTGCAGCTGCAGATGGCGGCGTGCAGCCTATCGTAAGATATGATGTAACACTTGCTGATGCATACTATGCTCAAATCACTACACCAACTTCATTTGCTCAAAGTCCTTCTTTGAGTGATACGGTCACATGGACTGGATCGACTGAAGTAAGTGCTGTAAGTGATGCTACTAACATGGGTTCATACGAAACAAATAAAGTAACATTTGGTCAGACAACACAATATGATTTGACTGCGACTGGATCAACTTGGTTTAAGTCTAGTTCGACTGCCTCTTATGGTGGCGATAAGGCTTTCCCTGGTGGAACATACACTGCAAATATCGAAGCAGTGTGTATTGCAAAGTAATATGAGAAATTATATTTTAACATTTCTCATTATGTTAATGCCATTTTTTGCGTATGCGCATGAGATGACACCGACATATCCAAAGTGGAAAACATCTATTCATGACGGTTTATTGGTAACCGAAATGGAGATGTTCAATAAAAGAGAAGATGTTGAATATTATGAGATTGCTGTATTTGATGAAGAATGGAATCCAATTCCATTCGTATCATCATTTAAATTATTCAAGCTTGAATATTTGTCAAGAGTAAAATTTGATGTGTATATTCGTGAACAAGATAGAGAAAGAACTGAATATATTTGTTCTACTTCTAAATTGAGAAACAATAATGCACCAGCAATATCTTCAATGATATGCTCGAGATTTAAATGAAGAAAATTATTTTTATATTATCGCTAATTCCATCAATAGCTCTTGCAGAAAGTAGCTCACTTAACTTACAATTGCCAAATGCTGGTAATACATATGGACAAGATGCTTTTAGAGCTGGAGAATTAGATTGTAAGAATTCAATTGGCGGTGGAACAAATTTGGAATTCGGAGTAACTGGTATTATCGATAATTATGAAGCTCCTTTTAGTAGTAGTTCCGGAAATAGTTCAAAAGATGTTGGTGTATTCGCAAGAATAACTATTCCACTTGACGGGCCTGCAGAAAGAATTAATTGTAATACTCTGTATGAACTTGAATTGAAAAAGAAAAGACTAGAGATATTAAAATTAGAACAGGAACTCAAACGCTTGCAAGATTTACAGGAAGGTAACAATGACTAAAGATCTAGGTCAAGAACTTGAAAATATGGAAGAGGGTATTGAGAACTTAAAGAATAAAGAGTTCCGTATCTTTGGTATTAAGGTTACATTTATGACTGTATCGGCGCTTGTTGCTGTTCTTGGTTCAGTGGTAGGCGCCCTTTATGGTGGTTTCCTTATGTATCAGAAGATTGAACAGGCGATTGAGTTTGTTGAGCAACAACAAGAATATGAAGAAAAGATTGCCGGATTTGAGCAACGCATGGAAGTAATTGAAACTAAATTAGAAGAAGCGGTCGACTATACCAGAGCCATTAAAGGCGATCTACGAGATGATATTCTTTCGATCGAAAAAACTGCAGATCGTGTAGAAGATGAAGTAAGAAAAGTGGAAGCTGAAGTACGTTCAATAGTGCAGAATGCCGAAGAAAGATTTGAGAATAAGCGTGATAGATTGCAAGTAGATTATGATGAGAAAGCGAATAGACTTCAAGAATCAAATACAAGTCGTATGGATGACCTCGAAGCAAAGGTAGAACGTGAACTGAAAGATCTAGAAGATCGTCTTAGTAAGAAACTACAAAGAGCCTTAGACAACCCTCTGGCTAACTAATGTATGAGATATTAAAGCCTCAAATACAAGCAATAAGAAAACAACTCGGTCTTCCGGAATTAAGAGGAGCTTTGGAAGACCGAGTTGTTTACATTAAGCGTCAGATAGATTTTATGAATCTGCGCTTGAACCGATTTTCTCACCACGATAAAGCAAAATCTCTTCCTCCACATCAGGCTCAGAGTCATGCACATAAAGCTGAATCAGAGCATAGTGCAAAACCTTCATTAAGTCCTTCCGAGCGTCTTCGCGCGAGCCTTTCTTCCCGTAACGCTGCGCGTACTTAAGAACATTTCCAATACAGAAACCCGTACCATGACCACCATCGATAATAAATTCAGTAGCTTGAAAATTATCCTTTGAATAATGACCACTATATGTTGAGTCAATATATTCTTGAAACTCTTCAATCAGAATATCTTCATTGAACTTATAGTCAATGCCATTGTAATCATCTTTATCAAATTCTATAATCATTTTTCCCACCTGTAAAAAATATGAGCATCTACACGAGCAGTAGGTGTTTTTGTCTCTGCCCAATCTGGTCTAACATAATAAGCATGATAATGTGTAGCACCACCGGTAATATCACCAAAGAAACCATCTGAAACTTTAACTGCTAATGCACGAACATATTCATAAAGATTAGCATCCACTTCCGGAATCTCATCTGACTTCCCATCACAGTACCAAGAGAACTGACACCGGTCACGCTTTGGAAAATATTCACCAGACTTCCAAGACTTAATCTCAGGTCCTTGTTTAACTACTTCACAAATAGTATTAGGATAACGTGAATCGGCAACTCGATTCATGACTACATTACCAACCGCAATTAAACCACGAAAAGATTGATTACGTGATTCCCAATACATGTTATCAGCCATGCACTTCATTTCATCATTGAAATCTGCAGCTTCTGCTGCTGCACTCATTGACATAACAGTGCATGCTGTCATTAAGATACGCTTAAGCATATTTCTTCTCTTCAACAGAGAATGAAACTACAGCTTTATCCTTTAAGATGTTTGAGATAACTTCATCAAGGCCTTGCTTGGTATGACGTACGGTTTCCCATGCTTCGCCATTTTCCATCTTAGCAGTAATAACAAACTTAAACATAATCTTAACTCCTCTTTGATTATAGATATATAATACCCCAATTTAAGAAGAATGTACACAAAAAAACGCATTTTTTTATTTAATAAAAACAATTAGATGTAATTTTTTAATGACAAAATTCTCTGATCATCGGAAAGATAGGTTCAATAGCGTCAGCACAAGCTTTGGCTAGCTGAATGTGTTCTTTTTGTGTTCCATGGCCTGAACGTAATTCGATATAATGGATCCAGGACCTGATGGTGCCATTAACATAGAGTCGAGATTGCATAATACCTTCTGGCAAAACTGCCCTAGCTTGTTCTTTAGCGATACCATTTTCAATTGCCCATTCATAACTTTCTCTTGCTCTTACTACTACTTCTGATTGTTGCTTAAGCCATTCAAGCTGTAAATCTACGTCTTTAACATCTAAACTATTTTGTCTATTTTTCGTGTCTTGAAGTCTAGCTTCTTTGAATTCAAATTGAAGATCTTGAGTAGGATCTGCATATCGCTGAGAGAATTCTTGAAAAGAGAATGAACGATGTCGAAGTAATTGTCTTGCGATATCTCGAGTTGTTTCGATCTCTAAGCAAGCGCTAACCATTTCAAATGGCGACCAGTGTTTTTCTCTAATGAGATATCGTAGTAGTTTTTCTGAGGTTTCCGTGTTATCTTGGTTCGAGGGATTCGATACACGGGCGCAATACGCGATAAGTTCTTGGATATTGTCACCGACATAGAGACCGTCCTTTGGTGGTTGACTATAACTAATTAATCTTGCTTTCATGATTTATACCTTAAAAAGAGAACTTTTGCTCTTGATCAACGATAGGTTCATAATCACCATCTTCTTGAGCAGATTTGACTAATTCAACAAGTGCCATATCAGATTTCATTTTCTCGATTGCATTTTCGAGAAGACTGTTAAAACCTTTTTCTATGAGAAAAGTTTTACCTTCTTCATCAATATCTATTGTTACTGTAGCACCACCATCACTATCTTCGTTATATTCAATTATCTCAATCAACATATCAAATTACTCCGATTACCCAATTCTCTGCACAATTCTCTGCATAAGTCTCACTATATTCATATAGAGGTCTAGTCTCAACAAGCTCTGTATTACTCCACATCTCAACAAAGAAGCCTTTATCATTTATCTTTACAAAAGCCGATCGATCATCATATTCTCCTTCACCCCAAAATGTATGATATAAACTAGCATCATCTGTATCTACTTTACGAGGCCCTGTTGAATATTCGAGGAAATTTCTATCAAATCTTTTTTCCCATTCTTCTGGAAGCATAATGAAATGAAGCACTTCCTGACATGCCATCATAAAGTCAATTTCACGTCCTTCAGGTAGAGCATCATTATCCAACATATTTGTAATAAATTGTACAGTAATTTCTCTAGCTACCTCATAGTCTAATTTAATATCGGATTCACTCATAATTTAAACTCCTTAAATCTTTCATTAATCTTGCCATTATCAAATGCAGGCGTATCATCAGTTAAAGTCTGTTCATTTTCGTCAGCATCAAAGAGTCTCATCTTCGATCGATCAACACCAATCACAAAACGTTTATTATGCGTAGGATCATTATATCTATTCTTTAATTGTTTAACCATCATTTGACCTGATTGCTCTAGCTCTTCTGTAGAGATAAGAGCAAACATTAAATCTGCAGTAGCCGGAAGGCCAAAGCTTTCAGATGTATCTTCAAGACCAACATCAGAATTCGAATATCCACTGCGATTAGTTTGAGTTGCAGAGAAAACAGGTATATCAAATTCCACAGCAAGGCCTCGAAGTTCTTCGGCAATGGCCTTGATATAGTTATAAGAATTAATAGCACCACCCATTCCTTTCATACGAGAAGAAGCACAGATATTAAGATAATCAATAAAGATAATATCTGGTTCGAATTGTTTCTTTAATTTTAATTCATTGAGCAGTGCTCTAAAGTGACCAGCATGCGCTGAGCCAGTCGGGTATTCTTTAATGATTAGTTTACCTGTTGTCTTTTTTGCGAGGTTATGTACTTTAGTCGTAAACATATCCTTTGACATATTCTCAAGTTGATCGATAGGTACGTTTAGAAGATTGGCGTCGATACGTTCAGCGATACGTTCTTCTGCCATCTCCATTGTTATGTAGAGAACATTACGTCCTTCGACTAAGGCAGATGCAGCCACATGACACATAAACAGAGATTTACCGACACCTGTACCAGCAAGAGCAATGTTCAATGTTTTACGTGGTACTCCACCTTTCGTGATATTATTAAAGTATTCTAGATCAAATGGGATTCGATCTTCTTCTGTATGATAAAACTCATAGCGTTCTTCAACATTTTCAATATAGTCGTGACCAATGTTTTTATCAAATGAAACGCCAAGAGCTTTTGATAAAATATCAGGAAGAGCATTCTTTGTCAAAGATTCATGTTTACCATCAATAATAGAGATAGACTCCATTACAGCATTATACAATGCGCGATCTTGACACCATTTTTCGGTGGCATCAAGTAGCCAATCATTATCAATAGGCTCACGAGTAAACAGTTGTGGAATAATATCCATTGACATTTGAAACTGTTCATCTGACATATTACTTGTCTCTTGTAGTTCAATGACAAGAGACTCAGTAGTTGGTAGTTTATTATACTTACCAACATATTTGCCCGCTTCTTTAAAGAGGGTTTTATATGTGCCTTGAAAATAATCTGACTTAATGAAAGGCAATACTTTACGCATATACTCTTCATCAGTCAGAAGATTACGAAGGATGGTTTGTTCAATGTTCGCTTGCAAGAATGTATCCTTTTTTGTTAGATAATTGTATTATATCATATTTCTCTAACAAAGTAAACTATTCTTTTTTTAATTTTTCTTTGATACTATCAACTCGAGATTGCATCCAATTAATTGCCGTATGGATATGACCAGTATCATGAGGTTGCAGCTGTGATTTAGCATATGCAATCTCTTCCATTAACATAACAATACGATCAATCTCTGAAGTTTTACTACTCATCATCTCTCTCCTTTGTAATTATTGAACCAGATTCAATGCCATCTACGATGATGGCTTGCAACAAATCTCCGGCGTATTCTTGTAGATCCACGTCTTCGCTTGTAAGGTCTGGGTTAGGAGATGACACGACCGTAAAGTTAAAAGTCATTATACCATCTTCTTTGATAGCAATAGCTCCAAAACGAAGTACAGTTTCAACATAGTCACCTGTCACGACTCGAACCGCCCAAGCTTGATCATCATCCTCTGCTGGGATGAGTTCATAGTCTTTCAGTTCAACTAACTTCTGCGACATCTTCAATACCTTTTTGGTTTAAGATTGAAAAACGATTCTTCAAATAATCTTTGAAATCCGTTTCAGCAAAGATTGGTTCCCAAAATTCTGCTTCTAAAGTTTGTTTTTCTCGTACTTTTGGTTCAAGTAGTTCACCAGTTTCCCGGCTAACCCTGCAATACCAGCCATTAGACGGCTTAGTGACATATTGACCCTCGAGAGCAACGTCAAGCAGACCAGACCACTTTTGTACTCCACCTTCCCAACTAACACTGATGGGAATCTTAGACTTTTCTTTGACATAACGCGATTTCTCCACATTAATCACGAAATGATAACCTTTGATCTCAGTGCCTTGTTTATCCTGTTGACGACCGAGAATCCAAATATTATCTGCTGAATAATAGATGCCAGTACCACCTGACACAACTGCTTTTGGAAATAGACCAATCTCCATATAAGTATGGTTCACGGCAATCAACGGGATATTCTTCATGTTCAAGTATGGTGTACACATACGGAACAAACCCTTTAGCGCTTTTGCTCGAGACATATCAGCAACTGACTTTTCATTAATAGCATCTTCGAGTTCTTTCTTTGATGCTAAGTTGCCAACAGAATCGATTACAATTACTACCTTATCATTACGATCCAACTCTTCGAGTTGAGCGATGATATCAAACTTAAGTTCTTCTACGTTTGTAATAGGCGTATGAAGGACTCGACTCGTATCGATATCAAAGTTTTCAAAATATGATTGTGGTGAACCAAATTCTGAATCATAAAAAAGTAACACAGCATCATCGTGCTCTTTGAGATATGCAGATGCCATGATCAAAGCGAATGAGGTCTTAAAATGTTTGGATGGGCCAGCTAGTACTGTTAGTCCTGGCGCAAGTCCGCCATCCACGGAACCCGACAATGCCACGTTAATCATTGGCACTTCGGTCTTTACCATATCCTTTTCGGTAAAGAATTTGGAATCAGAAAGAACAGAAGACTCTTTAACCTTACTATTCTTCTTCAATTTATCCATAATAGACATATATTATTATCTCCTACATAAAAAATTCATCTAGACTATTTGCCTCAGACACTACTTCTTCTGTCCACTGTCGGCCTTGCCAATGAGGATAAGAAGCTCTTGATAAGTGAATTGATTGAGGTTTTTCCATATATTCAAAGTCTAACTCACCGATCGGATTTTTCAAGTTATCTGTCCATCTATATACATCACATTCAAGTGAGTCGATAAAAGCTTGACGCACGTCGGTCCTTTGTTGCCAAGTGCCATAGAAGGGTGTACCTTTATACCAACCAGTCTTTGGCACTTTACGAGATTCGTTTTCGATTGGCAGTGGTTCCCACACCTTTACGTGCGCTTCATACTTATTACTTATACGAGAAACTTCACCCATATAACGTTTTGCTAATTTTTTTGCTTCAGCGATAGGATCATCAAAGCGACAGAGGTGATGTCGAATATCAATGTTACCAAAATAAGTCTCGATATTATCATACTGACCACCTTCTGGGATAAACGTCTCAAACCCTCGATTGATAGATCCATGTAGAGTAGAGAATGGTACTGATACGTTTTCCCAACCGGGACGGTACATGCTAATCGCATGACTATCGCCAAACGCAATATTACGATATCGTTTTATCATATTTGGATCGATGACTTCTGCCTTAGTCATCTCTGACAAGGCTGCAAAATTGACATCCCATGTTAAATTTGCTTTGTTCAAGCGATCTTGAAACATACTTGCATAGTCAGGAAAATCGATTAAGATGGATTTAACGGTACCTTTATACTCTGACAAAGCTTTTACAAACTCTGTATTTGGATATGCTTGGATACCGCCGAAGAGATTAAGGTTACCACTCCAATCAGAACCATGATATACGTATACTTCATCATAAGGTGAATAGTCATAAACCTTATTGCTAACAAGGTTAATCGTCACATCATGACCTGCTTCTTTTAGCTGATCAGCATAAATGATTGCTTGTGCTGCTTTATGCGAATGTATTTTGTTCGAGATTGGTCCCAAGCTCGTGAGTAGTACCTTCATCTTTTTTCCACCTTCTATAAGAGTCTATCCTATCATATATAGACTCGTCATTGAGCACTGGTTCAGTGCCTACATTCCAAAATAAGATGTCTCTGCCTGTATTTTTAGGGATATATCTCCACGCCTTTCCATCGTACGTATCGATGGTTGGGAAAGGAGGCAATCCTTTTTTAATAGAAGTGGTAAATGGTTCTGGGGCAGAGATGATATTACCATGACCAACTTCTCCTTCTTTCATATTACGAGCGACTGCGACGGCATGGAACTCAGCATTTGGCCATGCGATCTGAAGTGCTCGATGTAGTACACCTGTTGATACGACTGTCCACACTTCTTGTGGCTCTGGTATCTTCGATGCAGCCTTTACGATGCCTGCTGTTACGAGTTCATGTTTTAATCCAAGTGGGATGAAGTATGAATCTTCGTTTTGTTCTGCCCATTTCTTTGCTATGGAATTAAGATTTGGCATAGCAGCCACGCGATGGAACTCATAATCAGCACCACGCTCAATACAGCAAGCCTGGTGATGAGAGATTCTCTTTGAACTTGGCATAAAAAGACGAACGCGTTTTCCGTGGCGCTTCGCCACGTCCAAGAGCGATACGCCCGCAAGACCTGTACGAGGCTGAACATAAACAAGATTAAGTTGGTTAATACGAGATATAAGAAGATCTCCACCCCGTACTTTGCTACCAGTGATAAGATCATCTCGAACGACTCTAACACCTTCATACTCCTTAACGACTGGATCAGGATTTGGATCTTCCCAGCCTTCTGCTAAACTTAAATAATATTGCTTTGCTTCATGTCGATTCGTTACGCCTTGTAAACGTAATACCTCAACGTCCTTATTAATATGATCAATAATATGCTTATCATGTGACATGTGTATATTATACCAAACTATCCTAGGATTGTAAACTCTTTTTTAGAGAAAATGTTCGAGGATAAATCCACTCGTATGGGATCTTCTTCGTGGTCGACTTGACGCCATGACTAATGAAGAGGTGTTTACACCACATACAAGCTTTATCTTCGATATTAATATTATACTGCCTCTTCATTGGATTATCCGGATGTTTGGCCAAAACACTAAACTGGCGTACAAGCTCAATAGCTTGAGCATTAACTGGAGTATAGTCACCAGTATTTTCATCTAATTCGAATTTAGTTTTACCAAATAAATTCTTATCTCCAAATATTTGCCATAGACCATAAAATGAGAGTGTACCTGGGGTGACCCATGATTCTGGATCAACAAGGTCAGGTCGGGCCATCGCGATATGGCGAGAAAGGTTCTTATATGGATACATCACGTTACGAAAGCCATACTTCTTTTTCGTATGAGCTTCAAGCTTTGATGCCAGCTCCATCATCTTAAGCGGTCGATTTGACTGTAACATTGTGTAGCAGTCTTCGGCTATTTGTTGAGGTACATTACACAACCAGTCTTTTACTACTGTCCCCTTTGGATAATATACTTGAAAGAGGTCAGATCGAGCATGTCTTTCTGTTTCAAACCTCTTTTTCATGGCTTCAACGCCATGATCGCGAAGTGTCCTGAATGTTAGCCAATGTTCATTACTAAATGACCATACGATAGTATGATGTAAAAGTCGCTTGATGTCTTTCTCTTCTTTCATCTCATCAACATATGGCATTTCATCCCAATGTAGACGATGAGAAAACTGTTGAGGGTTAGATTTAAGGAGCGGTTCTTCTCTTACGTCATAGGCACGACAAAACTCAAAGAACTTTTGAATACGTTCTTCGAGAGACCATGGTTCAAGTAAGTGATTAGTGACTTTGCCCTTATTGAGGATAGGAGTAACTGTATTTTCGTATACTATTGAATGCGGGTTTGGATCAATAAAGTCATCTAGTGTAGCGTTATACATCTTCTTTTATATTCCTCAACATCAATACCAGCAGCTTTAATGATCATATCATCAGAAGGATGATGCTTTAGACCGTTAAAAGATTCGACAAGGCCCATCTCTAACATTGCCTTTTGTCTACCAAATGGATGGTTCTTGATATTACTTGATGACCAAATTTTATCAAGGTCGACGTGAGAGTAATGTGCACCTGGTCGAACATAGTTTTCAACCCAACGGATATAGTCACAACATACGTCTTCGGCATTATACGGATATGACTTCGTATCTTCATAGATCTTGGCCATCACCTGATCTAAAAACTGTTCTTTCTTCATACGCTCTGTAGGACGAGCAAGGTAGCTAATACACTCAACAGCGTTAGTTCCGTAATAAAAGGGTGATTCCTTGTTGACGTATTGAGGGTACCAATCAGCAACATCAGCAACAACAGCTGCATACTGAAAAGTATACCTGTTAAGACCATTTCGTTCATTCCACTGACCCATAAACTCTCCGATCTCTCGAAGGTCCTTTCTATTATTTGTCTTTTGCAACCATTCTGCCATCTCACGTGCTAGGCGTGGCGCATACTCACCAAGGTAGTAGTCTCCACCCTTCTTGTAGTCTCCTTGAGGTTTTGGAAACTTAGGGAATTGATAGCCAATTGAAGTATAGAAAGGGGCTTTATGTCTCTTCATATGCCATATCATCTCTTCGATGGTACGCGCTTTATGAAGGGTGAATAGTAATGTGTTATGATAACCCGAAGGTTTAGTACCATAATTAATCGCAGAACCTGTCACACGATGGAGGATAAAAAGGTACAACCATTCAGGTAGATCAAATTCTTTATGCTTGCCTGTCCAGTTTTTAGCAACGACCTCACGTTGAGATGTTGCTTTACCGGCCTCCATCTTCTTCCAATATGGATGGCCTTCTGTCCAACCTGACCAACAATCATTAACGATTTGAGAAAACCCGGCATATTTACGTTCGACGACGTCATATAGTTCAATATAATGCATAAGGTCATCGTCCATATCGGACTCCATATGGGGTATTAGTCCATATGGTTCTACGTCTGCGACGTTACATTTTACCTGTTGTTCTTTCGCTTTATGAAAATAGCGAAGAAAGTCATCATAGTATTCCGTTAGCTCTATGTTCATCAAGATATTCCTTCAAACTGTGAAGCATTGCTGCTTCGTATTCTATACTATTGAGATTACGATTTCTCGGAGATGGATGATCGATCTTGTAATTATCTATAGAGTATTTCTTACATACTCTTTCGACAAACCCTCCGAGTGAGATAACGATTGACTTACCTTCAACAGCTTTACGTAAAGCCTCTACGTCAACGTCTTTGATATCATAAGAATTGATCTTATGAGGTATTACATTATGAAAGTCCCAATCACGAACACCTACTGTCAAGAGCCATCGTTTTAGGCGAGCAAATGTGCCGTTGACAGAAGGTGTCGTTTTGGTCGATGGACATTGTCCGAGGACGATGATGTCCTCGGATATTTGATGTCCTTCTAAGAAGTCAAGTACAGATTTCATTTGTTAAGATAATCCTTGATCTTCTTTTCTTCTGGACTTGTTGGTTGATATGTTTGCATATAAGCGACGTCTGTCTCTACAGACTTCATACGTTTTTCAAGGAGATCAAGTTTCCACATGATTCGCTCAACGACTCGATCGACTTTTTCTGGAATATTTTTTTCCATCTTCATATCCTCTTCCCGCATTCTTCGTTTCATATATTCTTCATAACCTTCATGCTTTGGATAACCTTTTTCAAATACTGGACCCGTATCATTATTTCCGTTAAATAAAGTCATATAAAACTCCTGCTTCTTCAAACATTTTTTTCGTTAATTGCCAAGATGGTTGCCAATGTTCAGGGATTAACTGTTCTGGCATGACAACCCCTTTGATGCCAACCTGTATAACGCCCTTGGCACAATCGCTACAGACTGGTAAACCATAAACATACAGAGTAGAACCATCAAGTGATACACCATTATACGTGGCATTATAAATAACATTCATCTCTGCATGAACTACATACTTATACTTTACCTCGCGGTCATTATATAGGTCTTCATTATCATCAATCCCGCGAGGGAAACCATTGTAGCCTTGCGCGAGAACCTGTCCCTTCGATCCTACCGCAACTGCACCAATTTGGCGAGATGGATCTTTGGACCACTTCGAGACTTGTTCTGCTAGCGCAAGGTATCTCTTATCCCACTTATTTGACAAGGTGGAAATGCCTTTCATAAACATGCAAGTTTTGAACTTGCCAAATCAATTTGCCTGGTTTCAAAGTAGTATTACCACCACTTAGATCTTGACAAATAAGTTCCATTACATAACGCTGCCAAGCATAATCATTCTTATATCCGAACACGACATCGTTAGATCGCATTTGGACAACAGCTTGGAGTTCATTATTGCGTATATAGTAAGTGACAGCATTAGTACAAATAAAATCGTTTTTACCATCAGCCTGAAACTCTGCCCAGATGCTTGGTCGGTTGTAAACCATTGTAGCACGTCGTGTAGTATCATTGGAACCTGCCAATTCGTCAAGGACGTTTTCGTACTGTCTATAGTATATATCGTCAAAGATCAATGTGCCATAGTTAGAATTAACTTCACCATACTTATTAGCAGCATATTTCCATGCTTCAGGTGGTTCACGTTCTTCACCATAGATGTCATTGATATTAGTACTACCTGTACAATACCAATCAATTTCTTTATCGATATATTCTTTATTAGGAGTACCAAAGATAGCTGGTTCATTAGCTTCGAAAGAAGCACCGATAATCTCAATTGTTTTTTGGCCAGTTTTATCAGTAGTGAAGTTTTCGTTCTTCAATTCATTGATAAAATGCTGACGAATATCATTCACTGTGTTCTGCATTATCTTTCACTTTCTTTGGGCGATTAAGGAAGTCGTGATTTGGATTTTGACCATCCATCTTACCACGACAATAAGCAACGATAAACGAACAATAGTTAATCATGTCTTTAGCCGAATCTTCGATTGATTCAAAGTTTGGCTCATAGTTAGGATCGGCCATCATAGCAGATACGACAGATTGCATACGAAGCATCTTTGCATGATTAATGTCAAGCAGAGTAGATACACCGTTAGGATAATAGTCTGCTTGTTTAATACGAGAATATTCGTTTTGATAGTCATTACCTTTTTTAGTCTGCAGTTCAGCACACTCTTGTAAAACTTTGATTGACTCTTTCATCAGATATTCCTATAATGGTTTTGCCATGAAGATCCAATAGTACCTAAACCTTCATAAGCGAGTTGTAATCTGTACATTATACCACAAATATCGGCTGATGTACACGCTGTTTCGATATCATATATCGTTCTATTTTTAGATGCTTTACCACCTATCTTTTGAGGATTCCAATCTTCCATCAATTGAAGGGCAACTTGGCGAGCTTTTTCGAGAGGCATACGTTCAAGCTTACGAATGACTTCGGTACGATCTTCTTCTGGCTCTTCTTTTACTTTTACGTAATTATTGCCATCCCATTGCCAAAGCGAATGACACGTGTAAGTTTTATTGTCACGAAGAAAGCATATTACGTAATCAGATATATCGTATTTTGGTCCCCAACTTTTTCTTTCTGTAAGTGTTTCTATATGTTTTTGGATGGTTTCTTCACTAGAGCCAGACTTAATTTCAACAGAAGTACCACATGGCGCAAAGAGATCTTTGTATTTACGGTCATCATTAGTATAACCATATTCTTCGACCATATAGTGCTCTGCTGCTAGACCATTATAGGTATCATTATAAACACGCGTATCAGATCGATATGGATCTGGTAAAAAATTTACATATTCAAGAGCAGTATGTTTTTCTAGCCAATCTAAATCGATATCAGCTAAACTAAATGATTCGCCTACTTTAATTAGGAAATCCATCTTAGACTCCTACAAAATCGATCTGATCACCATATGCAAAATGGCCATTGTCAAGATCAAATACACAGCGATCAACAAGATCGACATAGATCTCTTTGATGTCGATGCCATACTTATACCCAGGTTTTTCACAGAGTTCGATCTTTGTGATCTTTCCTGGACCATGACGAGAAATAACAGTATCACCAATCTTAAGAGTCTTCATAACAACCTCACACATAATAACCAGTAGTTTCAAGGACGAAATCTTTACCCATGTCATCGATCATTGCGATAATGATAGCTTCGCGAATATAAGTATCGACTTCTTCAATCTTAGCAGCCATTGCTTTAGTATCACCAGCAATAAGGAGAGCTTTTACATCGAGAATATCATTACGATCCATGGCTGCATACTCAGCAGCTTCTTCATCAATGCCAATATTAGAAACATATTCGTTCCAAAATGATTTGGCAAGAGAGTTAAGAGCAACAAGTGGCGGAATTTGTTTATTCATAATGTATTCTCCTCTTTAATTATAGGTATAATATACACTATAAAAATTCATTTGTAAATAAAAAAACGCATTTTTTTATCAAATAAAAACAATCAGATGTGATTTTTTTACATATTTTTATATACGTATTCGAGAGCTCTATCAGCTTCTTTCGTTAATGGACGATTCTCATACCAATTACCAGTATCCATATCAAGCTCTCGACAAAGGACTGCGATCTCATTAGCGGTAATTGGATATTCATTCTTAATAGCATTACCAGCGAGGGCGACCATGATCTGATACATCTTATGATACCAACCGGTATTACTAATAGACCTATACTCATTTTCGAGATGTCGAGGAAAGAAAGGACAATCTCGATAAGATGACCAATGAACATCAATATTTTCTAGTTTAGATTTACGATGTTCAATGATTTGCTTTTGCATAGCTTCAGGAAGGCGATCAAAGAAATTAGTACCCGTCTTTTGGATATAAGGGTATTTTGACATCAGAGTGTCTGGATTAATAGGATCACCATCATGAGAGAAGATAAAGTTGTAAGCGCCAGCATACTCAGCAGGTATATAATACATACGAGCAAGATCTTTTGTTTGTTCATCGCCGATACCGCCGAGGGACTGAAGTAGCGCAAAGTTGAAACTTGATATTTCGTCATTCGATAACTTTCTTTTAAGTGGAAATACAAGTCTGAACTTAGGTAGATCGATACTGGAACTAGCAGTAGAATAACACACGAAACGCCAATTACCAGTTCGTTCAATGATAGCATCTTTTAGATCTCCTTCAACAATAAAGTCATCAACATCTACTGCACACCATCCTGCCCACTCGACCACGTTACGATTAGCACGAGTAGTACCCTTTTCGTAAGTGGCTGGTGACATTAAATCGGCATCTTTCTTCGATTGCCGAGGTTTCTTTGATAAATCATATAAGACACGTTCGAACGAGTCGAAATCAGGGAGATCAACTCGTCGATGTGTCTTATTATCATATACACTCTTAAAGAGCGTGATTGAGATTTCCATGATTATCCTTATGGCTTGGACCTTGCCAACCTTCAGGTTTGATGAGATCTGGTAGACCAAGTGGATTTGGTCGAGATTCTTTTACACCGCGTTCTTTTGCCATATTAGCATTATGTACTGCGTCCCATGCTTTATGGGCGTCGACACCAAAGGCATCCATTGTACCAATAGCTACGACGCATAAATCAATCAATCCATCAACGATCTCTTCAGGATTTTTATCGACAATAGCAGCTGCTCTTGTCTCGTCTAGTTCTTCTTGTAGAAAATTGAGGCGAAATTCGATAAACTTTTGAAGTCTAGACCAATCACCTTTTTCCAATTCTCCGGCGACCCAATCACGGACACCAAACTTAGTGTGCATGTCGGAAATATCTTGTACCCAATCTTTACTCATAATAGTATTATACTCCATTCTCTGTCAAAAGTAAACCTTGTTTATCCAAAAAATTCATCGAGGGTTGCTGTTTCTTCATGATTCCAGCCAACAGCATCGAGGATAAATCGAAGTGGCTCGAGGAAAGTCTTGTCAAATTGTTTATCATAGTCAATATATTGCTGTAGTTTTATCTCTTTTGGGAGATGCATAGGAAACGCTATCACGTTTTCCTTAATATGATTTGGTAACTTAAGATAAGTAAACTTAATTTTATCACCATTACCAATCAACTCATATCTATCTGTTAGGCCCAACTCTTTGAGGTATTTGTTGTAAAGCAAAGAGCCTCGAACATGGATAGGTGAACCTTTCTTGTAGATGGTCTTTCTATCACTGTATGAGAACTTAACTTTTTTATTATTAACTATTTTCTCACCATATAAGGTAACGCTTCGGGGAAATGCAACTTCTTCAGGAGCAAGTGTCTTAAACTCCGATCTAAAGTTCATGATAAACTTTTGAACTTCGGCTTCGTTTGAAGAGATGATGAGTTTGAAGATCTCTTTGAACTTAGTTCGACATATCTCAGGCGTAGAAGACTTAATAGCTTCAATACCCATAATCTTAAGTTTTGGCTCTTCGTACTGTACACCTTCTGAGTTATGTACGTTAAGGATATAACGTTTCTTTGCTGTCCAAATGCCACGATCTGCGATAACCTCACGTTCCATGACCATACGATTCTCAAAACAATTCATCTCTTTGAAGAGTTTTTCAAGAGCAACTTCTAAAATTTTATTAAAATGATTAATACATGCCTCGTCAAGAAACTTAACTGGATCTTTTGGATTAAACTTTTCAACAAACTTCTTAAAGTTAACATAGATCGAATCAGTATCGATAGCGATAACATAGTCTTTATTATCTGTCTCTAGTAACTTATTTAGCTCTTTGTTAATAGCAGCTTCACAAGTCTTAATGACATGTTGACCAGTAAGAGTAATGGCTTCAGCGACTCGAAGATCAAAGTATCGATACCATTTATTACCAATAGCACCAAACAATGAATTCATCAAGATCTTGACTGCCATCTGCTTATTGTTAAGAGAGGCAATTTGTTTTTCGATCTCTTTAGTGCTACCTTTCTGTTGCATCTTTTGCCATTCGATCATTTCTTTCTTGACTTCTTTACGTTCGGCATAGTATTTCTTAACGAGTTTAGGAAATACACCTTCACGACTATTATCAAAGCCAACACCATTAGCTGCCTTTGACATATTAGTACCGTTCATTGTAATAGTCTCCGGAGACATATTCCATTGAGCAATGATGTTTGGATACAGAGAATTTAAGTCAAATGAAACGACCCAATCATGAGCTCCAACATGAGGTTCTTTAACATAACCACCTGCGAAATGAACCTTTAAGGTTTCTCGATCGCGTCGAAGTGGAGAAGCAGGTACAGCAACCTTACGAGAAGCCAGTTCGCGATAGATAATGGAGTCCCATATAGCTGTAGTGCCAAAGATGTCCGTATAGTTGACACCTGCTTTATATGCAAGTGTGAATGCCAAACCGAGAAGATCAAGCTTCTCATCCATACGATCAATGAGTTCAACGTCTTTAATGTTATAGTCAATATAAAGTTGATGATTTTCTTTATAAAGATTACGAAGTGAACCATACTCTTCGTATGACATCTTCTTCTCACCAAGGACAACATGTGATATATGGTTAAGAGAATAAGACTCTTGTGGGCCATATGAATAGCCAAACTTTTGAAAGAGATCCATATAGTCGAGCTGTGATATACCAGAGATCTGTTGAGTCAACATCGTCTTGCCTTTGAAGCTTACAGTGGTTTCTCTTACCATATTCCAAGGCGACATACGCTTTGATACGTGTTCACCAAATAACTTAGTAATACGATTAACAAGATAAGGAATATCGAACATTCGAATATTCCAACCAGTTAAGACTTCAGGATATTCGGACATCCAATATTTGAGGAATCGCTCGAGCAAATCATATTCATCTTCACATTTGTGATAGCGAATACGAAGATGCTTATGAGGTGACTGAGATACGTCATATTCTCCACAGCCCCACACCTCGTAAAACATCTTTTTACTCGACTTGAGAGTGATAGCTGTGACTGGATGAAGAGCCTGATCTGGCTCAGGGAAACCATCTTCAGAATGGACCTCGATATCGAGGTTTACTACATTGATGAGGCTTTGATTGAATTCAATTTCTTTTGGAAATTTCTTCTGAATACGTTGCCACATGACACGGTCTTGACCGTAAAACTTAAAATTGCTTACGTCTTCATACTTTTTGATGAAGGCCTTCATTTCATTGACAGAAGAAAATTCGATAGGCGCGACTGGAGTACCATCGATGGCAGTCCAGTCAGTGCGCTTATCTGTAGGAATATAGAGCTGAGGCTCTAGTTTATATTTTGTTATCACGGGTACACCTTGATGGTTATACCCGCGATAAAGTAAGTAGTTACCGTAACGATCGTAACTTGTATAAAAAGACATACAACCTCCAAAAACACAGGATTATTATAACAAAAAAGAAGAGGTTTGTAAACAGTTTTATGCGATTGCTCTCATTCTATCTACTAGTCTTTGTGCTCTATTAGTTACTTGACGATACCAGCGAGAGTCCACCATCTCATCAGCAGCAGCATTCCAATCACGAGCATCTACGCCGCGCTTCATGCCTTTAAATTGAGATAATCGAGGACGACCCATATTAAACATCATATTTGCGATGATAAGCTGTGCTTCCTCAGGCAGTTCTTCGAAATCGTCGTAGAGTTTTTTGCAATCTTCAAGCACGACTTCAACGTCTTTATCGAAGCATTCATTGACTCGATCTTCTGAGACTGGAGTTCCAACCGGTTCTCCGTGCTCCGGATCTGATTCAAGAACGAGATGACCGATACCAAAAGTAGGCAAGCCAAGATGATCGAGATAGATTTCATACTTAACTCCTTCATCAGCCGCAATCTCTTCACGTAATTTATTTAAATCCATATTTCTTTTTCTCCTTGCATATAGCAATTATGAGTAGTTTTACCGCTCATTTGTTTCACCCAATCAAGTTCTTGAATAAGCCTATTATACCATGCTTTATCCATATCATCATGAGCTTTACTCATGTCTTCCTTTAACTGGGAAATCCTTGTTTCAATATATCTATCTTGTCTATTCATCAGACATTCTCTCGTGTAAAAGAGTCAGGCACATCATTTTGGTTTTCTTGACATTTGCAATCTACACATACATCATTTACGCATTCTTGACATTCATCTCCGCAGTGACAGTCGTGTCCGCAATTACATTTTCCCATTTGATCCTCCTATGAATAAGGGAGCAAGGCGTTTCCCTGCTCCCTTTTATTTATTAACTTAGAAATTCCTGTTCTTCATCTGTATAAGGCCACATTAGAATAATTTAACCCTTCCAAATGTAAGATTTTTTTGCCTTTGTTCGAGCTCGACGACGTCTTTTGCTCCGGCCAAGTATCTTTCTACAGGTGTTCTATTGATATCATTCCAAAAATCTTTAAGCCACTTTCTCATTTACAGAATTCCTTCTTTAATCTTTCAAGGGATTCTGCGTTAAGTTCAGCATGTAAAGATTCTACAGAATGTCCTTCACGGGCATATTCATGCAAAAGTTCTCTTGCGATATAATAATTTGCCTGATTCTGTCTGGCCATTAACCAACCAAACATCATGCCTTGAAGAGTTTTCTTTAGTACACTCCAGATTCCATTAAACAGATTCTGTGAGTAGTTCAGCGCTAGTGCTGTCATTTTCGATTACCTCGTTTTTATCTGAAATTAGAATTTTACGAGGCTGCTTCTCTTCAGGAAGAACGACTTCTAAATTGACAGTCAAGATTCCGTCCACCAGATCCGCACCGTTTACTTCGGTATATTCCGACAGTCTAAATGACTTTTGCCAATTTCGAGCACTAATACCTTTATGAACATAAAGCTCTTGAGGACGACGTTGTGGACGATCACCTCTGATCGTTAACACATGATCCTTTACTTCAATATCAATATGTTGTTTACTAAATCCCGCAACAGCAAGTTCGATCTCGTAATGATACGCATCGTGCTTTACTACATTATGTGGGGGATAGGTATCCTTCGCGTGGCTGTGAATATTTTCCAACTGATCGAAGATGTGATCGAAACCAAGGAATGCGTTTCTTGGCAACAAAGTTGCTTTAGTCATTATGACCTCCATTTAAGCAAGGTTTATTTTGGACCCGAACCATTCGGCATCCATACATTATATATAGTACTTTTTTCTCAAAAGTACATAGGCAAACTATTTATTTCCGATATTATATTTAGGACATAATTCCCATTTGTCTTTATCTCTAAATGGGATGATCTTAATCTGACGAAGAGGCGCTAACGGTTGAGCCATCTTTTTATTATCAATACTAATAAGACCCCAATCACTCATCAGCGTGGCGATAGTATTCCGTCTTGCAACGTCATTCTCTTCAAGGTTCGACTTCTTACCGTCAAGTAAAAACAATTCCTTAAAATGAACAATGAAATATCTTCCTTGTTTATGTAGGATATGACAGGATTGGTAAAGTTTATTATTTTTTCTGGATGCGACACCAATACGCGTAAGCGTCTCACGAACCTTAAGGAAATCGTCCGGTTCGTTTAACGTAACCTCTAACATAGAGGTAGGTGTCCATTCTACTAATTTATTTTCTTCCACCTTTATAAACCTTCTTCTTCAATTCTTCTAATTGTTCTTTTGTGAGAAGGGTTAAGGCTTGACGGGCTTTTTCATTACTATAGCCATAATATTCCTTAACTACTTCCACGTCACTATGTGATTCAGGTTTGAACCATTTTGAAAACCGTTTTCGTTTTCTTACAATATTTATAAAAAAATCAAATTGTAAACGGTTGTCCAAGTGGTGGTTGATATTCATCTCGTTAGCCATCAATACTGTATCATTAAAGTATGATAGACCACGATTGACCATGAATGCGTTATATTGTTTCTCAGCAATATCATCAATCATGATATTTTTCTTATCATAGTTGATATCAGTGAGAAAATGAAAAGGACTAAGCGAAGTCGACATTTGCCATAATCTCTGTCATACATGCGACCACATTTAATTCATGATCTGCAACAAAAGCATTCTTATACTGATAATCAGCAAGGATGAGTACAAGTTGAGGGATAGATTGCAGATCTAGTTTATCGTACATACGATCGTAAATGCCACGAAAGATGGCTGAAGCATCTGTATCGATATTATTCGATACCCACTGACGCATCTTTTTAAAGTCTTTTTGCTTTAGATATTGGAAAAGTAGATCAAAGGATCCACCCATATCAGAAGTGCTCCCAGTAATAGGGCCCAAAATAGAATATCTTTGAAGCTCATTAAGTACTCTTCTCCAGTCTGGGGCAAACTTCATGATAAGATCAGCGATGGCCATCTCATCATAACTTACGCCTTCTTCTTCTAAAATAGATTTACAACGCTTCATGAATTGCGCTGCAAGTGGTGCTAAGTCTTTCTTTGTCGTATTAAATTCATATACACCACATCGAGAATGAAGAGGCTCGATGATACGATTCTTAAAGTTACACGTAAGGATAAATCGACAATTATTAGCAAACTCTTCAATGAAACCACGAAGAGCTGGTTGTGTCGATTGAGGATTAAGGTAATCAGCCTCATCGAGGATGACTACTTTGTATCCGCCAGAAAGGGATACAGAAGAGGCAAACTGTTTAATCTTTGTACGTAACGTATCAATATTGCCTTCTTCAGAGCCATTGATTAAGATATAATCAAGGCCTAGTTCATTACATAGCGCTTTCGCGACAGTGGTCTTACCGAGACCGGCAGTACCGGTGAAAAGCATATTAGGCAATTCACCAGTATCTACAAGTCTCTGGAATGTTTGCTTTAAACTATCAGGCAAGATAGTATCAGCAACTTTACGAGGACGGTACTTCTCTACCCAGAGAAAATCAGACATTTACAAACTCCATAACAAAAAGGTATTATATCACAAGTGGTCAAATTTGTACATTTGACTGGTCAAATTTGTAAATGTTATTCGTCTGAAAGTGCTTCTTCCTGTTGTAGCTGTTCACAAATCTGTACGATCTGAATACATTGGTCACGAAGACCACCAATAGTTGAAAGCTCTTCGCCCTTAAACCCACCACGTTGAGTCATAGCGTCGATGACGGCAATGGTACTACGTGAAGATTTATTTGCAAGATCTTTGAGTTGATCAAGTTGTTCTGACATGTCATTATACTCCAAAAGTTGAGGCTTTTTCAAGTGCAATCCAATAAGTCACGTTCACTTCTTTATTTTTGAATTGCGTGATTAGTTTAGATGAGATCTGGACTTCATAATCACCAGGCAACATTTTAAGATTGCTGATATTAAGAATAAAATTAAAGGTCGCATCTGAGTTAAATTCACCATCGATATCGATTGAAAATGCATTTGATGTTGAATTTTGCGAATCAACCACAGAAAGACTCAATACGCCATCTTTTCCAGTAATAGAGACTTCGTTATGACCAAGAGCAGATGCTGCTCGTTTAATCTTATTCAAAGTATCATTAGTTAGCGTAAAAGTTACTTCTGCATCAGGCATATTGATGTCTTTTTGTGGCGTAGTCAAGGTTTCTTCAGCAGAGAAGAAATACTTGACCTTTGATCTACCGGTAGAGTCACCTACAGTTACAAAGTCCTCATCAAATTTAAGACGAGGAGTATCAACGAGGCCAAGCACACCGATAAATTCATTGAGATCATAGATCCCAAATGTATTTGGAAACTCTTCTTCGACTACAGCTGTAGCGAGGACATTACGAGCTTCTGAGATAGTTTTGATTGTATTTCCTGCTTTGATTAAGATATTCTGATTGATACCAGAAAAATTCTTAAGGACTTGCAGTGTACCGTCATTCAATTCCATAATATAACTCCATGTTTCATTATTGGATCATTATACCACTTTATGGTTAATTTGTAAACCGTTAAGCAGCAATTTTACTAAAATTCTTTTCTTTCTTAAACTCAATTTTACTATTGAATTTACCATCAAGGATCTCTCCTTTATGAGAGATAACAAAGATATTTGTATCATCTGAAAGCATGTGTAAGATCTTAAGTAGGTTATCTACGCCTTCGTGATCAAGACTTGAATCAAAAGTCTCATCGAGGATAAGAAGGTTTGTAGCTACAGAGTTTTTCATCTTAGCTACTTGTCTCCATGTAAAGAGGAGAGCTAAATCAATACGTTGCTTCTCACCTTCACTAAAGGAAGCATAAGTAAACTCGTCGCGGTGACGAGAACGAATAGTCTCGTTAAACGACTCATCAAGATTAAAGTGTACAAAGAAGTCGAGCACTTGAAGATATTGATTGACGAGTTTATTAATCACTGGCAAATACTGTTTGATGATCTTTGTCTTGATACCAGTATCTCGAAGCATTTCACCCATCACAGCATTGTAAGAAATATCATCAGATAATTTAAACTTTTCTTCAAGTAAAGTATTTCTATTATCATTAAACTTTTTTAAGTCGGCTTCAGCTTGTTTTAGATCTGCCACAGCCGACCCAGATATATCTTCTTCGAGAGCTCCAATTTCTGTTTGGAGCCTGGAGATTTGCTGATTGTTAGAATGTATACTATTTTGCTTGTCTCGTATCTCGGAAAGTGAGTCATTTGTAGACGAAATAGCCTGTTCAACCGTAGTCGACTCCTCAGAGAGCTTACCCATGGCACTTTGAAGTTCTTTAGCTTTTGTCTTTGAGGCCTCAAGCTTTCTTTCTCTGACTTTCGGATCAATACTGTGATCACAGGTCGGGCAACTTTCATGCTCTTCATAAAATTTCGCATCTTTAACGACTGTTGCCATTTGCTGTTTGAACTGCGCTGAGTATTGTAAGAGCGATTGTCTTCTGTCATGCAATCGATTAAGTTCATTTTGTAATTCCTCTTGTACTCCATCAATCTCTTCTGATAAATTATTATTTAACGATTGAAGACTATTGATTTCATCGTGATTTTTTGAAATTTTATTTTTCTTTTCAGTAATATTTTGGTCAGTAAGTGACTTTACATCACGAATATATTTCTGTTGAGCCTCAATCTTGTTTTTAATTAGATCAATATTATATGTAAGGTCTTTCAGTTTATCTTTCAATATACTTTGTTTATCTCGAAGAAGTTGATTCATCTTTGAAAATACGTTAATATCCAGAAGATCCTCGATAACCTCTCGTCTATGTCCTGCCGGTAATTGCATAAATGGGATAAAAGAGGAGGAGCCCAAAACAATTACCTGATGGAAGGACTTATGATTTAGTTTGAGGATATTTTGCTCGAGGATCTTCTGGTATTCTTTAGCGTGAGAAGACTGGTTAATCATGGTGCCATTCTTCCAGATCTCAAAGATTCCTGGTTTGATGCCACGTACAATTTTAAAGTCAGAACTTCCCACACTAAATTCAACTTCAACGATACATTGTTTCTGGTTAATCGAGTTGATCAATTGAGGTTTATTGATATTACGATGAGGTTTACCAAATAAACCAAACGAGATGGCATCTAGAATAGTAGATTTACCCGCCCCATTTTGACCTACGACTAACGTAGACTTTGTAGCGTTGAGGTCGATCTCTGTAAAAGAATTACCTGTTGAGAGGAAATTCTTCCAACGAACTTTCTTAAATAAAATCATGCTATCTCTAAAGCCTGTGCTTCTGTCATCAATTCGCGCATATTAGTCTTGATACGACCTTTATCCAAATCGGTATCAACGCCATCAATATAATCATCTACGAGTTGAGTAGTATCTTCGACATCTAAGCCTTCATCAGACACATTCTCGCCAATAAACTCTTGGAAATTTTCAGCGATTTTTAACTCATGGATGTTTTGGTTTTGAATACGATCGATAAACCTATCAAAGATAAATGTATCACTCTTATTCACGACCACGACTTTGACAAACTTTTTATCTAAGTTGCTTACATCATAATTATTATAATCTATTTTCTCGTCATTGTACACAATTTTTTCAAATAAAGTATAAGGATTATGAATCTTTTCAATCTCGCGAGTCTCTGTATCAATGATGTGAAAATATTTTTTATCTCCAGCATCTGACCAAAAGAACTCCATTTGACTGCCGAGATACCATACATTATCTTTTTGAGAAGCAGTATGATAATGACCACTAAGAACCATCTCAAACTTTTCAAAGAGTTTATGGTTCATACCATGTTGCTGTTGGATACCTTTCATGACATCGAACCCAGAAAATTCAAGATGACCACCAAGCCAATCTGCTTTACAATCACGAATAAAGTTCATCGTATCTTCGTAATTATCTTGACAAATCCATGGTACAAGAGCCATCTTTAATGAGCCATACTCCATCACAGTAGGTTCCATAATAATATGGATCTCATTCATATAATGACCAAGACATTCTTTCAATGAGTTAAGGTCATTCGTATTTTTATAATACGTATCGTGGTTGCCAGGAATAATATCCATATGCATATTATAGTTTCTTAGTTTATTTAAGAAGTGTTTACGATTATGATTTAATGCTTTAAAATTTACGAACTTACGATGATCGTAATAGTCCCCAAGATGGAGGATTTGTGTAATACCATGTTTCTCACATTCAGGGAAAAATACATTATCATAAAAGTCTGCGGCATTCCTTAAAAAAATCTCTGACGAGTTACGAATGCCACAATGAGTATCATTCAGTACTGCTACTTTCATCTGGCTTTTTTCTCAAAATAATATAATCGTCGTGGATAATCCATTCTAGAGTATCACCCACTTTCCAACCTAGTTCTTCAATAATCTCTTCTGGAAATTCAATGAATTGATCTTCACCATCTTCTTGAACTTCTACTTGATACATCTTAGTTTTTTTCATTCCATAAACTCACTTAAATCTGAGTCTGCGTGAACAGACCTCTTTTTACGTTTCTTTTCTTCTTTAATATACTCTCTAATCTCTTCATCTTGGTATTTTACTTTTTCAATCCTATCGCGAAGAGTATCAACAAATGCGCCTACAACATACTGACTCATATCATCACCAAGTTCATTATCGACAAAATTTTCGATACCTGAACGAGTGAGATATTTTATCTTCACATCTTGTTGTTTCTTTTCTTTTGCAATACGTCGAAGAAATGCATACCATGTGATCTGTGTAAAATAAGCAAATGCGTTAGGTTTACCTGTACGTGTTGCTGCTTCTAGGTCATAATTATGAATAGCTTTTAGACAATTTTCAACCGCATCCATTACCATTTCTTCGCGATAGGTATAACGAATAAAATTGGATTTGTGAGATAAACCCTCAGCAATACGTAGAAAGCATTGCGCAACATAATCTGGTACAATAGGAATAGGTTTACTATTTGCCTTCGCTTCATTGCATAACGAGACATAATCGACCACAGCTTGAGAAAAGTCAGCATTATTAACGTAATGAATACTTTTTCTTTTTTGACGAGCCATAAGTCATCCTTTCATCATATAGGTTAGATTATATAACACCGAGATAGAATTGTACACAGTTAAATATTGTTTTCATTAAAAAAAATAAGCATGTACAAACTTGTCAGGTTTGGTATAATAAGTTAAGGCTTTTCCAGAGGGCAGTATAATCTAGTGATAGGTGCCCTTTGGTTTAAACTTAATCACGTTTTCAGGCATATCAGAGTCAACTTCATCCATCTCTGCAGATAGTTGTTGGATATACGCGTCAAAATCTTCTTCGTCGAGTTCACTTAATTTATTAGCAACTTCATCAAGTGACATCGTTTTTCGTTTTTTTCTAGCTGATAGAGCATCTTTTAATTCACCTAAAGATCTGATATAATGTTCATAAATCTCTTTCGAAGGCGTGATCTCTGCTACGATGTGGCCCGAATTAATAGTAAGTAGTTCATCCGGATCATCATTGAATACCATCCATGGCCTAAACGCATAAAAACGAATAGCTTTTTCAAAATCTTCAACATGTACAACTTTCATTACGCCTCGTACAATAATGGCATCATTCTCATGATCATTCCATTCAATGATTTCACAAATGATCTCATCATCATTTGATAGCTTAAATTGTTTAAATGCACTATTCATTATTTTAATGGCACCTTATAGGTTTTAAAGTCAAATTTCTCATTCTTATAGATCTTAAGCCTTTCTTCACTGTGAATCAAGGCAAAGTTCTTTCTACTCTTCCAGCTAATATTATCTATAATATCATACAATACAGTTTCGCGATCATCATCTGACTTTCTTAAACCACGACCAATCGATTGTAATACTCTGATCTGTGACTTCGAAGGTGAAGCAAAGATGATATTATGAAGATTTTTAATATTAATGCCTGTTGAGAATGTACCAAGGCTTGCCACAATAATCGCGCTTTTTTGTTTTTCAACGATGCCTCGAATAGCTTCACGATCGGCTGTATCAGTGCCACCTGAAACAAAAAACACTCTTCTTCCTTCTTCAACAAACCCTTCTATCATCTCAAATAACGGTTTGCCATGTTTTTCGACATAGTTATAAAGAACAAGAGTATTACCTTCAAGACTCACAGTTAAGTTTCTAATAAATTTATTTCTTTGTTCATTCGATACGATAAAGTCTATTTCGTCTTGATATGTTTTTGGTCCAAATTCTTTTCGTCGTTTTTCGTCGTATTCAAGTTCGATTCGTTTAATGTTGAGGCTTGCAAGGTGATCGTCATCTTGTAGTTCTCGGGTAGTGGTAACTTTATAAGTTCTACCAAAGAGGCCTTGTAAGACCAACTCATGTGTTTGTGTTCCATCGAGAGTTCCTGTCGTTCCAAATCTATATTCTGCTTCTGTGCATTTATTCATAATAGACATCAATGACTTCGATTTAAAGCCATGACATTCGTCGCCAATTACCATACCAAATTGTTGAAACCATTGTTTAGGTAACTTATAGATTGATTGCCATGTAGAGATAACAATCGGTGTTTTAAATTCTTTATCTTTACCTGAATAGATCTTATGTGTCAAGTTTTCTGGCATACCATATTCAATAAAGTCGGAATGCATCTGTTCTACAAGAGAAGTTGTCGGTACGATAAGTAATACTCGGTTATCACTTTCGCCTCTCAAGAGCCCCAAGTAATATGATAGTATCACATATATGATAAGTGATTTACCAGATCCTGTCGGTGATAACAAGACCCCGCGTTTTCTCTCTAATCCTTTTTGAACGCAATCCAACTGATATGGACGAATATCAAAAGGAAGAGAAAGAGAATTAATAAAAGAGGAAAGTTTATCGACGTTAATTTCTTGCTTCTCGTAAGGTAAACCATATGGTGAATCGATCGATTCAATTATATATTCACGAGTACGCGAAAATTGTACTAAATGATGAATTAAACCTGCAGGTAATTCGCCTGTATTACGATTAAATAGGCGAATCTTTCCATCCCATACCTTATTACGATATGCTGGCATAAACTTATAGCCTGGCACATAGAAGCTAAAGTATTCATTTAGCTCTTGTGCAATACTAGAATCACAGTCGACATGAAGATGCGCGTGATTTAGTTTCCTGACTCGAATTGTCTCCACTTAATCATATTTCCTATAGTCTGATGTCGCCACTTAATATTATCAACGATCTCTGTAAGAGTCTCGATCATAGTTTTATAATATTGTATTTTTTCTTCTGACTTTTGAATCTCTGGATCTGACTCATAATAATAATCCATCTCACCTTTTAAGATTTTTAAGCCATCAAATGGATCAGGTTCCCAACCCAATTCTTCCATTACTCCTTGATCCATCTTTCCATTATAATATAACCATTTTTGTTTTAGTAATGTTTTCTGAGAAAATTCTGCCCTCTTCAACCGTAACTTAGCAGTTGAAAGTAATTCTAGATATTTAGCATGAAGGATAGGGGATTTTCTAGAAGATTCATCTAAATTCATATTATCAATAATACAGTCTTTCGACCACATCTCATGGATATTCTTCAAATTCATTTTATTACCTACATTATATAATCAACTTAACTATATATTAATTAAGTTAACTGTCTTTCAACTGTAATCGATGGAGCACCTGCTACACTCGTTGTATATGATGCACCGCTCAATTCAAAATAAGAAAATCTAAACGAAGCTCCAAATACAATAAACGATTCACCGCCAGCTGTAGATTCAAATTGAATATCAGTCAAAGCTGTAGGAATACAATCGATATATCGTACTTGTCTCGTTAGGTTATTATGACTTGATAAAATAGTCAAAGTCATATCTGCTACTGAAGGAGGTTGATCAGCCGTCCTTTGAGTAGGAGTTGCATTTGGAATATCTAATATCCTACGCATCCATGAATACATTTCGTCGTATGCTTTCATGTCTTCGTCAAGAAGGATATTAGCTTGTAATTCATTAAATGTAAGTTTATCACCAATAAAAGGAATGCCTGTTAATTTTTTATAAGGCACTTCGACAGCATTCATAATCATGCCAGGATGGATGAATGACTGACAAAAGAATTCTAAATTAGGATAATTCTTTCTATCTACTGTCAACTTAAATGAAGTAGGTTGAAGATAATTAAAATTTTGTGTTAATTCTGCCATAGTTCTATTTATACAAGATCAGATAAAAAAAGGAGCGGCCGAAGCCGCTCCAGTTTAATGATTTTATTATCAGACTTACGCGCCGAGGATGTTGTCCACGCGGAAGATTCTGTAGTATTGGTTACTACGAGCGGTTGCAAGCCCGTCAGCTGGGTTGGTACCAACGAATGGGTTGGAAGCCATACCGTAACGAGTCTTGAAGCCGATCCGTGGCTGGAAGGTGTCTTCACCAACCGCACGTACCATTGTCAATGGAACGTATGGGCAGTAGAACACGCCAGCGTCGTATGGGTTAGTACCTTTGTAACCTACGTTGATGTAGTCACCAGTTGCATATGGATCAACATATACTCTCATGCGACCGTTCAGTACACCGGCGAAGGTGTTACCAGTGTCGTCAACGTTGAGGTTTGTGTTCATGGCAGGAGCATAGTCCAGCATGCCTGAAGCAGCAAGAGCAGAAGCAACGTCAGAGGAACATACCATGAAGTTACCTTTACCCCGACGTGTTTGCTTAGCAATTACGTTAGCTTCACGCTCGATCTGAAGGATCAGACCCTTGAACTTTTCAACTGACCAACGACCATCAGCGTCCGTCTGAACGTTGAAGATACCGTTTACTGCAGTGTTGGACTGAAGTGCACCAGTCTTAGCTTGTGAGTTGATCGTACGAACAACTTCACGGTTGATTTCAGCAAGAATTTCTGTAGACAGAATGTTTGCCAGTTCGGTTTCAGCATCCAGACCATGAATAGCTTTCAGATCCTGTGCCAATTCCAAGCTGTATTCTGCTTTCAGAGCACGTGACTTAGCAGTCACAGTTGCTTTGTCAATGGTGAAGCCCATTTCAGCAAAGTCTTCACCAGAAGCTTCGCCAAGTGCTTCTGCTTCGGCTGTGGTGTAGTTGTCACCAAGGTAAGGAGCACCAGCTTTTTGACGATCGTTGTCGATCGAAGAATCGCTGTTTGAGTCAGTCAGACCTACGAGACCTGAAGGACCATATGAACCGTTACCAGTTGCAGCAGAATCGCCAGAGAAGCCAACAGCTGCTTCGTTGAACAGTGCTTCATCGCCTGAAGATACACCAGCTTTGGTTGTCTTATAGCGTGACTTCATCGCGAAGATCAGGCCAGTAGGACCGGTCATTGGCTGAACACCAGCAATGTCATAAGCCATAAGGTTAGGCATTGCACGACGTACGAGTGCGATAAGGATTGGGTTCCAGTTATCGGCTGCGCCACCAGAAGCAACGGTGCCAGCGCCAGCAGCGTTGGTTGGTGCTTCCATGAGGCTTTGTTGTCTCATTTCAATTTCTTGGTTTTCCAGAACAGCTGCAGTTACAGCTTTTCTGTGTGCGTCTTTAATGGTACCCGCAGACTCTTCATTCAGAACTGGGGCCCATTTTTCTACGAGCTTGTCGTAAGAAATAACGTTATGCATCGAGGACTCCTATTATTTCGATGTTGCTTTAAGGGCGTTAAGGTACTGAGCCATTGAACCAGAGACTTCGACGGTTTCGTCTTCGTCTTCTTCTGAATCAAAGCCTGCAGACTCAGCTTTTGCTTTGTTAAAGTATGATTCTTTGATGGTAGCAACTTTATCAGCAAAAGTTTCTTCATCATCGAAATCGACGTCTTCAACCAAAGACTTAAGTTTTTCGACTTGAGTGTCTGCCAAACCACGAGCTGCTTCAGCGATAATCGCATCACGCTTGTAGCTTTCGAGTTCCTCAGCCATTGCAATAGCTTGACTTGTCTGTGCGTTGAGCTTTTCTTCGAGCTCTTCAACGGTTTCAGCAAGTTCGTCAACCAGGTCGACCTTACCTTCTGGAACTTCGATGTAAGATTCAGTGAATAGGTCTTTCAACTTACCCATGAATTCTTCAGCGATTTCCGTACGGAGGCCAGTCTGGATGGCTAATTTGTTTTCTTCCATCCAGTTTTCAACTACGTAGTTCAAGTAGCTGTCAACTTTCTCTACGAGATCACTCTTAGTAGATTCGATTTCTGCTTCGAGTTCTTCGTTGTACTTTTCTTCGAGACGATCGATCTCTTCAGAAAGCTTAGACTTGATAGCAGCTTCAAAGATGATAGATGCTTTATCTTTGAACTCTTCGGAAAGAGTTGCTTCATTATTGATAAGAGCATTCAGGTCATCAGAGAAATCTGCTTCGTAGTTCAGTGCAGGTGCAGCATCTGCTTCATCTGCATCGAGTTCTACATCTTCAGACATCAGCTTCTTCAGAGCAATAGCAAGATCTTCTTTCCTCATTGCTGACATATGGTTAAAAGCGGCATTAATCATACCAGCTTTGGTGCCAGGCATCTTAGGCATTGGATCTTGTTTAGTGTTATCGCCTTTACGCTTCTTAGCAGTTTTACCAGCATTTTCTGCTTTATCAACAGATGCTACTGACTGTGCTTCAGCGTTTTTAGGATCGTGAGTTCCTTCTTCCACAACTTCGTCTGTTACTTCGTCATGGAGTTCTACTTCTTGATCTTCAATCATTTGATCTTCAGTCATAAGTGACTCCTTTTACAATTGTTTTTTGAGCAACGAGAGGAAATTTTTAAACTCACGAACCTGAGTCTCATAGAGATCAGCACGTGGAGCTTTCTTAATTTCAGTCTCCATTTTTTCAATTGTCTGAGCTTCGATAATGCCGTTGTTCCATACCCACTCGACACCTTCCATTATTCCATTAACGAAAGCGCTAGGTGCGGAGGGATCCTGAACAATGTCTACTGCGTTAAGCATGAAATCGTCTTTGACGATCATTGCGCCATCACCGCGAGCCAAACTTCCCATACCACGAGTCGAAACACCCAGTTTGACACCACCGTCGAGTAAACCTTTTACGATTTCTCCCATAGGAGTGGCCAAAATGGTTGCTTTACCCACAACATCGTTACCCTGCCAATTGAGGGATTCGATCTTGTGAGAAACTTTATCTAAATTAACAGTCGGTCCTTCAGGGTGATTCAATTCGCCTACAGCACGACCTGGAATAACCTGTTCAGTATTATACTTGTTAACAGCACCATCCATTACGCGCCGCGGATAAATCCGACCGTTACGATTCTTAGATTCAGCTTGCATGAAGATACCTTCAATGGCATAAGACTTTTTGCCATCTTTTGCTTCAACAAGAACTTCTAATTCTCTGTCTGTATATTCTGCAATAAGCTTCATCTTTTAAACCTTTTTATGTTTGTACTAATTATTTATAAAAAATTAGTTTTCTACTTCTTCTTCATCGAGATCTTCATCTTCATCCTCGTCATCAAGATCTTCTAAATCTTCATCGTCGAGAAGATCTTCATCATCTTCATCAAAATCCATTTCCATTTGATCATCTTCTGGCTCAGCGCCATTATAAATTTCATCAGCCAATCTAATCTTTTCTTGATCGAGCAAATCAGACATTTTTACTGTCATCATATCATTAAAAGTATCAGTAGCTTTATTGAAATTCTGATCAAGTGCGTGTTGAATCATATCCTGAATAGGATTTGCTTCAACTTCATTTTCCATTTCCATTGTTTCTTCACTCATAATTTATTCTCCTTGAGCAACTGGTTTTAATTCGAATCTTTGTCCTTGAGGTTCTTGTTCTTGAGGCTGTTCTTCCTCGGGCTGTTCTGCTTCTTCACCATCAATTTCTTTTTTAATCTGTTCAATATCTTCATCAGAGAATTGAAGAACGTTCTTTTGAATCCATTCTTTTGAGAAGTATTCACCAACATAGTTTGATATCTGATCGAGAGTCTGAAGTCTTTCTCTTAACATCTCAGCATCACGTAACTCTGTAAAGTGATTATCGCGAATATAATCGACAACAATATCATTCTTGATATTATTCCAATCTTCTTCTGTAATAACACCTTTTAAAATTAACTGTTTTCTTAAGATATCATAGAAAAGATGTGCGAAACGAGATCTTAAGCGATCAATAAACTTTTGAAACTTAAGTTCATCACGCGATACTTCAGTAGAGCGTCCAAGACTAAACTGTGCCTCTTGTTCTAAACGATTAATTGGAACATTTAATGAACGATACAGTCTTTTTTGAAAATAAATGATATCATCAATCTGGCCTAAGTTTTCACCACCAGGTAAAGTAGTAATTTCAGTACTTCTTCCACCTTCACGTCTTGGAAGCCAGAAATCTTCGAGCATAGACATATGCTTACGATCATCTCTAATTTGACCAGTAGAAGCGTCGTATACGAGTTTATTACGATAGCGAGCCATAATATCTTTCATATATTGCTCAGCTTTACCGCGAGGTAAATTGCCAACATCAACATAAAAGACGCGTCTTTCAGGCGCACGAGCCAAACGATAGATGACCAAAGAGTCTTCCATCATTCTTAACTGGTTAATAGGCTTTAGTGCTTTATGAAGGTATGATACAACCTTTTTCCGAGATTCATTTAAAAGACCAGAAGTTACATATGAAACAGAGTCAAGGCTTAACTTTACTCCTGCGCTATGTGCTGAACCTGGTTTCTCTTGATAAATGTAATATTCATCTACTTTCTTGATCAGCTGAGCACCAGTCTCTTCATCTTTTTTCTTTTTAACTTGTCTAACTTTTCTCATTTTTGCAGAATCAATAGGCCGAATCTCTTGGATACCAGCCTTTAAATTTGATTCATTAACTACAAGATGATGATATAATCTGCCATCGATATACCAACGTCTAAAGATATCATGGCCTAATTCATTAAAGTTCAACATTGCAACGATGTTATCAAATTCTTCTTTAATTGTTTTCTTAATCTTATCGCTAACTTCAAGATTATCCATATTAATGTCAACTGGTTGTTCAAGCTCGCTACCGGCAATTGACTCATTGACGATATCTTCAATAGCCATATCGACTTCAGGGTGCATTGATACACCACGATACTTCATGATTAAGTTATAGTTATCTTTAGCGTCATCGCCATCGATATTAATATATTGACCGTAATGCGTACCAGCCGCGGTTACATATCCCGCGCCGTCATCATCTCTCGCAGGTACGATCGATGGCTTTTTCTTCGGGTCGTCAGTCTGAGCCCGTTTAATTTCAAAACCAAATAATTTAAGACTTCTGTCGTTCTCTGCCATCTAACAATTCCTTATTAAAATGAGAGGACCAGAACCATCTGGTCCTCCCTATATTTATTTAAGAAGTAGTGGTCGGGTTTTCAGCATCAAAATACTGATACTGGAATGTGACCTGGAACCTTTCGATTTCATCGTTGGCTCCATAATTCAGATCGATTGGGGATAGATCAGATGGGAATGCACCTCTAAAGATGTACTCTTTCAATGAACTACCGTCTCTATCGAGCTGTTCTACTTTCAGATCTGCTTCATAAGCGATTGGTGCTGTTAGACCGGTATTTGCTGAGTGAGCATTAATACCATTCATCCAACGTTCCATCGCGTTACGAACTGCAAAGTCTGTGTCATTGATAATCGTGACTGTCCATTCAGCGAATGTGCGATCACCTGCCATCTTCAGCTGACGACCACGGAAAGGAACGATGATCGTTCCCATCGTAGAGCCAGGAAGTTGAGCCGTTTCACAGAGAAACGACGTCAATTCGGCATCGCCATTTGCGTATGCTGGAAAGTTAATGGTCGCTTTGAATAGATTAGGTCTAGCGCCACCACCTCTCAGCTTGGACTTAAAGTCATCAACTCCTAATACTGCCATTTTCTTATCTCCTTAGCGCTATTAAACCGTGCCAACGACTTCTTCAAAGTCGACACCAGTTCTAACCGCCACAAAGTTCAGAGTGACATAGTTGATTGACCGAGCCGGCTTGATGAAGATGCTAGCGACAAATTCGTTTCTATCAATAACTTCAGGTGTGTTGTTGGTTTCATCAGCTACAACACGGAAGTCAGTGATACCACGACGACCTTTTACTTCTCTCAATACTGGCTCGATGATGTTAACAAACTCAGCTCTTGTGAATTCATCATTGAATTCGAAGAGGACTGATTCTGCTGCTCTTGCAATTGCTCTTTCGAGAACCAAGAAGAGACGACGTACATTGATACGATCGAATGCAGAAGGTCTGTTGAGTTTCGTCTTATCACCGAAGAGGATAACACCAGAACCTGGGATACTTGCGACAGGATTTACACCTTTTTTGTAGAGAGAATCTCTCTGAGCTTTAGTGGGTGTATAAGGGATCGCTGTGATTCCAAGATACTGACCTCTTCTCGAACCTGCTGGTGAGAACCATGGGGCACGATTCAAATCAGTTGCTGCCATTAGACCTGCGGTCGAAGAAGCGGCTGGGATTTGAATATACTGATCGTTGTACTTATCATACACTTTCAGATAGTTACCATCCATGATCAGATACGAAGAATTAGTAAACGTATCAGCAGTGGTCGTGATGTTAGTCGTGATCGTTGCTGCATTTGTCTGGTTGACGACATCTGCACGAGCAGGTGAAGCAACAACTACACAGTCTTTACGAGTATTTGCTGCTGTAGCAGCCAAATCGTTAACGATCGTAGTTTGATCTGTTCTTGACGACATGCCAGGAGCAATAAGGAAGTCAAGTTCAACTTGATCTTTGTCTTCAAAGTAGTCATAACCACTTGAATATTCTGCAGTACCAAGAGCTGCTGAGTTAACGCCACCAGCTAAGTTGTAGTTTTGTACGCCTGTACCTACAGAGAACGTATCACCGCTATCGATAGTAGAACCAGCGCTAGCAGCATTCCAGTTGGAATCAAACCCAACCATATGTACGTACTCAGAGCGGTCGTTAATGACGTCGATCATGTAGTTATTTGTACCATCAGTGTTCTTTGCATTTGAACCAACAGATACAAATGGATATGTTTCAAGTACTGTGCCTGCAGTACCGGTAAACAAACCACCTTGGTCGACGACTACGACGTGTGCTTCGTCATTTGTTGCTGATCTATTTGAAGCGAAAGTACTTGTTCCTGGTGCTAAGTCAAATGAACTTGCATATGTCCAGTTATCAAAGTCGCTATCACTTGTGGACTGACCACAAATAGATACTCTTAAGCTGTTACCAAGAGCACCTGGATAACGAGCAATAAATGTATGTTTATCGGAGTCAAGTGAGCTAAGTAGAGCATCAAAATTATCTGCGTTCTTTACTTGAGTTGCAGATGGTGAAGCAGATGCTGTCTGACCAGTACTTGCAGTAGCATTCTTTGCTGCTGAAGTTGTCTCTCTTACTACTTGAAGTGAATTCGAATAGCGTAAGAAATACGCTGCAGAATGGAAATCGACTGTATTCGCAGAATCTGGAGCAGCAAATGTATCCACCAACTCGGCTTCATTTGCTACAGCAATTCTTTGCTCTACAGGACCCCATCTAAAATTCCCTACAATTGCGCCGGTAGTTGACTGGACATTAGGCACACCGCCAGTCAGATCTATTTCTTTGACGACAACCGCAGGAGATTCGGACGGTGTAAAAAGTGCCATTTTTTCTTCCTTCTCGGTTACTAATTATAAGCTAAACATAATACGGCTGTTCAATATACCATTATTTATAATAATTTAGAAATCAGGATCATATTCAATTGCCCACTCATTACTACCTGTATTTTCTAATTGATCGATATGATCTGAGCCATCATCAATAAATCCAAACGGAACCATATCATCTTCGATCTCTTTCATCCGCTGTTTAAATAACATATCCTTTAGATTAATATCTGTCATATCCCCAAAATATTGTGATGAAGAGAAATAACCAAACATAACTAAGTTCATCATCAAGTCATCATGATTACCGTCAGAAGCCTCGTATGATTGACCTTTAGCCTCAAAAGTAGAGATCTCGAGAATAGTATTCTCATCGACGATCTTAAGTTTATTGTTTTCGAGAATATCCTTAATTGCTGAACAACCAAGTCTTTTAGTCTTACGATTAATTTCAATACCAATAGCATTTGCTTTTATAGCAGATTCAACGTGAACATTTTCATATTCTAAGTCATAATACAATCCATTACAAACAACAGAACCTTGATCATTTGACTCAATAACGACATATGCATCATTGTAAACGGTCGCATACTTATAAATAATATTCGGGAAGAGTAAGGGAGAGATAGTGTTGTTGCGATATACAGCAACCTGCTCGAAAGGGCGTACGCTAATATCGATCAAATTAAAAGTAGAATAATCCTGGCCTCTTCCCTTCGACACGTCGACTGTCATAATATAGTCATGACCTTTTTTTGGTTCTTTATAGATAAGAAGATCTCCGCCTTCTAAAGCCTTTTTATATGGTTCTGCTCTTAGGCCCATTAACGTTTCTGCATTAATAAGAGTATCACCTGTTCCGAAAAATGTGTTACCGAATTCTTGGTCAAACTGAAGTTGACTCGTATTGGCTATTGTTTGGATTTTCCAATTGTCGTCTCGTCCTGGCACGTCCCACCAGTCGACTCTGAAAGGAGAGAACTCATTAATTCCTTGGACTGCTCCCTCCCATATCTTATAGAAAGTATTGCCGATACCATTCGCAGTTGAGGTAACGATAATTTTTGTATCCTTGCCAGAAGATATGACTGGATATGTTGAGGTATAGAATTCATTTGCTCGCTCCACGAAAGCAAACTCATCAAGATAAAGTAGGTTTACTGAGAGACCGCGAATAGAAGAACCAGATGTAGCAGCAGCGAGAATACGAGAGTTGTTCGAAAACTCCAAGGATCCTTTGTTAAGTGCTTTACAGCCTGGTTGAAGAAAGAACGGGATGTTCTCCAACATAAGCGTGATGCGAGATAACATTTCCCTAGCCGTTGCCCCTTTGTTCGCAAGAACCGCAACTGTCTTTTCCGAATGGAAGAGTGCAAACCAGAGGAGGTACGCGCATGCTGATATTGATTTTCCAGATTGCCGACAGGCGAGAACAATGTTAAACCGATGCTCATTAAACTGCTCAAACATTTTCTTTTGATAGGGATATAGTATGAAAGGAACTAATCCTCTATCAAGTGAGATTACTTTACAATATTTTTCTGCAAAATGTACAGGATCTTTACTACACTTATAGTATTCCTGTACTAATTCTTTTGTCCATTCTTGTACAACACCATCACGTTTTACGCTTGGATTTCCAAGATATGTCTCATTCTGGTGTAACATCTACAATGTTGCTTTCATCCTGTAAAAGTCGCTGCAAGTCGGCTGTTGACCCTAAGAATATATTATTAGTAGTATTACCAGTAGATCCAGCTACTTGTTTTACTTCTTCTTTATTAATATCTTTATTCTTTTTATTAAGATCCATCAACTTATCGTTGACGTCGGCCATATTTTTCATCATATTTGAAAGGACTTCAAATGCTCGTGGATGTTCAGATTCACGAGCAACTTCAATCATAAGCTCGAGAGACTCTTTACCTTTTTCAAGGATTTCATAGTAAGTATCTCGAGAATATTCGTAATCACTTTTTACATTATCTTTTTCTGTCATTATACTATCTTAATTGTTCCAGTATGCGTAGCCGATACTGATGAGGCATAATAAAGAGTTTCAGGCGCATTCATTGGAGGCTGGAATGTTACAGTGCCAAACTGTGTACCATTACCTGTAACTCCATCTGTATACTGATCACCGGTTCCGGTTGATTGCGCGGTCTTAATATAGAAAGGCTCAGAAGGCGCACTTAAATTAAAGTTGTATGTTTCACCACGACGAAGATAAAGAGTAGGATCAATATCACTATCAAGGAAGAAGCGACTATCCGGTCTGAATGCATATCCGCTATCGCCATCAGCCAACACAATATCAAATGACCAAGAAGGATCAGAAGACCATCTAAACATATTACCATTAACTTTAGTGACTTTAATACCGTCACCACCATGGAAGTTAAGCGTAAAATCTTGACTATCAAAATCAATGGTGTCGCCATCTTCTTGTCTAATCGTAGTTAATGTAGTCGGCATTGCTCGCCAAACTAAACCATTTGAGAATCTTAGCCTATTGCTGCCATCCCCGCCAAATTTAAGGATCATACCTGGATATTGCGTAGCATCGGGGAACTCCTCAGCGCTATCATATGTTGTAGAATGTAAAAGCTTACGACTACCAAAATCAGCTATTGTTGAAGTTAGACTTACATTCGATAATTCACCCTCAGCTGAGATCAATCTTACGTCAATAGCATCAACTTCTGTTTGCAATGAAAGAATATCACTATCATTATTTGAAACATTAGTATTAAGAGTACTTACCGAAGAATTGAGCGTAGTAATATTATTCTTATTAGTAGTGACTCTGGTGTCTAAATCTGAAAAGTTGGTGTCCAACTCAGAGTATGTAAGAGCTGAACCTTTTGTTAGCCTAAGTGTAATTGCCATAACTTATTCCTATACTGTCTCTCTAAAATATCCAGTCTCAACATAGCCAGCGACAACATAAGGATCGACGTCGACATCTGCCTCGTTGAATATATTTATATCTGTACTGAAACCAAAATCACTATCTGCCAATCCAATTGTTGACAATGGTGAAGGTGTTACAGTAATTCTTTCGACGTTAACGTCTGAATCTGCTAAGCCTTGATCTTGGAAGTAAACATCTGTAATTGCTGTCCGAATAATATCAGGCGTAGTAATATTACCATAGAATTGAACCTTCATCTCAAAATCAAGTGTATATACGATGGTTCTTCTTTGATCTAAAGCACCTTCAAAGTCGTCAGAGAATGAAACGCCTTGAATGATGATAGGGATGTCTTCCTTAAAATCTGGATATTCAGCTGAAAATGGTTTAATCGTTAACGAATATTGTGGATTAAAAGTCGGTAAAATTTGCTCTACAAGTTGTAAGGCATCATCTTGTGACTTAGCATAAATGTTTAACTGAAAATTAATACTATATGGTACCGGAGAATAAAACTTTTGTCTATTAGTATTTGCAGTTCCAGATGTATTAAAATTAGAAACCTTTGTTAATTGCCTTTGAGCATCATATGCAAGTGAAGTAATTTCAAATGACATACGTGGCAGTTTAACTGCTACTCTTGTATCATTTACTAAGTCAGGATTTTCTCTAATCCTTTCGAGATACTTTTCTTTTGGGGCATATGAGAGTGGAACTTTTACTTGACTAATCGATGCGCCCGAAGAATTCTTTCGAATTACATAAAGGTTATTAAAGAGCATACCAAACATGGCAACGCACTTACGAACCTTTTGATGATAAAAATGACTACCAAACATTAGTTATTCTCCGGATCGCCAAATGGATTGTTTTCACTGAAGTCTAAGAAGTCACCAGCAATACTACTGAAATCAGTGTTTTGTTCGTTCTCTGACAATTTATTGTCTTCACTCACAGCCGTAACATTTCGAATATACGAATTTGACGTATTACCGAATCTAATATCTCTACCTGTTACAAATGAATGATACTTACCATCATCGGCGCCAACGTGCGCAATGTATAGTATACCGTCTGAGTCAGAATATTTAATCAACTCGCCAGTTACTTTGACACCAGAAGAAAGTGTTTGTGTAGCACTATCACCCTGTGATACTAAAGTACTTGGTGCGGCAGAAAACACAACAGTAGGAGCAGACACATAGAATCCACCAGACGTAATAGTAGTGGAATTAACTTTACCATCTGAATCAATAGTAGCTGTCGCCACTGCTGAATCATTGTTAAATGTTACGTGTTTTGCAAGTGTTGAAGTATTCCATGCACCACCATCAGAATCTTGAGTATATAAATTGTGAGCACTCGGATATCCTACACTGTCCAAATATAGATTATCCATATACATGCCAGTAGGAGAATCAAAGAAGATAGTCCCATTGAAATCACCTTGTAACTGTGATCCAAATAATATATCAGAGTCATGGAAAAATCCAGCAAAACTTGTTGAATTCGTATAGTATGTCAAAACACCGTTTATATAAACATCTGCTCTTCTTGTAGCCCACCCCTGATCGGCACCATAGAAACTGAGGGAAATATGATTCCACTGACCTTCTTGAACCCTTTCATCAGTTCCATAAGGAGTATTATACCAAGTTATAAGATTGCTTTTATTTGCATATTTGGTTGTTGATACTAACTGTCCACCACTATTGAGTCCAAACCTTCTACGATTTGCACCATTAGCATATACACCCATTTCCCATAATGGTTTTAGATTTGATCCTGCGGAATCAGGTAATGCATCACTATCAACCCATAACCAGAAAGCAATAAATCCATCCATACTCGTGTCTGCAGAGTCTACAGAATAGGTGTAGCTATTTGTACCAAGATCGAGAGAGTTATTGCCAAACTTAATCTTATCCGAAGAATTAGCGAATCCACCCGTAAACGTAATGGACGGCGCAGTCGTATAGAAATGACCGGAATCCGTTAGCGATATCGATGTTACTTTTTTGAACAGTGCCATTATCCAAGTACCGCCGTTCCGGTTGCAGTCTTAACTCGAGGAACTGTAACCTTGTACTGATAAGAATAGTCCTTCTCAATATTATCAATTGCTTCAACGCCTGTATCAAAATCCTCATCATTGTATTCAAAGAGTTGAGCTCTTAACTTATAAACCGGTAAATTACTTAATTGATAAAAAGGCTGTTCATGCTCAACGTGCATGATTTGAAACATTGAGTTTGACAGAGGAAGATAGATGACATCACCTTCTCTTGGTCTTTCACCGGTAATCTCATTATCGTATCTTTTGATGGTCTGCTCCCATCTGCGGCGCGATACAACAAAGGTAGCTTCATCTCTAATCTCTACACCAAATCGAGTGAAAAGATCTCCCTCTCCATCAAATCCTTCAACATTTTCAATATACATCTCAATCTTATGAGATGAATTAAATCGAGAAGGAACGTCATGACCAAAAATCTTATCTTCATTAATGATGTCACGCGGAAGATAGTACACGTCTTGACCATAGATCTTAAGCGATTCTATGATGATATCTTCGTATAAATTCTGTTCCGAGCGTACAGCATCAGAAAAATATAGATTACGCATATTACCCTACAAAGAAGTCAAATGGTGCCTCATGGTCCATTCTGATTGTTTCTCTTAGTTGTGCTATCTCACTAGTAGCGTCATCATATAACTGACGACCATTAAGGACGACACCACCTGGAAGTTGCATGCCTTCGAACTTGATAAGGTTCTGCCCCCATTGTTGTTTAATCAAAGCAGTCGTATATTCTTTTAGCCACATATCATTCCATACAGATGTATGAGACGATGAGTCAACTGCCTTATAAGCTTCATATACTATATACTCTCCTGCTTTTACGTCGCCATCGACAAAGTCTCCGAAAAGATATAGTCTATTTTGTTTTCGAGAGAATTCTGTTTGAGGATATCCATTCAACTTCATATCAAGCGTAGTCAAATACTGATTTAATTGATCATAGTATGCTAGATCACCTGCAAAATTTTGCATATCAGCAATGTCATTAAGCATTAACTGATATTTAATATCAAAGAAATTAAAAGAAGAATTAAATGAACTTGAGATCGCAAACATACGAGTGATATAAAGCACATCACTTGAAGTTGCAATATAACCATTGGTTATATCATCGGCCGTAACAAGATATGAAACATATGTGCGGAAGGTGGCATCAGAATGATATTCTTGCCAATATTGAAGTGCTTCGTCTACGCGATCTTCAAGCTGATCCTCATCAACATTAATCTCAATAACAGGATCACCGAGTCGTCTCTTACAATAATCTATGAGCGTAGCACGTGAAGTAGGATTAGCCATAGAGATCTCCGTGTTAAAAATATCTATGACTATTTATATGGTTTATGCTTTTAACTCTGCGGTTGGTGGAGTAAATGAGGAAGTATAAAGTGCAGTCCCTTGAATCATTCTTACATTACTCATATAACCATGATACCATGCATCATCATTATTATAGTTATTATAATATGATCCAAGATAAAATGTTCCGCTAATACCGCTACCAAAATTAGCAGAAGTATTCGAATAAACAAGTCCACCATCTACAAACATTTTTAATGAAGTAGAACCATCTCTTACAATCGCTACATGATACCACTTATTTAAACTAATTACATTATTAGGAGAACTGTAAATATAGGGCCATGCCCAAGATCCAGTGCCAAATAAAGTAGTAATAACACCATTAGCTGCTCCGATATTTAATCCCCATCTTGTTGCAGATCCACCACTACCAACTGTTACTGTATAGCCATTGGGGCCAAGCGCGCCAGTCCTATAAAACCATCCTTCGAATGTCCAAGATGTATTAGTAGTAGCTGCGAGAGTGCTATCTGCAGTTATTTCTAAATCAGAACTATTTCCATCAAATTCAATTGAATACATTCCTTGTTTAGGAGCGAAGGTTGATACTGCAGAATTACCATGTGCAGATATACTATGTGAATTAGATGAACCATCTGTTATTGTGGCCGCATGAGCTGTAAGAAGCGATGTACCTGAAACTGCTGTAAGTGTCTCTTTTGTTGGAATAAATGGATATCGAACTAATCCTTTTGTGACTCGAAAGTCTTCAATATATCCACCAAACCATTCGCTGTAACCTCTCGCTCCTCCTATAACCAATGGTTCGCTAAGAGCAGAAGCTTCGGTTACATTAACCGAATAGACATTAGTACCATTAACATATATGTTAATTTTACCTGGAGTATGAACCCAAGCTACATGACTCCATTGATTTGATGTAAGAACTGTTGTGCTTTCATATCCTGTTGTGCCATCATAATAACTTACATATCCAGTACTAGTAGCTAAGTATCCTTCATATTCGGCTGTAGTACTACCTGAAACTCTTTTAGCAAAAATAGTTCTATATGTAGAATAATCGTTAGTAGGATATATCCATGCTTCAACAGTCCAATTTTGATTTGTGAGTGTGTTAGTCGTATCATTAGGAATTTCAATATAATCACTAGCGCCATCAAAATATATTGATGATGAAGCATACTTTGTTTGTCCAGTTGATGATACTGCATTTCCATTTAATGTTAATGTACTAGCAGTTTGTGATGCATCATATACTTTACCTTCTTGACCTTTTAAGTGTAACACAGTACCAGAAGGAGTAGAGAGTGGAGCAGTCGGCGGCGTAAAGTCTGCAGTATAAATTGCAGTTCCTTTTACTACTCTATAATCAGAGATCCAACCTTCTGATCTATTATCATCAGTATGAGTGTATCTACCAATAGTTGGAACATATGTAGTATTATTAAAGTCTTGAGTCACTGATACACCAGTACCACCCTTACCATTCAGATATACAGTTAAAGTACCACTATTTCTTACAACAGCAACATGGTGCCACATATTAGGAATCCAGCTTCCATAACCACCACTGCTATTAACATTCGAACCACCGCCACTAGTACCATAATTAAAATAAATGTTGCGACTTGTAGGGCTTCCTAGTCCTATACCAAACCAGTTTGTACCATTTACATCTTGACTCCAGACTAATCCGTGAGCATCACCATAATAATACACATAATAACCAGTTGGATAAATCCAAAATTCATGAGTAAAGTCTCCAGTACCCATAGCAAAATCAGTACCAGCCGGAAGAGTTAAATAGTTTCCTGCTGCACCTGGAACATAGAAAGAACCACCATCGGAAGAAGCAGTATAGTCTTTATAATCAAATGGAGAAAAAGGTTTTGCAGTTACATTTCCGTTTACTGTCAAAGTATGATCATTAGAAGATCCGTCTGCAAGATAAGGGAGATGGCAAGTAAGTAGTGATGTGCCAGATACTGCTGTTAATCTACTAGTAGGTGGTGTAAAGTCAGCGGTATATAAAGCAGTTCCTTTTATTACTCTAGCATCTGAGATATAACCATTCATTATATAAGTATAACCTGGATAAATAAATCCTCCAACACTTACATATGATTCTGTCATATTAAGACTACTATCATCACTTGTTGTGCTTCCAGCAATACCATTAACATAACATGTTAATACGCCACTTTCTCTAACAGCTGCTACATGATACCAAGTATTAGTAGTAATTCCAGCATCAAATTGCGCAATATATTGTGTACCTCCACTATTTCTGGTTTGAAAACTTAAGTTTCCATTTGTTTGGATTAATAATGACCAATAAAGATACGAGCTGCTGCTAATAGCTCTACTTGTCATTACTGTAGAAATTGCAGAAAGTGACGTAATATAAATCCAAGCTTCTACTGTAAAATCACTAGTGCCAAAGGCTAAAGTTGTATCTGATCCTGTAATAATATAATCACCTGATCCATCAAAATAATAACTATATCCACCATGTCTATATGGACTAAATGAAGTTAATGAAGGAGATCCTGTAACGGTAACAGTTTGACTACTAGTTGATGAATCGCTAATACCTGCATTTGTACCAGAATTTCCGGATGCTTTTGCTAATAATACTGTATAATTTGTATACACAATTTTGAACGTAAGAGTAAATGTCGATAATGCTGTTGCTATATTAACACCATCACTGGCTTTAAATGTAATTGTACCGGAAGTGGTTGTAGCAGAATCTTCACTTAACGGTGTGATAGTGAACACACTTGAGTCTTGAGATATAGTTGCTAATCCACTAAAATCAGAATCTGCAACAGCAGAATAAGTAATAGGAATACCTTCTGAATCAACTGCAATCAGTGTAACAGTTGTAGCACTTTCTTCAGTCGATAGTGCATATGTACTTTCTGGTGTACCAGAATCAGTAAAGTATGGATTGGTATTAATCAGAGCAATACTATACCAAACAGATCCATCACTAATAAACAATTCATTCGAATCTGAAGTCATTACCATATCACCAGCAGAGGCATCTGCTGAATCAGGTAATGCACCAGCTGAATCAATCATTGTTACACCAGCAACACTCAATGTTCCAGTTGAGGAAATTGTATCTGCTGCTGCAACTCTACCAATTGCTGTCGCTACTGTTCTACTTCTTGTCATCCTTGTAACTCCGCAGTTGGTGGTGTAAAGTTTTTAGAATAAAGTGCGGTACCTTTTGTAACACGAACATTTGAAATATAACCGTTGACATAATTAGTACTTGTTGAATATTGAGCACCTAAAACAAATGGTCTTGAATGTGAAAGATTAGTAGTGTATCCAGTTGTAGCAGCTACTTGAGATCCATCTACAAATATAGTTAATGCGCCACTTTCTCTTACTACTGCTATATGATACCATTTATTCGTTACCATCCACCCAGATCTACTATCTTGTAATAACACACTAGCACTTGATGTATCATACCATGCTAATGATGTTCCAGTAGAACGATAATATAACTGATAAGTTCCAGATGTTCCTGAATTATATGTATCAAATAATATATGATTTCCTGTCAATGCATTAAAGTAGAACCAACCTTCAATTGTAAAATCTCCATCAAATGAGAAATCAGTAGAAGTTGGTACACTCAAATAATCTCCTGAACCATCTAATGACACTGAATACATCCCACTAGAAGGAGCAAAAGTAGAAACGGCTGCATTGCCAGCGGCTGTTACAGTATGACCACTCGAAGATCCGTCAGTTACACTTGAAGCATGTGCTGTAAGAAGAGTTGTTCCAGATACAGCGCTGAATGTTTCCTTTGCTGGAATAAATGGATAACGAATGATATCAGAAATCCTTACATCTTGCATATATCCTTGGAAATAGTTGCCAGGCGTTCCACCATTCGCAGCATCAAAATCTACGCCAATACCAACATAACAAGCACTTGGTGCTGCCTGAAGCGTTTTACTAAATGACTGCACATTATTTCCATTTACATATGCATTCCATCTACCACTATTATGAGTAAGAGCAACATGCGACCATTCATTTAATGATGCAGCAGTTGAGTATGTATATTCTGTATCAGTTATATACGTGTCATCAAGAGCAAAAAGCATAGTATTAGCACCATCAGAAGCTCTATTAAAACATAATATTTTTGGATCACCAGTGTTTGTTGTTGGATACACCCATGCTTCTACTGTAAACGGTTGAGTAGTAGTTGTAAGAGTATCAACAGAAGTATTATTTAAAATATAGTCACCAGTACCATCAAAATATATCGATGAAGATGCATATTTTGTTTGACCAGTCGAAGACTTTACATTTCCATAAAGAGCATGAGAATTTCTATTTTGAGAAGCACTATACAAATTAGGTGTAGATACATTAGCAATTGATGTTGTAGCACTAGAATTACTAATAGGAGCTGT